ATATCGAATTGAATCATAATCACCAGCATCTAATAACTCTACTGAGTTTAGTAATGCTTTTTTTAATTGTTGGTTTTTACAGAAATTAGAAAATTCTTCCTCTACATAAGCTAAATCGTCATCAGATGCTTTATATGCTTCCTTTAGCTGTTCTTTAATTGATATTTGTAATATCTCGTTATCAATTCTTTTTAATTCTATTTTTAATACCTCCATACTAGGTGTAGAATGGTATTTGTCATAGTATTTTAAAATTTCCTTAATAACCCATTTATGTGCTTGATTATCAAAATAATCTTCACTGATTATATCATGAATATTCACTAAGAACTCTTTATGGGTCAATAAAGATGATATTACTTTAATTTGAAAATGCGTCCCATACTGGGAAAGTGTACTTAATGTCATAACTTTTATTATTTAAAACTGCTTAATACTTTAAATGTCTCTTTTATCCAATAATCAATATTTTTTAAAACATTAACTAAACCATCTTCATGATATAGGTTTAAAAATTCTTTAGTTTTTAAATTAAATGGTCTAGCTTCTATTAATTCTTGTATAACTTCTTTCTCTTCATCGTCCATTAATGGATGGCTTAGATCCATTATTTTATAATTATTCCTTATTGAATCACTATTAAATACTACTCTAGAATATATTACATTGTCCTTATATTTGGCTTCACTAATGTTAAATATGTCTTCTAGTATTAAATCTTCTTCAGCTAGTTCAGGAAATAATTTAAATAATTTTTTAGGGCCTAATCCTTGTACTCCAGGTATTTTATCTGAATTATCACCCATTAATGTCTTATATAATATAAAGTTTTTAGGTGATAAGCCAAACTTATCTTTTACTGTTTTTGGAGTATAATACTCTTTAACCATAGGGCTATAAACAGTTATGTTATCTGTGACTAATTGTAAAAAATCTTTATCTGCAGATACAATAACACATTTAGATTGGTATTTTTCGGTTATATATTGTGATAAATAAGCGATAATGTCATCTGCCTCGACTTTATCGAGAGATATTACTTTGATGGGTAAACACCGTAGATAATGAATTAACCTAGATATTTGATTAGCTTTAGAATCTTGTTCATCATCTATATTATCAAAAGCATCATAGTTAGTTATCTGTTTGATATTCCTACCTGATTTATATTCGGGGAGTAAGTTCTTTCTGTTAACAGAAGAACCAACTCCGTCGAATACAATATATACAGATGTAGGTTTATTTTGGTTTATTAGAAACCCTAATGATCTTAAAAAACCTCCAAGTCCTCCAATGTGAACTCCTTCTTGATTGATATAATTTAGTACAGCAAAATTTCTTAAAAATAAATTTAACCCATCTATGATTAATACTCTATCATGTTTATTAAAAGTAACTTCTTTTTCGGGTTCTTGGGTAACATTTTCTAATAACTTAAATAAATCTTTTTTATTCATCTTAATCCTCTTCAATTATTGTTATAGCCTCTTTACTTTCTTCCCATTCTGAGGTGTCTTCAATGAGGTCTACTTCAACACTTCCTAAAATGTCAACCCATTCATTAGCATGTTTTTTCTTATATTCATTAATTTCAGTCTCATTGATGAATCCATGAATAGTAGCTATAACAGTACTTTTTGTTTGTAACCCAGTAACGTGATTTTTATCACAAGCTACTTTTGTTCTAACAGCGAACTCAACTTCTTTACCATTTTTAGTTGCTTTAATTTTACTTGTACCGCTATTAGTAATGTTACCAAATGTTAATACAATTGAAGCGTCTAAAAACATAGTTTCACCGTTTTTCATTTTCATTTTTGGTTGAGACATAATTGTCTCAGCTGGAGCAACCCAAATCTTATTGATTGCTACCATTGAATTAGTGTAAGGTGACGTTTCTTTTCTTGATAATGGGAAACGTTGATTGATAAAATTACCAAACTGTTGTGACATTGCACCTGCATTCCACATCGGGTTGTTTTTATTTGCTTCAACGCTCATTTTACAAGGTATAGAACCAATTGAATCCCAGAAGAAACATAAATCATAAGGTAAATTACCTTTCTTTTGTTCATCTAATAGATCAGCTATAAATCCAGCTACATCTTCAATTGTTCCTAATGAACTTCTATCAATGTATAAGAAAAATCCTTTATAGTCTATAACTTCCCCAGTTGTTTCATCTACTACATCTTCAACTTGGAAACCCATTTGTTTAGCATGTTCCCAAGACCATTTCATCTCTGTAATAATGAAAACTGGCAAAATGCCCATTTTCTGGGCATTGATTGCTAGTTCTAGTAGCGCAGTTGTTTTACCTGTGTTACTGTGTCCTCTTAACAAAGTGATATGGCCTATAGGAGCTCCAGGCACTGAAATTGATTCTTGTAGTGCCTTTGAAAATGGAATCCAAGTTTGTTCTTTAAACTTTACATTCGTATTTAACAGCTTTTTCTCTTTGAATTTGTCTAAGCTAAAATTAGCTTTCATTTCTTCGGAGACGGCAGCCGTCAACGATGTTGATTTTTTAGTTTTGGCCATAATTTATTTTTATTTTAGAATGGTGAACCTTCTCCTTCTTCTTCGTCGTCAAATAAAGAGTCAAATTTATCAGCTTTACTCATAGGTTTAGCAGGAGTTTTAAGACTGTAATTTGATTTTGGTTCTGCTTTTGCTTTAGCTAGAATTGGATCTTCAGTTGGTGCTTCAACTGGTGCTTCAGTTAGTACATCTTCTTCTTCTTCCTCATCAATATCATCTTCTGCTTCTTCAGGTGCTAACCAATTTTGTAGAATTTCTTTTAAAGCATCAAAATCCATTTTGCGTTGTAACTCTAAAATACTTGGCTGTTCTGTTAAACAATTTTTAACATAATCAGCGTCATCACTTAATTTTGATGTTTTAGGTTTAACACGAATTGATGATTTTAATCCTTGACGACCACCGATATCACCAGTTACTACATCAACTGTAAAGTCACGGCCTTCGTTAATGTCAGTGAAATCTCCATAATCCTCATCCTCTGCAATACCAAGTAATTGCATGTAGATTTCTTTTCCGAATTCCCATAGACGTACTCCTTTTTCTTCTTCTCCTCTAACAACTACAGGAGCGAATACTCTCATTTTAGGATCTAATTTCTTAGCTAAACTCCAATTTTCTTTGTCTTGTGTTCCACGAAGTTGTTTCGCAAATTCAACAATTGGATCTTTTTCACCCCAGTTAGTTAAAGCGTAGATTGGGAATTTTGAGAACCCGTAGTGAACGAACACTTCTTGAAATGGGTTGCTTTTGTCTAAGATCGAAGGCACGATTCGGATTTGATATTTACCTTCTGATTTTGGTTTCCAAAGATGTTTGGAATAATCAACTTTTTCTTTCTTTTGCCCAGCTGATTGTAAGGCATTTAGTTTTTGTTTGATTGCTTTGATGTCCATAGCGTTTATTTATTTATTTATTAAAGATACGATATAATGTAAGAGAGGCCAAGTTTAGCTATTAAAGCTTTTAAAATCCTCGTGAGAAAATCGTTTTATGTAAGTACGCTTAAAGTTCTATTATGCTGTGTATTTTTGTATTTAGTTGTTTTATTTCATTGCTTTGTGTTAATAATATACAATTTTTATAATGATGCCAATTTACTTTATAAGATACATCTACAACACCACCATTTAACTTTTTAATTAACTCGTTAAGAGCGTTTATTGTATATAAAGTATTAGTTTCTTTTTTACGATGTACTAGAATAGTATTTAGTGGAATTTCGCTGATGTTAGATTCGTCAACGTTATATGTTAGAACATATTCATTTGTGCTTTTAATATATAGCACAAACAATTTGTTATACATAATTTTGTAAGATGTGGTTATGTTTTGTACCAACCCATCAAGATCAACATCATCCGTAAAAGTACAAAACAACTTATTTGTCATATCTAGTGAAAAATCTATGAAATTACCATTCATATCATAAATATTGGGGGATTTTTCAAAAGTTGTAATCATTTCCATAACTTAATTTAACATTTAATTTTAATTCTTTGAATATAGATAATATTTCTTTCAACAACATATCTTCTTCATCTTTATCCATATCAAATAAAAACGAATCATAGGTATATAATACTATTTGGCTTTTTTTACCAACTAATAACCTATGAATTTTTAACAATATACCAACATTAGTTGATGTCTCCAAGTTTTGGAGCATATAATTAAACAACTTTTGAGGATTCATATTAGGTAATTGATTATTAAAACGATAACCTGAAATTGGTGCAATAACTTCGCCTGAGTTATTAAATGTTTTCCAATTATTATTTATGAACTCTGTTGTCTTTTGAAAAAACTCAAGGTGTTTATATTCATCAAACACACCTCCATACAGCTGTTTGAATGTTAATTCTTTTGCTTTAGCATAATCTACTTCATATAAACTAGCAAAAGCAGCATGAATATCAGGTACATCAAAGTTGTAATTAACCAACTGTCCTGCAAGTGTTGGGTGATAAGCGGAGATATCGATTTCAATGAACCTATCATTTTTCGGTATAAAACTTTTACGTGCGCCATTTTCTTTATTTAGAGCAGCAAAATTAATACCATTAAACCTATTTGAAGGTCTTCTCGTTGTAGTAAGTAGGTTATATTGGGTGTATACTGTGTTATCCTGTATAGAATAAATAGGGCATTTAGTTTCATAGATGCTGTTGAATATGTTGGGGTCTATTTTTATACCGTTTTTTTCAATTCCAAAAAATGCTAATATTGTTTTATCTAAAAATTCATCTTTAGGTTGAACAGATATTTGTTTAAAATTTTCTTCATATGTTTCATAATGTTTGACTACAGGAATGATTCGGTTTATGTCTTCTCTGTTGCTAAATTTATTATAATAATGTGAATGGATTTTAGAACTACTTTGTAATTCAAATTCAATATTTAATTGAATACATTTTTTTATTGGGAAGTAATATAAAAACGATTTCTTATCTCTAACATAAATATTATCAAAAGACTGTAATACTGTGTTTATATGTTTCTCGCTTATAGAGAATGTCTCAGTATGATTGATACATAACATATATCCTTTATTATCATCTAAAGATTTAATGTATAATAAAGAAAGATGGTTTATAGCAGGATGAGTGTTGTTATTATAGGGAATAAGTTCTACAAATACATTTTTGTATTCTTTAGAATAAAATTCTAATAATTGATCTTTATTTTCTATAAGCCAAAACATAACCTTTATTTATTGTAAATATAATAAAGATTATAATATAACCAAACTATTTTTGAATTTGGGGTTTATAGTATTGGAGGTAATTTTCTTTTAAAAATATACCTAACCCTAAAACATCATTAGTTTTTTCAACTAGTTTTGTTAATTCTAAATTAGACTTATATACTTCTTTTTCATCACCTGTTAGTCTCCATTTTAAAGATATAGGCTGGTATAAATAATTATGACTAATTTGTTGTGGAGTAGCAGTTTGAGAAAAAGATTGATATGTAGATTTATTTATTTCTTCAAATATCAATTGGTTAATTCGTTTTGTAAAATATCTAGTAAAATATCCTCGTTTGTAATCTTCACTAGTAGGAAAAATACCAAGAGCTGGGTTCTTGGCTAGTTTTTGCTGTTGAAATTCTTCTCCGTCAGGGCCGTAGTAGGGGAATATCCTAACGCTGTTAGGTATATCCCCACTAAATCGACCAGTAAATGTTTCTCCAGTATATAATTTATAATAATTTCCAATATAAAATTTACCACTATCATTAGGATTTAAAGTATATTCATTTCCTGAGGTGTATAGATTTGATTGGATTTTATTTTTAGGTATATATGGCATTATTATATAGTTATAGCAGTTAATGTTCCAGCTGTTACTTTTCTTTTAGCTGCAATTTGACTAGTTTTTCCCTCTCTTCCGCTACTCCAAGATATATGGAAATGAGGTCCTGTAGCTCTTGCTGATGGATGATTATATTCATTTAAATACCTAAAATTATCATTCCCGGCTGTTAATGGATCTAATACTTTATTTATAATACTATCTATATCAGCTTGAGTGAATCGAACTTGTTTAGTTGTTCTTCCATCCGCGGATGTCCATGTAAATCCATCTCTTGGAGCAGCTGGGTTTGTTACAGTGAAGTCAATAGCATTACCAGTAGAATGGTGAGGTGCACTATGGAATAAATCATTTCCAGAATTAGATTCGATCTTAAATGTTGGGAAATTAGTGTGTATAAGTTCAAATACTTTAGCTGCTGCTTTAAACATATTTTCAGTTATATCTGCTCTAGTATCATAATTTGCTCCAGACCCTCCCCCTGCTGCTGCTAGAGCTGCTCGAAGTTTAGTTGCCCAATATCCTGTACCGCCACCGCCGCCACCGCCGCCGCCTCCGCCTCCGCCACCTCCAGTAGATAATGATGCGTTGCGTGGTGGTTGTTTGACTGATAAGTTTTTATCTATAGGAGTACCAAGACTATTTAGTGTAGTTGTCCAACCATTAATATCAATTTTATGAGATATACCTTTAACTAAAAACTGTAGATGTTTTCTATAATTCTCAGGAAGTAAAGCTTCATTAATGGTATATACTTCTAATAATCTAGGTCCACTAATCCCATCTAAAGTTATTTGCATGTCTAAAGGTATAAATCCTCTAGGGGGTATATAATTTTTATTTACTAAATGACCTATATCATAACTATAAATGTCTGCTGTTGTATAAGATATAGCTGATATATCGGCGTCAGTTACAACACCATCATTTACTAGTCTATTAAAATTCCTTAATGATGCTAAATTATTAATATATAATGTTTCAACATCTGGTGCAGTGCTTGGTTTAGAATTAAGATTTGTTTTAACTGGTACTATCCTATCTATTAAACCTGTATTCCATTTGCTAAATGCTGTAGCGTCTTCTCCGACAACGTTTCCATTAGCTTGAGCTCCTATACTAACCATAGTGGCAAAGGCATTTGAGAACTCAGTTTTAATAACTAAATCTTTAACAAAACTTCCATAATTATTATATAACAAATTAGGATTTATTGGAGTTACAACTCCTGGGGTAACACCTGAAACTTTGAATAATTCTGGTATGTTTGTATTGTCTATAATTCTTAACAGATTTGTGTCTTCATCATATATTACTTCAAAGTTATTAATATTCCCTAAAGCAGCTTGAACACCTTTCATTATATTGGTTAAAAATTCATATAATGATACTGCTCCAGTTTCTGGGTCTATAAATTCTTCTAATACTCTAGCTATATAATCAATATTTAATAATATTCCCATAGTATTACCAACATACGCACTGTTAGTATATCTAAAACCAGCTCTATCAACTTGATCTAAATAATAATATACACCACGTGTAAGAGGAGGAACTCCACCACCACCTAAAGAAGTATAAGTTACTGTCACTACTGTTCTGTCACTACCTGCGGTGTTATCTGAGATAGTATATGTGGCGCCACTTATTATACCATATATAGTTGAATTTACTCCATTTATGTTAGCTGCTAAAGTAAGAGGAAGTGCTGCTATATCTGTAGTAGTTGTAGTTACTACATTAGCCATAGGAGGTCTTTTAAATACTGTAGTAGTTCTAGTTTCTCTAAATTTAGGGGCGGCAGCAGCAGATACTGTATCTAAAGGGATTAAACAAACTGTAGGGTCTGAGCTGCATTGGTTAGGTATAGTAAAACAGTAGTTTTTAAAGAATGCCCAATCAATTCCTACTATTGGAGGGTAGCCTTCTCCTCTATCTACTAACGGTATTGCATTTTTGTTAGTATCATAATATAATAAATAACTTTCTATTACTTTAAGTAGAGTACCAAGTTTTACATAATACTGAGCCCCATACCAAGTGCCCTGTTGTAAATTAGGAAAACATACCCCTGCTCCTTCTAAATTTGTCCAAAACCCAATAGTATTATCTCTTTTAAAATTAGTTGAAAAACCAGTAATTGATGATATTTGGTTTGTGTTTGTAGGTCCACTTGGAGGAATTCCATCTATTATTTTGACATCTCCTGCTACTCCACCGCCACTCCATAATTGGTTAGTAAAGTAATTAAGTATAGTGTTTAAAGTAGATTTGTTTTGGTTAGTGTAATATGTAGGATCATTTGATCCTGAAGCTACAGTTGCTGGTACTTTTGGGTAATTTGTATTGATTTTTAAAGACTCAATAACATCTCCAGCAGATACTAAATTAAGAGTAATATCATAACCACCATCTTGTCTTAAAGTCCATGAGAAATTCTTTACAAATCCATAAAATCCATCATAGTTTCCATCAGATTGTCTCCTTTGTTCTCGAATTTTAGTAAGTACTACATTTTCATTTAAATTAACAGTTACTCCGTTTAATGTAGTTGAACCTGCTAAAAAATCATCAGATATGCTATAACTTGTATTTTCTTTTAAATCACCATTGTTATCAAAAAATATTGAATGTCCCCATTCAAGTAACATACTGTATTTTAGGCGCAAATATAAAGTCTCAATAACTTTAAATTGTTGTAAATTATGGCATATTATTTTAATATCAGCGAATCGTAATGAACCTCGGTTAACAGATTTTATATCTGCAGATATTATACCTGGGGGTGGGACATGCCCGTAATTAGAATTAGATAAAAACCCGTATGATGAGTTATCAGTATAACCAACTCCTCTAGTAGCTGTTTTACCACCATTAAATTGAGCTCCAAATAATTGGAATTCTTTAGCTAAATTAGCTCCTGATCCGTATGAGTATGAAGAATTAGAGAATACTTCTTTAAGTCTAGCTGCATTTACATCTATACCAGATGTGAGTTTTAACCAAGGCGTTTTAGAGTTCATGTATTTTAATACATCCTCACTTCTATTATTCGCTCCTAATTTTTCTTGGCGAATTTCGATTTGACCTTGTACATAAGGGTCAAATGCTTGTCCTATTACTCCACTAGCCATAACTTATTAAATTTCATTTATAAAATTATACAAACGAATAACGCCGTCTGTATTAACAGGAATTCTTAATTGTGTTCCCTCGGGTAAATATAATGAATCTTGGGGTAATTCATCATTTGCTGCTGAGATTATCCACCATAATGTAGTATCACTGTAATATTGCTGCGCTAGTAAATCTAATCTGTCTCCTGCTGTTGTAATTACATATATATCACTTAAACTTTTAGGGACAATAGGGAATTTTACATCTCTGTAATATTTTACTCCGCTTGGATTATTTAGTATAGTGACATTCTGATTACGATTCATAGTATTAATTTATTAAAAACTTAATGATGTAGGAGTTACACCTATAAGTTCAGGGCCATTAGTATATATAGATTCAGGAGTAGTAGCAACTTTAGGACCTAATGCTTCTCCTGCAAGAGTATTTGAGTCTATAGCGTTTACTGTAGTGTTACCATTATAATCTGCATAACTTAATATACCTGATTTTGGATCAAAAGAATCTCCTAAAATATCAGTAGTATTACCACCTCCTGCATTATTAGTATAATCATTTCCTATATCCTTTCCATATGCATCTTGAGCTACACTTGTTAATAATGTGCTATTGCCTGGTGTTCCTACTCCTAATACACTTACTGTAGGTGTATTTCCATCTTCATCTGGGATGATACGTTGAACTTTATTTTTAGCCAAATTATTATGAATTCCTCTAATTCCTATATATGTTTCTCCTAATTTAGGTACATATTTGTGAACTGGGGTGAATGATAAATTAACTTTAATAAGTTTAGGCAACTGTCCTGTGTATAAAGCAGAATTTTTAAGAATGTTAGTTCCATCTACATTTCTATTAATATCCCACCCTGCTTCAAATACTGGTGTATATGTAATTGTTTTAATTATGCCTGGTACTCCATTAAAGTAGTTTCCTAGTGTCATTTTAACCAGGTTACCACGCATAAAACCAACACTAGAATAATCTGGTGTAAGTAATGAACCTAAATAATTAAGTTTTCTGAAGTTATAGAGCATATCTGCTCTAGATAAAGCTACAACATTGAAATTAATATTAAATTCTCTACTATATCCTTTATATTTCCAAAAATTTTCTCCTCTACCTACATATTTAAATGCTTCCCATTCTCCATTAAAAGTATCTGAGAAGTCTTCTATGTATGCTTTAAAATCTAATAGAACATTACTTCCTCCATTTGATATAGAAGTAATATTAAAATCAATTATATCTTCTCCTAATGTTCCTTTTTCAGTTTGGTCAGGGGAAATAGCTATATTAGGATTAAGAACTCTAGCTCCGTTTTTAAAGTTTCCTTTGTATGTTGTTATACTGGTGTCATATGTTGTCTCCCTATTGAATACTGTATATGAAGTAGAAGGAAGACCATCACCAGTAGCTGTTGTGTTTATTTTACCTCTAAAATCTGTAAGAGCATTACTAGCTCCGTTTTTATGAGATACATCAACCATGCTTGTTAAAGATCCTGAAGCTTGAACTGTTCCGGGGTCTAATAGTTGAGCGTAGTTAAACACATAAACATTATTTACTACACTACTTGGTTTAGTTGGTTGGAAAATATTAGTTTTTCCAGGATCAGGTTGGTTTAAATTAGCAACAGTTCTTAGTACTGTAGGGACATTGATAAATAATCCTTTATAAGTCTGTTCAAGATATAAATTACTGACACCAAATAATTGTTTGTTTATAGTTCCAGGATTTGAAGTATTATATACTGTTGGGCCTTTACTTATAACTATATTTCCATTAACTATAGCTGATTCAGTTCGAGATCTATAATCAAAACTTATCTGCGGGGTTCTAGCTGAATTAGCTAAACGTATTCTAGTTCTTCCGAATGGAACTCCTAAAGTACTAGGACCACCAGCATATGATATTAATACCCCAGGTTGATTTGAGATATTAAATTCTATTTCAGATAAAGCATTTGTATACCCAGTATTAATTTTAGAAGAATATAATCCTAATAACCTATTTATATTTAATTTATTAAGATTACCAATAACATCATTATATCCATCTCTACCACCTATATAATATGATCTTTCAAATGGAACTAAACCTTGTTTATTTAAATGTCCACCAAATGCCGATACTCCTGCTTGAAGTATAGTACTAGTAGGACTATATATTCTTCTTTGGTATGTAGTTTTAGGATTTTGACGCTCTAATAATAATTGTTTAGTAGTAAACAATAAACCATTTGGTGATTTAGTATCAAATAAAAATTTAGAAATCCTACTAACGTCCTCTGCGGTATCTGCTGCTGTAAGGATACCACCTCTAAGTAAAAAGTCAGTACTATTTACTGTATAATCATTAAGTCCAGGAAGATCTTTAACAATATAAGGTTGATTGCTTGTTCCTCCTCCTTTTCTGTCATTTCCGTAATCTAATTTTTTAGCAGAGAAATTACCTAAACCCCCTTGTTGCCCTTTGGAGTTATAATAGTAAAAGTTAGGTAGGTTAGTTACTAAATTTATTAATCCCATTATCCTGGTTGGTTATCTAAGTATCTTGGAGGTGTTTGTCCTTCTAGGTCTAATATTGACCCAGGTAATGTTGTCGCTAAAAGCATACCAGTTTGTAATAATACTTGATTTTGATATGTTTGTGGTGTTTGACCATCGTATCCATCTAATTGAGTTTGAGTCAATGATGTAGCTAATACAGTTGGGTTAACATCATATTGAGGTGGTGTGACCGCATCTAAATCTAATTGAGATCCAGCTAATGTAGCTGAGTTTAATATAGATACAGATTGGTTAAATCCTGGAGGCGTCTGACCGTCTTGTGAGGTAAGGTTAGAGCCATTTTGTGCGAGTAAGTCTAAAAGTCCCATATGTGTGTTTTATTATAAATATTAAAAAATTAAGCCATGTTAGTATTATACATAACATTATTAGTTGTATTCACAGCATTTGTAACTGTTCGATTTTGGCCTATTCTTTCACCGTCTAACTCTACTGATACGTTCATTGATTTAATAGCCGCTACCACGCTGTCTAATTTAGCATTAAATGAGTCTATTAGTTGTTTATTATTAGCACCACTTTCAGAGGCAGCATTAACTTTATTTAAAGGTGTTATAGTGGCACCTGGTTTTTCAGTTCTAATTTCTGGTCCGTTTTCTCCTACCATTATGGCTCCAGCTCCTACAACTGTTCCTCCACTTGCTAAACCAGGTGTTGGTTTTGAAGTATTTGAAGATTTAAATGTTCCTTTAATAGACTCAACACTTTGACCAGCCATTGTATCTTTAAAATCACTTCCAGTTAATGATTGGATTCCAGATACTATCCATGAGAAAGGATTAGCTAGATTAACAATATTTAATAATAATTTAAGTAACTGTGCTACAAATCCTACTATAGGTCCTACAATTTTAAGAACATTTGAAAATGCACTTACTATAGGCATAAGAGTTTCCATTACTGATACTAGAATTTCTTTAAATTTTTCAGTAGCATCATTCCATCTTTCTTGGGAAGATTGTGATTGGAATTGTTGGGCTAGTTTTTCGTCTCCTAATCTTTTTATAGCTCCTTCAACACCATACTGTTTAACTAATTCATCATATTTCTTTTTAGCTTCTTCAGTGTTTTTTGCTCCTACATTTTTTAAAGCTTCTTGATTCATTAACATCTCAGCCATCTCATCTTTTTGCATACCCATTGATTTGGCTATTGCATCTTGCTGGAGACGATTCATGCCTTGGAATTTAGCGGCTGTTATATTTTGGGCTGCTAACTCTCTAGCAAACCCAACCATATCATTATTTAAGTATGCTAATCTAGCACCTTCTAAGTTTAATTGTTCACCTGTTAATAATTGAGCTTCTAATTCTGCTGATATTGAGTCTTCGAATTGTAATAATGATTCTCCGGCTTTTTCTAATTTATCTAAAGATGTACCTAACTTAGCCGCTTCATACCCTGCCTTCATTAATTCTTTAGGCATGTTAGCATAAGTAAGAAGTAATGTTTTTGAAGTTTTCATTAAATCTTCAAATAATTTCTTCTCATTAATAACAGTACCATTTTGCATATTCAAAGCCACAGCTTGGCCCTGCATTAATGCTAAATTTTCAGACATATCTCCATTAGTAGCTAAATTAATTCTAGCAAACTCATCCATAGCTTCTGCTGAGTATTTAGCTTGGTGAGTTATTTGGGCATAGTCTACAGCCATTTCAGCTGATAAAGCAGCATTAGTACCTAATACTCTATTTATAGCCATGTTGGCCTCTTGAATTTTCTTAGTACTAACAGAAGTAGCCATTGACAAATTAGCCTGAGTGTTCATCTCATTGCTAAGACGAGCTGCTTCTTGGTAACTAATACCAAATTCTCCAGCCATATCACCAACGGCTTTGTCAAGTTCCTTAAATGTTTTTTTAATTTCCTCTACTATTTCTCCAAGTTTCTCAGCAGCTTTTGCTAAAAGCATACCATATACTCCTCCTGCTGCTCCAGCCATGGCTCCTCCACCACCTCCACCTCCCATCATGCCTGAGGCTGCTGAGGCTCCGCCTCCTCCAGTAGGAGGTGCTCCTCCTCCACCCGCACCACCTGGAGGGGTAAATGCTGATCCTTTGTATGAATTAGGTCCTGATAATCGCTTGGCTATAGCTTGGCCTATTTCTCCTTTTCCAAATAAGGCACTTAATGCTTTGAATTTGCCTTCAAAAGCTTTAGTTCCTTTAGCAGCATTATTTAATTCACCATCTATATCACCAATAAGTTCTTTTGATTCTTTTTCTTGATCAAGAAGAATTTTATTCTGGGTTTCAATATCTTTTTTAGTAGATAGAATTTCTTGATATCGTTTTCTTTCCTCGCCAGCAGTCTGATTGAATTTTCTTCCATTAAGGATACCTTTTAATTCACTATCTAATCCTTGAGCTCTAAGTTGATTTAATCTTAATGAATCAGCTATGCGTTGTTTATGTAAAGAAGCTTGCTTTTGGAGTTCTTTAATTTCTTGTCCGGAAAGATCAATGTCTCCTTTTTTAAATTTAATAAGATCTCTAGCTATGTCTGTTAATCCACGATATGCTTTAGATGTTTCTTTAATAGCATTAGGGCCTTTTTTTAATTCAGACATGGCATCACGAAGACCGCTTAATGAATCACCTATTGACTCATTAAACTTATCATATTCTCTAGTAATGTCTTTAAGACCAGCTGTTAATATAGCTATAATTTCTTCTACTTTACCAGTATTGAAGTTTTTAGCGCTAAATGGGTTCTTTTTCCCTAAAGCATCATACTTATCTTCTATCTGTTTTAGTAGATCATCTATTTCTTTTTTACCAGCCATAAAGTAGATTTGCTATAAATATTTAACTTTTAAATTTTTATTTATAACTTGGAGCCTTTTGAGGAGCAATTGGTTTAGGTATACTATTCTTATCAACTAAAACATTACCCTGGGAGTCCATCACTGTAGTAGTATTAGGTTTATTTACTTTAGATACTCTTTCTCGCTCATTATCATGGAATTTCTGGATTTCACTAAATGTAAAGTTCCTTAACCAAACAGGCATGTTATAGACTGTTTCCCATGAGTACCCGCCATTACCATGAAATACTATTTCATGTATTTGTTTAAAAACGTTAAATCGAGCTTCAGATATATTATTCGTAGTCAGGCCAAAAAAAGCTAAGTCCAATTGGAATTGAAATTGACTCGTTACTTCCGAGGGGAAAAAAAGTTAGATCTACATCTGGTTGAATTGCTTTAATATGATCTCTTAACGCTCGAGAATCTCGAGCTAATAAAGCTGTATCGACATATTCTCGTATAGTTTTAGTGTCTCTATCTCCATTAACAGATGTAATAATATATTTCATACGAGTAGATAACTCAGCTGAGATATTTGAGTTAACTTTCTTCATACCGTTGATTTCCGCTTCAATTTTCTTTTCCTCATGTCCTGTTAACAATCTGAATGTGATTGGTGTTTGAGAAGCAGGTAATATAAAAGAAAATTCATTAACTCCAGGTGTAAATAGTGTCTCATCGATAATTTTATTCTCCAATGTAGACAAATCTACTTCATGATGTTCGTTGTTATATTTAAATTTATAGTCTTTACCGTATCCTAAAACACGAGAAGCGACCATAACAGCGTTTTTATCGCCTACTATCAAATCATCATAATTTATCTTAGATACAATAAGTGAAGTCATTAATTTATCTAAAACAATTCCTTTTTGAATATATGATTGGTTAGTTAGAATATCTTCTTCTTTAGCAGTCATATACTTCATTTCTATTGTACCGCTTGAAAGTGGATTATCTTTAGAATACACTAAACCTTTAGAAGGCAATTCAACAGTTTCTGTTGGGACGTTAATTTTATTTTCCATGATCTTTATTTAATTATAACATTATTATCATATATAAATATATAAAGAAAAAAAAAGCTCAACAAAAGTTGAGCCTCTTTTAAAAATAAGTATTTGTATTAGTAGTTCAATACGCAGTAATCCATACCTACGACCATTGAAATGTTTTGAGCTACAGATTCATTATCATAGTTATAATCTCCAAAGTTAGCAGATTTGATAAATGCTCCTTTGATAATCCACTCACTCACTACATCACCTACAGGACCTAGGATATCAATGGTTAAATCTTTTTTATAAAAATCTGAATACCCATCTCTACCTGTTACTGATTCGTGGTGTAAACGTACCCATTCCATTACTGCCTGAGCACCTGATGGTGTTACTGGGTCAAATAATGTTAATGTGATATCGCTCCATTTTGATTTACCTTTTACTTTACGATAAATGTTTATATGGTTTAAAACTACTTCATCAGCGGTATATTCAACTCCTGATACTCCTTTGATTATATAACTTGGAAAACCGTCTACATAAAGGATGAATCTGTTCTGCTGTTTGGGTTCAAACGCTGTAAAAAATATTTCGTTTGCATCTAAAATTGCCATGTTTCTATTGTATTTTGTTTATTATACGTATTTATTTTTTCAACTCTTACGCTGGGAAAGTAGCTCCTGTTGGAGTAATGTTGAAATCTAAGTAAATAAATTCAGCAGTTTTAGTTGGTTGTAAGTAAATTTGACCTACTAATTGGTTTCTATCTACTACATCTGCTGTATTATTTGTATCATCCATTACTACTTTAAACGCATACAATCCTTGTCTTTGTTGAACACTTTCTAAGTATGGGTTAACTACTGCTAAGAAGCTATTTCTTGTTGCTGCTGTGTTTTGTTCAAACACTAAGTTTTGAGCTACTTGAGAAATATAAGCTTTAAGAGCAATTAACAAGCGGCGAACATTTACACGATCTAATGCTGATGCTCTTGTTTGTAATGTCTTTTGACCATATACTACTACTCCGGTTGATGGGAATGTAGCGATTGGGTTCACTTTTCCATTATATAAAGTATCGCGATATGATTGTGGTAATTTTTGCTCAGCTCTTACTACTTGTAATCCACCACGATTAATACCTGCTGGTGCAAACCAAGGTTCTGATACGTTATCGGTGTAAGCATATACTCCACCAATTACTGTTGAAGCTGGTACCCAAACCATGTCTCCAGTGTCTGGATCGAATACTAAAGTCCAAGGCCAGTATGTTGCGGCATATGAAGTATTTCTACTTGTAGCTTGAGCTACAACTGCGTTTACATTTGATCCATAAGGAACCATATCTACTACATAGATATTATCTCCTCTTTGTTGAGTATTTGTAATAATGCTTGTTACTTGTGAAGAATGTAATGAGTTAATCAAACCAGGAGTCATTAACACATTGAATATATAGTCATCTTGGTTTGATAATAAATTAATCATATTATCATAATCTGTTCCTACTAATCCTTGTGTGTTAGTTGAGTTGATATCATTGTAGAAATTAGCTCCACCCATCACATCACCTAAAGCTCCACCAAATGCTCCTTCAGAATCTAATGGAAGGTAATCAGCATATTGTGGTTTTGGTGAACCTGCATTATCAAAATAATTTGGTGTTAAATAATTAACAGTACTTACTCTTACATATTGAGATGCATTAGCGTAGAATCCAGTTAATTCAATTTGATTAGTTGTTGGGTTATATACTTCAACTTGATCACCTAATACTTTAGCTATAAAGTTTCCTTGAGTTGGGTCTAATGATAATCCAGTCCAAGTTTCTAATACAATTTGGTCATTAGTTGTATCATCACCTCTTCTTATTAATAAGTCAAATGTTCCTGAATCTGCATCTGAGTTTAATATTTCCCATCTAATGTTATCAGCAGACCCACTAGCTAATGCTCCATAAGCATCAATTGGGCCATCACTATTCATAATTTCGCCTTCAGAAAGTGTTTCTAACACAAATGGTACTGATCCAATTCCTGTTACACCTCCGCTGATAGTTAATATATTTGAGAAAGTAGTTCCAGATCCTGAGAGGATAGCTGTTCCATTATATGCTGAAGATGATACTGATGAAGAGAAAATCAATCCACCTGATCCTGAAGTTACTGTAAAATAGCTACCTAAAGTTGTGTTTAATACAGTAGCTAAATTGGTTGCAGTCGCTGCAAGGTTAGATCCACTAGCAAAATAGTATAATTGTCCATCAACATCATCAGCTGGTGTACCTACTGTAGCAGTAGAAATATATCTGTATAAGCCGAAACTTCCTGTCACTCTAACTTCTCCAGATCCAATTGCTAAGTCATTAACTATATTCACATTGCCTCTAGAATATGCTCCTGGGAGTGATGGTTCAGAGTTAATGATACCAGAACTAGTTGCTGGGGAATAATTACCATTTACTGCTCGAGCTACTAGTAATGAAACTCCTCCGTTGTTAAAATAATTGTAGGCTGCTATAGATGTAAAGTAAGTATAAGTATCACTACCGCTAATCAATACAGTTCCAAATTTATTTTTGAAATCGCTATATGAACTAACTAATGTAGGTATATTTACAGGTCCTTTAACTGTAGGGCCAATAATTGCGGCTCCAGCAGCAATAGGTTGGCGAGAAACAAATGAAGAATCATTTTCTCTCGCTAATACTCCTGGGGATATTAAGGTTTCTGCCATGTGATGTTGTTATTTAATTTTGTTATAAATATCAAAGGAGGGTGTAAAAGTTAATTAGAACTAATAAATTCTCCTTTTTCTAAATCAATAGTCCCATCACCATATTTTTCTTGAAGTTGTTTTCCTAAACTAGATTCTGATTCTATTTGTTTTTGGATTTCGGCTTTAAGAACTTGTTTATCTAATTCTAACATTTGCATTTTATATTCTACAATGCCTAAATTTTGAATTAGATCATTTTGTTTGGTTTGGATTGATTTTAATAATTCAATTTCTTCTGGGGTTAAAACTTTAGTTGTCATAAATTTATTTTATTATAAATATTAAGCTAGAGATGCAGATCTCCAAGCTCCTCCAATATAAGTGTATATGAAATATGATCCACCATTATTTACAGGTATCATTTCTCCTTCTGTGCCCGCCCATGCTGGAGCAGCACTTTGAGTTGCTACTACAATAGAAGAACTTAATGTCACTTTAAAAGCATTTTTTCTAATTGAATCTGATGTTCCGAATCCTACAATAAATGGGCTAGTAGTATCATTATATACATTATATTGGCCTACTACAGTTTGGTATGATCCTGATGCTACAGTACCTCGACCTTCAGTGTGTGAGCTGTATCCTATTGATGTGGTACTTTGACCTTCAGCGTGTGAATAAAGACCTATTGTTGTTGATTGAGCTCCCTCAGCGTGTGAATAAGTACCAGATGCTATAGTTTGATAACCTTCTGCGTGTGAGGAATATCCAATTGCTTTTGTTCTAAAACCTTCAGCGTGAGAATAATCACCAGATGCTGTAACTTCAACACCTTCAGCATGTGATGCTAATCCTATTGCTAAAGTATTTGATCCTTCAGTGTGTGAGTAAGAGCCTATAGCTAAAGTACCTGATCCTTCAGTGTGTGAGTTAGAACCTGACGCTTTTGTATTAGATCCTTCAGCATGTGACCAATCGCCTATTGCTGTAGTAAAATATCCTTCAGCATGAGACCAATCTCCTATTGCTTTATTAGCACTTCCTTCAGCGTGAGACCAATTTCCAATAGAAGTTGTTGAAGCTCCTTCTGAATGAGATTCTTGTCCAATTGAGATAGTGCCGGCTCCTTCAGCATGTGAATAAGAGCCTGAAGCTATTGTTGAAGAGCCTTCCGCGTGTGATCTAATTCCTTTAGCAGTCGTATTATCACCTTCAGCGTGTGAGTACTCGCCTTCAGCTATAGAACCTATTCCTTCAGCATGTGATCCATAACCTAAAGGTTGGGTATAACCTCCTTCAGCATGTGAATAATTACCCATAGCAGTAGTTTGGAATCCTTCAGCATGAGAATAATTACCTACTGTTGTAGTATTCCATCCTTCAGTATGTGAAGCTAATCCCACTGAAGTAGTGCCTTGTCCTTCAGCGTGCGAATATGATCCAGATGCTATATTTTGTGAACCAGTAACATCATTATAAAATGGTTGGAGTGCTGGGGAGAATGTAAATGTACTTTCATCAGTTCCTGCACTATATGAAATATTTGTTATTATTGGGAAAGTTGTATAATAATAAGCATTTATTTGATAAGCATAAGATGGATTTTCTAAGTAAAGATACTCTATAGTATATGGAACTGTATTGCCTGAGTAGTCACCATCTACTACTAATGTTGTTGTTGTTAATGAAACTACGCCTCCTGAGTATTCGTCATATTCAAAATAATTGACTGAGGCGGGGGTAATAATGCCAGTTCCTACAATGAATGAAACACCTTCAGCATGAGATCCATTTCCTTTAGCAGTTGTTTGAAATCCTTCAGCGTGTGATGCATCTCCTACTGCTATAGAGCCACTTCCTTCAGTATGAGAATAAGAACCAGATGATGTTGTTGAATATCCTTCAGCATGAGAGATAAATCCTTTTGATGTAGTAAGATAACCTTCAGCATGTGAACTAACACCTATTGTTGTTGAGAATAGACCTTCAGCATGTGATCCATTTGATGCTGCTTTAGTTTGTGATCCTTCAGCATGTGAGAATTGACCAGCGGCTACAGTATCATTTCCTTCAGCGTGTGAGTATTGACCTTCAGCAGTACTAACATTACCTTCAGCATGTGAATAATTACCCTGTGCTAAGTTTATATGTCCTTCAGCGTGTGAGCCAGTGCCTATAGCTACAGTTTGTAGCCCTTCAGTATGTGAGTACTCACCAACCGACGTTGTTGTTCTCCCTTCAGCATGAGAATGCATACCGGGTGTTGTTGTTCTAAAACCTTCAGCATGTGAATACCATCCTAAAGATATTGATCCTGATCCTTCAGCGTGAGACGCATATCCCGCTGATGTAGTTTCTTTACCTTCAGCATGTGAGAAAGTATTAGTAGTAGTAGTGAAATAACCTTCAGCATGTGAGTAGCTACCTATAGCAGTTGTTGAATTACCTTCAGCATGAGCCCCAGTACCATCTACTATTGTTCCGTATCCTTCAGTATGTGAATAATCTCCAACAGTAGTGGTTTGAAATCCTTCAGCGTGTGAATAAGTGCCAGTTGTAGTATTATTTAATCCTTGAGATAAACTTCCAGTGATTTGAGCGTTACCATCATGTGTTCCGTCCCATTCTCCAGTCACTCCTGTTAATGCGCTTCCATCACCACTAAATGAACCTGTAAATGAACCTGTAAAAGTACCGACAGATCCAGTCATGTTTAATCCTATTACTGAAGTTACTTGTGTAAAATCCACTAATGAACCTGATAGGACTAATGAGCCTGATATTGAGTTTTCGGGTCCTAAAAGAGTATTCGCTAAAAAGATTAAATTGTTATCCATTTCACTAATGGATATTTTTGCTCCTTTTAAGTATACGTCATTAGGTAAAGTTCCTGCTATTGAGCCTTGTCTTAGTGTTAATATAGCCATGTTATATGTTTAGTATAAATATTTAAATTTGTGCACCTGGAGGTAGAAAATTCACACTTTCTATTGATGAAACTGCTTCGCCGGTGAACGTTAATATATTTTTATTAGAATATTTCTTAATTGAGTTAAGGTCTTTTTGTAAAATCTCAGGAACTATATATCCATTTATTTTTATAGTAAATGTACTTTTAGCTATACGTTCTGTACCTTCTGTCATTTCTATGTTAGTACTAAAAGTATCAATCATAGTCTTAAATTTAAAACGAGATGGATCACCCCAATAAGCATCGGACGCGTATTCTATAGCTTCTACTATTTTATTTAGTTGTTCCATATAGTAAGTAAATACAGCACATTCATATGTTATTGTAACATAATCAGGGACTACAGTAACGTAATATACTTTTTCAGGTCTAATATTATTTTGAACATTAAACTTATCATAAGCGTTTTGAGTAGAATATGATTTTTGAGTAACAGCATAATTGTATGGAATATTAGCATCTAATTTATTAGCTACACTTCTATTCTTTTCAACACTTTCTCTTTTAAACATTAAAAGTGGAGCCATTATTCTACCTTGAGCATCTCTATAGTAACCATCTTTTTGAAATGATTTCCAACGTTCAGGTGAACCATATATTATAGGTACAGGAAGTCTTTGTCCATTTTGTACTACAGTTGGGCTTATAACATTTTCAAAATAATACATTACAGCCCAGTCTATATCTTCTAACCCGACTGAAAAAGGTTTTGTAGTATCGTCTTTAAATGATACTTGTTCTCCTCTATTTAAACCTTCAGCTTTATTTGGGTTGCCAATAGCTTGAAAACCCTCAGCTCCAGGAGGTGGCTGGTATGGTCTCTGCTGAGAAATGCTTATTTCTCTTTGAGTTTTAGGTATGGGTTTTCTTATTTCAGTCATTATAATCTAGTTTTTATCAAGTTAAGTCTGTCGGCAGGTACATAATGAGTTTGACATACTATAGATACATTATATCCAAAATTACTTAATCCTGGGTTTAATGGATTAGGATTGTATGGGTAATCTGGGTTCTTACCAGCAAAGTATTGGATTTCATTTGTATTGTCCACTTCGAAATAACTTTCTTGGTATAGAATTATATCCCCAACTTCGGGGTGAGCATTAGCTTGAACTAAATCATCTCTTAAAAATGCTACATCAATACCCCATCCAAAATCGGCTCCAAATTCATTTATTGGAGTTGTATTATCTTTTACTGTTATTAAAGCGTTTAACAATACAGGACCATCATAGAATTTACCTCCTGCTGCTTCTCCATACATGTTAACAGTAGTTTTGTCTAAAATAAATTTATATAAAGCACATTGTTGAGTAATAACATCCCACAATAACTCGCGGTTAACGTGCCTAAACATTGATATATCTCTCGCCGAGCCAAATATTGCCATTATCCTATATAAATTACCATTGGTACATTCATAATTTCTTGTTTTCTAAATTCACTTTCTTGTGAACGTCTTTCAAGTAAAGCTTTTTGTGAAGTATCATCAAAATAAAATCTTAATCTTTCTATCAAAGCATTTTTATCAGCAGTAGCTGATGCTAACAAGTCAGCTTGGTTAAGAGTCATATTTTGATCTGGGATAGGTACAGTGCTATATTTTCCACGTACATATCCTAGAATTTCTTTTACTAAAGCTAAAGTATATTCAAATATCCATTGTCTTCCAACTGAGTTAATTTGAGTGTATACTGGGTTACCGTAAGGAGCGTTTGATGGGTTTGTAACTCCTCCAGGAGTAACTAATCCATTATTTAAACGTTCTGATGATTTGATATAATTAAACCAAATATATCCACCATGTGTTTCATCCTCAGTGAAAGGTATAGGGAATATTCGTAATTTGTTGTTAATTAACTGGAATGAGTAATTAGATAAGCGAACTTGGTTACTCATTTCAATTGCTTGAAGAGTAGACATATCATATGATAATGGCATCATTAAATAACCAGTACCATATCCACTACCTAACATTCCTCCACCATATATACCAGCTGATGGTACTCCTCCTAATCCTGCGAATCCACCATATGGGGCATACATTTGATTAATAGCGGGTAGTGGATAAAAGAATACTTGTTTAATTTCTATTCCTCCATCAATTCCATTACTTATAGCCCATTGTGCTAAGTCATAATCTTGAATGCTAGATGTTAATGCTACAGATCCACTATAATAATTTACGTTACCTCCTACTCCCGCTTCTTCGCCATATTGTTGAGATAATCTGACAATATTAGCCATATTGGGGGTGATAAGAGCATTATTTAAATTTGATCCTGTAGATGTTCCTTCTAAAGATAATAAGTTATCTCTAACTTGAAATGCGTATAATTCATTACCATATGTTGTAACTGCCTCTTCAAAAGCAGCATAGAAGTTTAAGTTTTGTAACTCTACCTCCATAATAGGGTATCCTAATCTACGAGCACAAAATGTTGTTACTTTATCAGCATCTTGTTGAAATTGATAATCATAGTCATAAAACCCAAATGGTGTTAATCCTGGGTAGAATGACGAGCTGCCAGGGTATATAGGAACATTCATGTGTTAGATTTTGTTATAAATATTAGGAAAGTAAAATAGATTAATTAAAATAAAAAAAGCCAGGGAGCGCGACTTCCCCAGCTTTTTTAGTTTTCAAGATGCTAGTTGTGCCGGATGGCCCCGGAATCTAATCCCCCGAAGGGGATTAAACCCCCACTAGCATCACTTTAACTCGAACTAGACGAGTTAAATTTTCCAACCGTTCCTTCCCGCTAAGGAGGTCACAGTTGGCACCTTCACCCTCAAGATACATGTAAATCGAGAAGATGGTCTATAGTCCAGGTTCTCACCTAAACGCGTTAAATATCTTGTGAAGCCCCCTCGTTAGGGAGTGCTTTTTCATACTCAGGGAGTATTTCTTTGTCTTTTTCAGTTGTGCTACTATAAATATTAATAGGACCAAAATCTACACCATTATTTAAAGAAGGTAAATCTTTAGAAGATAATGTTTTAGAATGTCTACTAACAATAGGAGAACATTCAATTTTATTTAAAAACTTTAACCAATCTGTAGGTATTTCCATATAATCTATAATAGATTTATGTATTTTTAATTCTTCAAGGCCTTTAGGTGGTCTTTTAGCATTTGCATATTGGCCAAAATTAGGAGAAGAAGCAATTATCCCAGATTCAATTTCTTTTTTATGCTTATTCCATACTTTTCCAAAATATTGAACTACTTCTTGTTGTTCACCATTAACAAATAGTTTTATTTCTCTTATCCATTTTTCGTTTTCTAGGTCAGTAGGCTTAATAGTCTCTATTGAAAAGTCAATTTTATTTATACTTCCTAATTTAAATTTATAATCAGTATATAATGAGTATCTAGTTTTGCCTAAGTTTATATATACACACAATGAAAATAAATTAGATGGTTTTTTAGCATCTTGGAAATAAGGTGCCATAGCTCCAAATTCAATAGTCCCTAATGGTTTTTCATTAACTACATTTTCATATATTGGAATTTTAATACCATTTCCATTTTCATCTACTCCTTTTTCATAACCTATTATATTTTGTGAGATATAATGTTCTCCATAATGGTATACTGCTAAATCTGTTCTTTTTTTAGTTATAGGAAATGATTTATGATAAAAAATTTGATCTTTTTCTAGTTCATTATTTTTAGTTAACTTTTTTAAGTCTGGGGTGTAAACTGTAGATGGGAATCGGTTTAATTTAACAGTGGTGGAGATGGTATAATTGAGATTCCAAGCTTCTTTAATTTCTTCTCCGTAAATGTTTACTAATGGTGCTATATATGAACCATATGGAGATTTAGTAATAATTATTGTGGGGGTTGTTCCTTTGGATATATCTTCATTTAAAATATTATTATATGAAGATTGACCTTTAACAAACATACCTGATATTTGTTTGACATGAGTTATAATTCTTTTAAACAGCCGTGGTCTAGAAGGATTAAATTCAAAGATTTGGAGATTATTAGTCATTTTGTCTATAAATATTATATTAAATTATCATATTGAAATTTCAAATACTCAGGGCGAGTATAGTCATTTATCATCATATCATACTCCATAATTTGTTTTTCAATTAAAACAAAATTTACTACTACATTATCATCGCATAGTTTTATATAAAATGAATCCCATAATGGTTGTGATGGTATTCCTTTTTTTAATGATGGATTTTCAATTTCATAGAATATAATTTCTAAAGTTTCTTGAATTTCAAGTGGAGTTAAAGTAACTAAACCTTCATTAGTGGCAAATCCAGTGTTTATTATTTCATTATTACTTACTAATTCTATACTTAAGTTATTCCAAACCATATTATGAAGCTTTTAATATCATTATTGTTAAAGTACCTTGTTTAATAGTTGTAGCTCCTCCACTAACTGTAGCTGTTGAACCTGCTACAAAAGCCGCACTAACATTTACAGTATGAGATCCAGCTGCTAAAGGTGTTACAACATGCATATTCCAGTTTGATACATAGTTAGTTACAGTTGCGTTAGCTGCTGGGTTGTCGGCATACATTCTGTTATATCCTCCAGCTGTAAGAATGGCCCCGTCTACTTGTATAGCTACATCTATCGCGGATACTCCTGTTGAAGTAGTAGCAGTAGTGTTAATTCCTCCATTAGTAGCAATATAAGTCAGGTAAGTACCACCTGAAGGAACAGTAAATGTTGTTGTTAATCCTGGGATGAGGGTTAAAGTAGTGACAGCACTAGTTACTGATAATACTCCTGTGCCGAATACCGAAGATCCAGTTTGTCCTAAAACTAATGCTCTACCATTACCTACATAACTTCCTGAGAATGAGCCTGATATTCCTCCATATCCTAATATACTTCCCGATGCTGTTATGTTTCCTGTATCAGTCACTGTAAAGTCATTGTTGCCAGAAGCATCTTTAACTGTCAGCATGTTTTGAGGAGTAAGCGGGAATGTTTGATATGAATTTATCGCTAAATTGTCAAACTGTAAGTTTTGAGAAGCAGCGGTAGAATAATTGAAATATACTCCAAATACACTCATAAGAGTAGAAGTATAAGTACTATCAACTGCTGTACTTATTAATGTACTTACTGTTGTTGGATCGCCCCATCCTACTGCTCCGTCATCTCTAAAATAATATGACCAAGTGTTTGTAGAAGGAATGTAAGTTATTTTCACACTAACATAGTTTGTATTAGCAGCGAATATTCCTCCTGCTATAACATCAGTTAAAGTTCCAGATAACCCATTATTATATCTAACTAATCTCCAGTTTCTAGTCCCGGTTCCACCATATACTAAAGCATACCCTTGGCCTAATGTTTGAACATTAGCGTTTGATCCTACTAATATTATGGCTCCACTGTACTGCCCAACTCCAAAACCTGAAAATATGGTGTTACGGTTTGTTCTTAAATTAAAAGTCCACTCGATTAGATCACCAGTATTGCTTGCTAATGTAGCATTATATGGTGATGAGAATCCGGATAAAGGTACTGTAGTATATGATTGTCCTGCTGGGTTTCCGTTGGCTATATTAAGATAATTTGTAACTATAGTAGCATTACCTGCTCCTGTGTTAGTATTAGTATAGGTTAAAGATGGAGTACCACCAGGTGATAATGTTACTCTATTATAATCATCTGTAAAAGCTGATGAAGTAATTGCTGGTATCGCAGTGTTAGAAGACGCTGCTAATATACTTCCAGATGATATAATAGATCCGGTTGTTATTATTTGATTTAAAGTACCAAAATTTATAGCTCTAGATGTCCCACCAGGGTAGACTAAATACCTATTTTCCCAATCAAAAGATACATTTGATAATAAATCACTTAAAGCGTTATTTTCATAATCTATAGATAAAGTTCCTAAAGAAGTGATTAAAGCTCTACCTTTCCAGTCTATGCTTGTATTAGCATTCTCATCATATAATGTATATCCATCCCAATCAACTGAGGTTTTTCCATTAGATATTAATGTTCCACTAATTGTATCTATTCCATTGGTTGAGCCTGATACTAATAATGATCCTGTTATTTGGGTTATAGAGGCACTACTATATATTTGTGTATTATTTAAATGATCGCCCCCGTCTCCTCTTGGGACTAAGAATCTAGTTAAACTAGGTTCGTCTCCTAATGATCCTGTGTTTCTAGGACCAGACAAAAACATTCCTCCTGAGTATGAGCTGCCTGAGGCGTTTTGATAAATCCAATGATTATTTAGTGAATCCCAAAGTAAACTAGCAGTAGATTGATGTGAAAATGATCCAGAATCATATACTAATAACCCACCAAATCTTTGAGCTGGTTCAGCTATGTTTACAGATATAGTATTAGTTCCTACATCCAATTGGGACGCAGTTATATAAACATAAGACGCGGTTCCAAATACTGTTAAGTTCCCATCTATTACTGTAGAGCCACTTATATAAACATCTTGATATAATGGATTTATGCTATTAGCAGTTAATGCAAATGATGCGCTAGTTGAAGTATTTGAATAACTTGAAGTTATAGATTGTGAAGCATATAAAGCGTTTGAGGCACTTGTAGAAGTATTTGAGTAACTTGAAGTTACAGAATAACTTGATGTTATAGTGTAAGATGAGCTTAAAGCATATGAGGCACTTGTAGAAGTATTTGAGTAACTTGAAGTTATAGTGTATGAAGCACTTGTAGAAGTATTTGAATAGCTTGAAGTTACAGAATAAGATGAACTTAAAGCATATGAAGCGCTTACTGATGTATCTGAGTAACTTGAAGTTAATGAATATGAGGCACTAGTTGATGCATTAGAGTAACTTGAAGTTACGGCATAAGATGCAGATTCAGCATAACTAGCGCTTAATACAGTTATAGATCCAGTATCACCAAATGTTAATACTTGATTTCCATTCCAATTAAATATAGAACCAGTTACATTAACACTACCTGAAAATACAGCTGGGCCTATGTTTGTAAAAGTAGAAGAACCTGATACTGTAAGTGATCCTGATATTTCTATGCTTGATGTAGTAGCCCAAACATCCGTTACTATTTCATTAAATGGGGCAGATGGGCCTATAGGACCTCTTTCTCCTTTAGCACCTTGTGGGCCGGGGCTGTTTACTTCTACAACAGTAGTAATAGGCTGAGGGACAATGATTTGATTATCAGCTGTAGTTACTACTACACTGGCTATATCGGGTTGTCCATTTACACTATTACTTTGCATTAGATATAAGTTTATTATAAATATTAAAACAATTAATCAATTTATGATATCTGAGTTAGGGTAGCGATTACAGAAGGTACTGCTGGGCGTGGTGGGTTTATTCTTGTAGTTACAGCTTTTAGCTCAATATCATCATCAGCATTATCATTATGACTCCAATATATTTCAACATATGAGCTTGCAGACATAGGTAATATATAATTCCAAGATGCTACTAATGGATTTGCTGCAGCTCCTCCTGTTATTGTTACATCAGTAGCACTGTTTGCAATGCTACTCCCAGTATATGCAAACCATATAGTTACTATGTTAGTTCCGCTTGTAGTTCGATCCAATTGGGCTGAGAATTGTAAATTATATATACCCGTGTTCTCTACTGCGATTTTTGTGCTGTCGAGTAGGCTCACCCCCGATCCTCCAATATCTGTTGTGTCGAAGGACATACTAAGTATGCTGTTCCTCAGTCCTATTTGCGTTTGAGTAGATGAAAACGCTCCATAGTTAAATAGTTTATTACCCCAACGATAGAATGAAGAGCCACTCACTACATTAATATCTCCTATGACATTTAATGAGCCTGTAATAGAAGATGATCCACTAACAGATTGGTACCCAGATATAGTTTGATTTCCATTAATAAATGATGAACCTGTAAATAGTTGTGATCCTGTTATAGTAAAGGTAGTGTCAGAAAATGTTGATGTTCCTTTAACATTAAATGAACCAGATACAGATGTTGATCCTGTCACAATAAATACACTATTATGAAAATTAGATGATCCACTAACTTCTATACTACCACTCATTATAGTATTTCCAGTAATTGTATTTGATCCACTTAAAGTATGGATTCCTACAAATAAAGTTGAACCACTAACACTTAAAGAACCTGTTAGTTCTGTATTTCCTATTAGTATATTTGAACCAGATGTGAACAAAGAACCAGTCACTATTTGGTTACCTATAAAAATATTAGAACCTGTTGTGGCTAAACTACTAGAGTTAATAGAGCCAGATGGGCCTTGTGAGCCAGATGGGCCTTGTTCTCCTTGTGGTCCTGTTAACCCAATAGGTCCTTGTGATCCAGATGGGCCTATTCCTCCTTGAGGACCTTGTGGACCTTGTGGGCCAGGGCTTGTTACTACTATTACATTCATTATATAGTTGTTACTTCTTGACTTAAATTAACTGTACCTTGTAATAAGCGAGTCACTACAGAACAGTTTCCTGATCCAGTTGTGTATATTTCTAAATCATATAATGCATTATCAAATGTTAATAAAGAAGATGTGCAAGAAGAAATATAAACTCCTATAGATCCACTTGTTGGAGGAGTTGTTCCGTTACTTCCACTAAAATTTAATCCTGTTCCATCAGGTTGAAGGGAACTAGATAATGTAAGATAAACAATAGGATTTTGGTCAGCATAATTAGATTTAATTTGCATTCTACCTGAGTATCCTGTTAAGTCTACAGGAGTGCCATTTGAATCCAGGTATTGAATTTCAAAATTAGCTGTTACTCCTTGTTCTATTGTAAATGAATATCTACCAGCGGCCATGTTTAGTTTTTGTTATAAATATGGCGTTGTTTGAAAAACTTTACAACTATTATTAACTATTGTGTTAGTAAAGATGCTGCAAACCAGGTGCCAGATCCAGCGGCTGTTCCTTGTAGTATATTTTTAGAAGCAAGTGCTCCATTATAAGCTGTAAAATCAAGGTAGTCTGTACTGCCATTAAGATAAATAATTTTAGAACCATTTAAACTTATACCAGTACCATTTTGACATGGTTGTTGTATAATCATAAATGAGTTACCATTTTTTCTAGCTTGAATATTTATTTGGTTTGAAGAAGTTGTAGCCATATTATCAAACCACACACCAAATGAAACGTTATAATAACCAGCTACACTTGGAGTAAATCTATATGTTGAAGTATTCCACCAACTTTGTGGGTCATAGTCATCTACAAATTGTATAATAACATCTGATCCTGTTGCTATTAGTTGGTTAGCACTTAATTTACCTTGAGCAAAGTATGAGCCTACAACTGTAGTAGCTGCTATTACATTGCCATTTATTTGAGATATATTAGCCATAAATTATTTTTATATTACATACCAATCATTACTTGGTCTAAATTTCATTGTCCACCAACTACTATTTGTAGCACTTCGATAATATATATGACCTACTATTCTTACTACATTATTAGTAGATGAAGGAGCAGTTATTGTCATTCTACCAGTAGTATCAGAAATATATACAGGTAAACCATAATCTGCGCCTGGTATGTATACACCTTGGCTATTGTCATCACTTACTCCTATATCTCCTTCTATTAGTATGCTACCGCCGGCTAAACATATGCCTAGCATCTTATCCGGCCCATATCCGACAGTAGCTTTAGGATTATACCATGTCCCATCAGTTTCTAAGTAAACTAGACTGTAGTCAGCTACTCCGACATCTATAGGTGCTTGTATTAATTGACCAGCATAATTAGCTGTGTCCGCGAAGGATCTTTGTACTTGGTCGGCTATATTTTGAATGTTGTATAATTCACTAGACACAATAGTATCATTAGAGAAATCTAAGGCAACCCAGGTATTGCTAGGTTCTAATAGTGTTCTATTTTCCCAATTTATGCTGTTAGCACTTGTTGAATCAGATAGTATTTTGTTCTCCCAGTCTAATGCTGTATTAGTAGTTGAGTCATATAGTATTTTATTCTCCCAATCTACAGTTACATCATTTGCAACACTAGTTAAGGTCCCAGTAGACCAATCTACTCTTGCAATTCCATTAGCATCAAATAGATTTGGTTTATTAAAAGTAGTATTAATACCACCGTATGTTCCTGATACTATGAGTGATCCTGTTATATTTTGTAAACCAATATTAGTTAATACTTTATGCCACCCAGTTTGTGACCCGCTGTTGTAATAATATAATCCTTCATTAATAGACCCAGTAAGATATGTCATTAAACCTTGAGCAGGAGTAGTGATATTAGAAGTTAAATTAGTACGTGGAGGCAGAAATCCTTGTATTGTACTATCAACTTGCAACATTGAGCTAGTATGCATTGCTAAACCGTTTGTAGTACTGGTTATTAATGCTCTGTTTGATAGTAATCCTAATGAGATGTTCCCAGTCTGGTTACCTCCAGCAGCGTATACTGATGCTCCAGTTGGGTTGTTGCCGCTTACTCCTAAGCTGCTGATGGCGTGTACTCCTACGGCAGATGTACTTTTTACCCCAACTGCGCCATTATGGCCTGTGTTTAGCACTGTTAATGTAGTACCACCTACAGTATATTGTGATGCTATTAACGAGTTATCATTTAATCTAAAGTTGTTGGTTCTAGTACTTCCGCTCACATCTAATTTATAACCAGCACTAGATGTAGTATTAATAAGTAAACTACCACCTCCTGTAAGTCTCATTAACTCAGTAGTGTCTTGTAAAGTCCAAGTCATTTTAGAGTTATTAGCATCATATCCCATATTAAATTGGATCATACCCCAATAATATGAGTTTCCACTAATTTTTATAAATCCGTCTTGTACTCCGTCTGAACCGCCGTATAGTGCTAAAGATGAATTATCAATATTTTTATATATGTCTCCGGCTAATGATATAGTGCCTGCTCTTGATATATTAAAACGTGGGGTACCAGATTCCGCAAATGTTACATAATTAGTAAGAGCTGAAGACCCATTAATATATATAGCTCTAGTCATGGCGGATAGTCCTGCATTAGTAGCGTCAATATACAAAGATCCAGGTGAGCTTCCTGTATGCCTTAATATGGTAGTGTATGTAGCTCCATTTGCTTCCACTAATATACCATTCATTACTCCACCCTCATACCCAGAAAGTACTTTTAGTTTAGCTGTTTCTGTGCCTAGTTGGGTTGCAGCTGATGCTATTAGAGTATTTCCAGCAAGTCTAGTAGTGCCATTAACATCTAACTTATACCCTGCGTCTGTTGTTGTGCCGATGAGGACGTTTCCGCCTGTTGCAATGCGCATTCTTTCAGAGCCACTTGAATGGAATGTTATTCCTGTCCATTGCGAAGCGCGATAACCACCAATAGTTAGTAAACCTGTTAATGCTGAGTCTGTACCAAAAACTTCATACCCACCAAAACATTGATAAGTATAAAAGCTGCCGTTTAAATATGCTGCATTAAAGTTAACAAATTTATTTGTTCCGTTTACTTGAACAGATGCGTTTGCAATTATAGTTGTTCCGCCAACTGTTAATCTATCTGATGCTACAAATATCCCACTCACCCTTCCTGTTCCATTCACATCAAGTTTGTATCCTCCGTCTGTTGTTGTGCCAATACTAATATTTTGATTAGAAAATACACGTAGTGCTTCAGTACCATTTGTTGTTATTGCTAAACCGTTAGTTGCAGGAAAAAATAACCCACTTGTGCCTGGGCCTCTAATTATAGGGGTGCCTGCATTTCCTGTTTGATTTGCAATAATATAATTTGAGTTAATATCATTAGTAGTATATAACCTTCCATCATTTCTAAAATAACCCATCACACCACCTGCTGCGTTAAGCCAAACTTGAGAGTACTGATTGGCAGCTCCTCCATATGGCGTAGTATTTCGAGTAACTAATGGAGCAGATGTAGTTGCGGCATATGCTCCTACAATAATTAATGACCCAGAAGTAGGAGTTGATGTCCCTATACCTACACTTCCGCTTACTTCAAATATACCTGATGAGGTAATATGATCACCTCCCTGTCCTTTCATTAAAGCATTTAATGTAGTACCTTGTTCATTACCTATTGATCCAGTGTTTCTAGGACCCGAAATAAGCATTCCACTTGAGTAACTTGAACCAGATGGGTTAGAATATATCCATTTATTATTTAATGAATCCCAAAGTAAAGATCCAGTTGAATCATTACCAAATGAGCCAGAATCTACAACATTTATTCCTCCAAATTGAGCTGCAGGGTAATCTGTGTTTAGATTAATAAATCCTGCTCCTATATCTACAATAGATTGAGTAGTATATATAAAAGATGCTGTTCCTAATACATTTAAATTACCAGTAACCATTAAGTTACCAAAAATATTTACATCTTGATGTAATGAATTTAAATATGATGCAGTTTCAGCATATGAAGATGTGTTACTAACAATATCTGACCAATTGTATGGAGTACCATCTAAACTAATGGTGTCAATATCAATTTGGAGATTATTTGATGAATTGTTATTATCTACTAATCTTATAGTAGGATAAGAATTATCATTAAGGTATAATGTTCTATTATTTGTAAAATTGACTGATAGTAAAGATGCGTTACCTGTTCCTCCAAAATTAACTATACTATTTCCAACATTTACAACTTGTTGTAAAGACGGGATAATTGGTGTTAAAACATAAGATGCGGTTCCCGCATATGATGCTGAAGTAGCGGTTGAAGCAAATGATGCACTAGTAGCTGTAATTGCATTTTGAGCTTGTAACGCAGATTTAGCAAACTGGCTTTGTTTAACTATTGTCATATAGATTGATTATCTATTATAAATATCAATCTCTATATTCTTGGTAAAGTTTAAGAATTGGTTCTACTATCTCGTGACGATGGTTTGTCTTTAATGTTATTACTTTTACTCCTTTAATTTCTGCTTCTAAACGAGTAAAGAAACCAATACCACTATCTTTCTTTTGTTTTAAATCAGTTTGAGTTATGTCTCCGCAAAATACAATTTTACCACCTTTACCTAAACGACCTAACATCATTTCAGTTTGACCGTGAGTAATATTTTGACATTCGTCTACAATTACAAAACAGTTAGGGAATGTTCTTCCTCGCATAAATGCGAAAGGTACAATTTCAATTTGACCTTCAGCAACCATTTTGTCTATTTTATCTTTATCATAGAGTAAATGCAAGTTAGCATATATAGGAGCCAACCAGGGATCCATTTTTTCTTTTAGATCACCTGGTAAGAATCCGATATCTTCTTTTGCTACAGTAGGTCGTGTGATTACAATTTTCTCAACTTCTCTCTTAAAAACCATGTCTAATGCTATTTGACATGCAACCAATGTTTTACCTGATCCTGCCATTCCTTTTATTAAAGTAACAGGATTTTCTAAAATTAGTTGTTTCGCTTCTTTCTGCTCACTATTAAGTTCTATTTTAAATTTAATAGGATTTTTAGGTTTTCTTTTGTTTTGAAATACTTCATCATTGTAATCATTCGAAGCCATATTATTTATATATTAGTTTAACTAACGTGTCTATCCCCGCTTCCACGTGAGTCGTGTCAGGGTGTATTAATTCAAATTTATAACGCTCATCTAACGGTAATACCAAATCTACTTGGCTACCCCAACGTATTAGACTAAATCTTTCGTTTTGGGTTAAATAAGTATTTTGATATTTAACAAATGGAGCTATAACATCTACATCTTCATCAGCAATTTGTATTAAATAATAAGAATAATCTAATGAAGGTGAATAAATTTCATTAAACATTCGCTCATTATTTTTTAAATAATCTAAATTATTAGGATTAATAGCTTTGTTTAGAATATCTTTTTCAAGTGCTAACATAGGTTTGTTAGTTGACTCTATGCTTTCAATTGGGTCATATTTTAACACACCAGAGTATGGTATTCTGTTAATATGAACATCATAAAATGACATAAATACACCAATTACAAGAGATGGAGTATCATATGTTGGATCACACATCACATCCTGCAATGTATAATTTACACCTTTAATTTCTACAACTGGTTCTTTTGGATTAGTTATAAATTTTTGGTATAAAATAGTTCCATCTGCTGGTGAGAAGAAATATTCATTGTTAATGAAATTAGTACGAGGTGGATCTCTAAAGAAAAATGTATTTGAGAGGTCGCCTGTAGGTAGTTTTAGCAGTTCTTTTACATCACTGTCCAACCACTCTTCTAATGTTTTAGCCATAACTTATTATAAAAGAATTTTATTTTGATCTACTCTGTTCAAATGCATTACCATGCAACTTAAAGCAGCACCGCTTTTAGCATATTCACTAATATTGAAAAATACTGGTTCTAATCCTAGTTTATAGCATATTTTCTCCATAAAGTCAATTTTTGCTTTCTCACCGTCATACCATTCATGACCTTTATCTAACTCATGAATAAATGAACTACCTAAAACCATATTACCATATCGTACAGCATTTGTAATATCATAATAATGAATATGCTCAGGTACGTCTATAATGTTAGTATATTGTTCTATTAACTTAATTTCTTCGGGCTCGTAGAAGTCGGTGCAAATTAATGTGTCTTCGCTTGTTAACGGGAATATACTACAATCTAAGTGATATAAATAATCATCTACCATTTCTACTTTAATAATATTCATATCAAAGTTTTTCTCCATCCACTCATATGCTTTAATATCTGAGCGAATACCATAGCCACCGATATAAACATTATCATGTAGGTATTTTAGATCTGCTTCACCTTCCCATTTGTATGGGCTGATGTGGGTATCATAACCCATCATATTAAAGAATTTTTCACCTACATATTCTTCACCTTGTCTTGGTTCTGAAGTATAGTTAGATAATAAGATAGTGTTTTTATCTGTGATGTGAGGTAATTGTAGTCCTAAATTTGCTACATATACTTGATCTTGAAAATTACCTTCATTAGGTAATAGATATACTAAAGCACCTGCAGATATAAAGTTATAAACGTCCATAAACTGTTTATATGCTTTTCTTTTATCTACTTTTAATTCTTCGGGGCTTAGTTCTTGCATCCAAATGTTATTTGGATTAGATGTGTCTAATGTAAAAGGAAAATTCATTACATAAGACGGAACATTTAATTGTGACGGGGTTTCTTTCATTATATACTTTATTTTGATATAAATATAAGTAGAAACCTACTAAGTATAAAACATATATAAGAGAAAACAAAAAAAGGCCGGATAAATCCGGCCCTTTTAAGTTATATCTAGTTTAGATTAGATAGAGTTCAAACCACTAACATAAATCTTACCATAGAATTCAGGACGTAACATCTTCTTAGCGAAGCGAGTCAATAAACCTTTACGTGGAGTGAAGGTGTTTGGATCGTACACTAGAGGAGTCATGATCAACGGAATGTATGGAGCGAATACAGCACCTGCTTCTAAGAACTGAGTTCCACGGAATCCTAATAAGATTACGTTTTCAGTCATATAAGGGTTCTTGTAAACTTTGTAGCGACCGTTTAATTGGCCAGCTTTTTGTACGCCAAACGCATACTCCATTTGAGCAGCATCACCGTTGTTGCTAGAAGCAAATCCTGGGATTGATTCCAAAATAGTTGCTACAGTTGGAGAACATACTAAGAAGTTCGCACCACCACGTAAAGTCAACTGGTGAATTTTGTTACTTAACTTTTGGATCTTAGTACCAAGAGTTTGGAACCATTGACCTTGAGTGTTGTAATATCCGTTTTGAGTAGTTGAAGTTGGGAAATCAAAACCAGCAGCGTTAGCTGGGTTGTAAACACCATTGTTTAATGCTGTCCAGTACTCAGTTCCTGCAGCTGCATCTTCGATCAACATATCTAAGATTTCAAGGTCAATCTCTAAAGAGATATACTCGCTCATAATGTTAGTCAATTCTGCTTCAGCATCCAAGTTTTGGTAAGCGTTTAAATCTTGAGCAAACTCAGGAGTCCAAACTGCCTTTAACTTTTTAGTCTTAGCTGTGATAGCTTGTGATTGCATGCTAACGTTAATCTCTGGGATAACGATTGTGCTTGCGCTCTCAGCGTTAGGTGTTGAGTAAGAAACTGCTGGAGTATCTTCGAAATCACCACGAGTATTCATAGACGTCAACTTGTTGTATTCTACAACATAAGATCCGCTACCTGCAGTATAGAAATCATTAACACTTGAACCAGTTACATAGAAAGTAATTGTGTTGTTAGTGTAATCATAAGCTGTGAATGCTGGTAAGTTCTTAGTAATAGTTCCAGTAGCGTATGAACCAGATACTAATACGAAACCACGAACTGCATCAACATCAAAGTTAGATAAAGTTGTAGTAGCACTAGTTACAACAACTTGGATAATTTGACTAGCAGCAGCAGAAGCTGATAAATCTGAGTTAAAGTTAACGTTAGCCCAAGACGCTACACGTGCAGTTGCAGATGAACCAGAAGTAGCAGTTACAGAAGCTGAGAATTGGTTGGTAGAATATGTGAAACGACCAGCACCATACAAACCACCAACTGGGTTAGGAGTTGCGAATGGGTATTGGCTTCCAGTAGTACCATATAAAGATCCGTTTCTATCGAATGGGTTCTTGGTAGTACCATATTGGAAATCTAGGAAGAACACAAGACCAGAAGGCAAGTTCATTGGTTGAACGCTAACGAATTCTTTCGCTGCGATTTGACCGAATACCTTACGTACTAATGGCAATGCGATTCCAGCCCACTGCTCACCTTGTCCTACTGTGAAAGTAGCACCGGTTCCAGTTTGAGAGTTTTCGATTACTAATTGTTTTGCTTGGTTTTCAAGCATAAGGGCCATATTGTTTTTGTTGGTTTCGTTTTCGATACCTTCCAACAAACCAGTTTTGGTCCACTTGTTTGCTAACTTAGCTGAATCACTTTGAAGTGACTTCCATGGATTAGCAGACTCTAATAGGGATTGAATTGAGTTCATTTGTTTATTAATTTAGTTTTAATTTTAATTAGTTAATTCCAGCTAATCTTTGCATACGTGCAAATACTTCGTTGGATTCAATTATTGGTTTTTTAGGGGCCATACCCATTGCTTTTGAAGCTGAACCTAATGATTCTTTAATTGGGGATTTTTTCTCAGTTGAGGTAGTTAATCCTTCAGATAAAGTTTCATATACTAGTTTAACTTCTTTTACAGAACTCGCTTTATCAAATGTTGATAATACTTTTATTTTTTGTGTCTCAGATAAGTTTTTAGCTTTGAAAATTTTATTAGTGTAAAGCAATTTAGCATTTAATAAATTAACTTCATCTAATTCGTTTTTCAATTCATTTAATGAATCCATAGCTTCTTGAAGATCTTCTTTCAACTTTTTAGTTTCTTTGTCTTCTTCATCTTTCTCTTTCTCTTCTTCATCTTTCATAGCTTTTTTCTTGTTTTTCTTTTCTAAAAGCTCGATTTCAGCAAGAAGTTCGTTAAGATCGATTTCGTCAACAACCTCTGTTTCAGTTTCTTCTTCTTCACCCATTTCATCATCACCCATCTCCATTTCATCGTCGCCAGCTTCTTTAGATTTTAATTTAGCAGCTTCTTCAGCTGAAGTTAAACCTAAATCAACCATAATATCAACTACAAGTTCTTTAAGATCTTCAGCTGATAGGTCTTCAATGTCAAAATCTTCTTCAGATTCTTCTTCTTTGTCTTCGTTTTCATAGATACCTTCAGTTTCTTCTTCTTCTAACGCTTCATCGGCTTCTTCGTCGATTTTGTTTGAATTTTCAGATTCTTCTAGTTCTGCTAGTTCACGTAAGATTTCTTCAAGATCCATCTCTGCAGCTTCATTTTGGGTTTCGTCTTGCATCTCGTCTTTCATTTCCTCTTCTCCTAAATAATCGTCGTTTTCAGCTAGTGTTTCTAACTTTGCAGCGAACATTGATTTAAGATGTGGAGTAAATGCTTCCTCAAGTGCAGCCTTTGCACTTTCTATAGCTGTTTCTTTAACGGCTCTAGCATCGGCAATTGCTTCTTTAAATAAGGTTTTACTCATTTTGTTTTTCTCCTCAATTAATTTGTTTTGGAAATACGTTTATTAAGAAACGTAATAGATAGTTAGTTAATAGATACTGCATAGATGAGCAGTATATTCTAATATACATATATGAGGATTCTTTAAAAATGCACATGGATGAAAAAGAAATGCCTCTCTTTCGAGAGGCATCAATCCTAAAATACTATTTTAGGAGAGGTTATCTATCCATTCTTTTTTGATGTTCTAACCATTTAACTAAATATCTTCGCTTTTCAGATGGTAATAATTTAAAACCAGGTTCATCTTCCAAACCATCTAAGAAAGCTGGTCCATCTTCTGGGTTGTATTTGGCAAATAATTCATCGTAAGTTAATACTTCATCAGATTCTGTAATATTTTTAGCTTTATCAATCCAGAAATTTTCTTCTTCAATGCCGCTATTAAGTTTACCAATATATGATTTTAATACATTTATAAACGATTCAAGTCTTTTAATTCTTTCCTCAGAAGTAATTTCTTTACTTAGTCTAAGATCTTTAGCGAGATAAGAATCATAAAAATCATTTAATGCTGACTCAATTGATGCGAATTCTGAAGATGAAGCTTCTTTTAAAACTTTTTTTAGTTCTTCTTTGATGATTTGTTTTAATTGTAATTTTTTCATAGTTTTACCAAACGGGACAAGTACCTTGTGAACAAAGTATGTCAGTTATTAATGAGTTAACTTTAGAGTATTTACTAAAAGATTTAGCATTTAAACCTTCATTCATCATTCCTCCAGCTGGAGCCATGTATGAACCTGGGTTTGATGGTGTTGAAACAAAATCCCAACATAATAATTCAAAATCATCTTGTACTTCCATTAAATCACCCATTTGTTTTAATGAACCCATACCACGAGATGAAACACCTACTGGTATGTTGTTTTCGAATAATGATCTTAAAATATTACCTGAGGGTGTAGGTAAAAGTTCAATTGCTCCCAACACGTTGTCTCCGTCCCACCAAATCTTTTTAATGTTATGAGATACGTTTTTTAAATTGATAATAGATGAGTCTGGGTGGTCTAATTCGCCTAATGCTCTATTAGCAGTGACATTTTCCATATACTTATCAATCTCACGTTCCCATAAATCTTTAGAATAGTATCTACCATTGCCGTTTTTAACTTCAGCTGTTGCTAAAATACCTTGGACAATAGGATTACCTGTTGGGGATTTTCCTTCATCTAACTTAATAGACTTAGCAGTAAAGTATTGTGTTTCTATCAGTACTTGTTTCATTATTATCTAGCGTCTTTAGTTCCTGGGATTTCTTTGCCTCCAGCTCTTGTTATAGCGCCTTTCGCCGCCGAGCTGGTAGCTACTACTGGTTTGTCTGTTGTGCTAGTTGGGTCTAAATCATATAATGCCTCTTCTACTTCTTTGCTTTCTTTTTTTCCACCAGTTAATTTCTTCTTAGCAGCTTCTAACTTCTCAATTTCCTTTTTTAATTCTTTTACTTTTTTAGGATTAACAGAATCTTCTTCAAGTTCAGTTAAAGTAGTTAATGCTTTAAGTTTTTTCTTACGCATGTTTATTTCTTTATCAATTTTAACACGCATTGCTTTATTTTTAGCATCTTCACCAACTTCTTCAATATATTTCATATCAAGTTCTTCTTTGATAAGCTGTGAAATTATTGAACGAAACTTTTGCTCATACATACTTAGATTAGCACCTAAATCTCTTAAATCTGGGTTTTCATCATCCCATTGATAACTTTGATCATACATGTCGTCATCATAATTATCTAAATCATTAGCAAACTCATCATCCATAAACATATCTTCACGGTTATTAATTTCTTCACCGTTCTCATAGCTATATACTGTAGTATCACTATCGTACCAATCAGATATTTCATATCCGTTATCAGTTTTGTTTACATGCTGAACATATCCTTCTTTAGAATTCTCTTGTGCTTCTTTTTTAGCTGCTTCTAGATCATCCATATAAGATTCAGTTAATCCAGCTGCGAATGGAGTTGTAATTTTGTAGTCTCCGTTTTCTACTTTAGCTATAGGTAAATTTACCTTATGCATTGGTTCTCCGTTTACTACAACAGTTTTATTATCAAAATTGTTCTTAATTAAATTAATAATTTCGTTTGATAATTTGTCTTGTACTTTTTTAAGCATCGGAGGCAAATTACGAACATCTTGACGACCTCTATGTATAGCGGCAAATACTGGTGGTAATTTAGCTGATATATACATTTCTACACCTGCAGGTGAGTTAACCATTTTAATAAGTCCTGGGAAAGCGTTAGCCGCTTCTTTAGGGAGCATATGGAATGAAGGAATGAAACGTTTTCCACCACTACCTTTTTGTGGGCGAATTTGAATCATTTCTTCTAATTCATCATCTGCTTTAGATTCTGTTATTTTAACTGGTTCCATTCCAGATGATTTATATTTGCCTTTTGCTTCTTTAGGTTCACCTAAAGCAGGAGCTTTAACTTCATATCCTAATCCTTTAACACCAAACTGTCCGTCTTTAACATAATGTTGATTATCTTTAGCTAAATTTTTAGCTACAATAGCTTTTAATTCATCAACACTTTTGTCCTCATTTTTAGGATCTTTCATTTCAGCATAATATCCAACTAAAAATTCTTGTCCGTAAACATTATCAATATTTTTAGGATCTTTGTAATCAAAACCACGTGTTTCCATATCAGTTACATCTTTAGTAGGTTTCTTTTCTTCAGCTTTTGCTTCTTTAAGAGAGTCCATATTCTCATTAAAGATAGAAAACCAATCCGGAGTTTTATTAGATGATGTTACTAAACCTCCAATTCCTTCACTAATAACGCTTTTGCTTTTTAAAATATTAACAGCATCATTATATGATGTATATTGATTAACATATTCAGGAAATAGGTTACGTACAGACTTCATAAAAACGTCTTTATTACCTTTACCTTCTTTAAGTAGGTTGTATTGTTCTTGTATTGTTTTCATTTTTGTTTAGGTTGGAAAAGTTCAATTAAATCATTTAAATATTCTTTAGCAGTACTAGTACTGTATTTTATATCATATGATGGGTTTTCTTTATAGTAATTTATAGTGTCGTATTTAGCTTTAACTAATAAATCTTTTAAATCATTTAGTTGGGCTTCTATTTGATCATAATCTCCGATCTTTCCAGCTATATGTTTTTTAAGTTTTTCATCTTCAATATTTAAACCACTAATATAGTCGTCTATATTAAATTTAGCGTCCGACTCTTCGTTAACCCACAATTTTTTGGTATCAATAGCTTTAGAGTTTTTAGCCAGTTTTTCTGAGTCAACTAATTTATAACCTGCTTTAAAATATTGACTAGCATTTTTAGCTGTGTTTTTCTTTTTAACAACAGGTGTAGCAGTAGCAATACCTGTTCCAGTAGTATATGAAGCACCAGTACCAGTGGCGCTCATCTCTTTTACTACAGATCGTATTACCGCTTTTAGTTTTTCACTTAACATATTACTTAATTTTTTTCAATTCTTCCAACAACTCATAGTATTGGAGCAAATTAACCATATGATCATTGGTCATATTAGATGTTTTATCTAATTCCTTTAAAAGTGAAGAAACTTCGTCTAATTTTATTTTAGTTACTTTATCTGACACTGTAATTCTCAACATAGATAACTCGTTTTTTATTTCGTTTATCTTCTGGTTGTAGAATATTTTTAGTTTTGGGGTTGAGTCAGTTGAGTTGATGAATTCTTTTAAGACTAATTTTTGGTTAGAATTTAAGCTATCATATTTAGCATTAAATTTCTCTAAAAGAATTTTATATGTTAAGATACGTATGTCTTTATCGTGTGAGTTAAATTCCTCTATTACTTCACTTTCTACATTTTTCTTATCTAAATTAGAAGATGTTAAATATTCTAAAAGAGTAATCTTATTATCGATAATTTGTGTTAGATTAGGTGAGCCATCTTGAGTATAATTTTCTAACAAAATATATATAGAAGCTTGAGCCTTATAATTAGGCAATTTAGTTTTAAAAAACTCATCTATATTGTAATGTTGTTTTATCTCTTTAATCAAATTATACTTTTGTCTTTTTAGTATAGATTGATTAAGATGCTTAGCAGATTCCAAAACAGTGTTTGTTATCATATCTGCTTTACCCTCACTTAAGTTGGTATTTTTTAACAAAGTCTCATACAACTTATATTCTCTCCCTAATTCTGTCTTAACAAAATGTTTTTTGAGGATACCAGTAGCCTTTGAGTCTTTATTTGACAAAGTATCAGATGTAATTTGTCTAACGAGTAACTCAAAAAGAATACCCGTATTTTTATATTTGGAATGTTTAATTTCCATTAAGAATTTTTTATTATAAATATGACGAAGTCCTTATTCCTTTATATTAGATTCATCTAATAACGATTTCTCTTCAGGTTGATGTGCGAATACTATTTTCTTTTCTAAACTTTCAAACAGTTGTCTATTTTTTAGAAATGAAACTTGAGCATTTTCTAACGCTAAAGGTGAATTACCTTTAAAATTATTTCCTATATTTTTATCTTCACCTGTATCGTCTCCTTTCTTCATACCTATATTTCCTAATCTGTCTGTGCCTAAAGCATTATCTTGAGTACCTATGTCAGATGCTCTTTCTTTAGGGCGACCTAGTGTTAAATCTTCACCATATCCTGCTGGTACTCCTCCGTCCATACCTGCGTATCTGCCTTTACCGTATAGATAAGCTAGATCATGAGGTGTACCATATGATTTACCAGATTCCATTGGGTCATTACCTTCATTTTCTATTTGTTTTAATCTAAAGGTACGCTTTTGATCTTGTGTGATTAAATCTCTATATTCATCATATTGATCCTCACTTAAGTGGAATATGTTATCGTAAATCCAATTGGTAGGTAATAGTTTAGTTTCCATCATCTGGCGAGCTAAATCTACTTTTTCTTTCATTAATGCTATTCTTTCTTGATCATATATGATAGAAGGAGTAGTTAATGTTAAATCAAAATTAGTTAAATTTTCACTCTTATACCCTTGAGTATATAAATGAACTAATGCTATTTTATATAATTCTGATAGCATGATACGTTGGATACGGTCAATTGTACGAGCAAATCGAATATCTTCGGCGGCTAATGTTGCTTTACCTGTTAAATCCTTCTCGTAACCCATAAACGCTTTAGGTACTTTTAAAGCAGCGAATAATTTATCTCTTAAATAAACTACGTCTGTGATACCATCATATTCCATACCTTTTGTAGGTTCAATACGAGTTGTTTGGTCATTACCTCTAATAGGAATATAAAAATCTTCCAACATATTTTGTTGATTGTATTTTAAATTATATTCACCTGTTTGAGGATCCATAAGAGGTGTTCTCTTCATAGAAGAAATAGTCTTCTGCATGAAGTTTTCAACTTCATTTGGAGGAATAGAACCAACGTTTACATAGAAAATACGTTTTTCTGGGGCGCGAGCAATTCTATGAATAAGCATAGCATCTTCCATTAAAACATATTGTTTAAATAATTTACGAGCAGGTTCTAGATATGATCTACCATATGGAAGATAGTTAACATCAGTCATTAAACGAAAATGAGCCATCTCATAATTATCAAAATAGATAGAATTATCATCTTTGTTATTATTGTATGAACCATAAGCGTTTGGAGTACCATAATATCCACTTCCTCCGGCATATCCATCTGGGCTATATTTGAATCTTACTGCTGCTGGTGCTGCTTTGTCATATCCTTCTTCTCTCATAATATGATAAGCGGTGTATGGTATAACATTATATACACCAAACTTTTCAGTGATTTCAAGTTTTAAGAAAAAGTCACCATATTTACACATTTGGCGAACCCAAGACCATAAATTGAATTCAATATTTAATACATCATAAAATAAGTTGTATAATATCTTTTGGATATCTTCATCACTACTTCTAATTTGAAGTACCTCACCCATATCATTTTTTAATGTACTTTCGTCTGCTATGATATCTAATGCTGATGAGATAATCGCATCTGTATCCATAGCATCGTAATCTGAGTATAATTGGGGGCGAAGATACTGATAGTTAAGATTTAATTGAGCTCCGTAAAGTGATGTGCTATTAGTTGAATATATGCGATTAAATCTATCCATTAGAGAATTATTTGAGTATTCTCCACTTGTTTGGATAGTATTAACATCCATTACTTTTAACTCGTTTCCTCCGGCATTACGAATTATTACATCAGTTGAGAATAATCGTCTTAGTCGGGTAAAAATGTTAGTATCTGCCATTTGTTTTTATTTATAAATATTAAAATAACCAATTTAAATCTTCCTGTTGCCCATTAACATTAAAATTATATGGGTTATTTGGACTCGCTGTATTATACGCACCTAAAGAAGAATTCCTAGCTGAAGTAATATTATTTAACATATTTCGTGTAAGATCTAAACTTTGCTGTCTAAATTTTAAAGATGTATCTCTTAGATACATAGCTATGCCAAAACTCATTACTAAATCGTCGTTATAACCCGATTGAGCTTCAGGTCGACCATTTTTCCATATAAATACTTTCATTTCCTCTAGTAACCGTTTAGACTGTATAGTAACGCTTTTATCGCCGATATACTCCCTAAATTTATTAATTACTAGTGGTCTTGTTCTCATAGACATTGTAAAACCAGGAACAGTATTGTCTGGGTTTTCAAATTTGTTAAAATATGTCTCAGCTGTAACATTAGTGTCAGATTTAGGAGAAAAATATAGATTTCTATATCCTCTTTCTTGTATTGAGTCTAATGTAGCCCATCCTATGTTAGCATTTTCTACAGCTAATAGAGCTTGATTATATTCTGTAGCTATAGCTACTAAGAAATAACCAAATTCTTTAGGTGATAATTGTCCTTTATATTCTGCTACTTGAGTATTAGTTGCTATGTCTATAACATGGAATGCTGAAAAGTCTTTGCTATCCCCACGAGCAACGTCGGCTGTAACTAAATAATCTCGTGTATAATCAGCCGGTTCCCAGATCCATAAATTTTGGTCTGCTCCTCTTCTTTCTAATGGTTCTTTAATAGTTGTTTGACCAATAAATTCTAACCATTCACTATAGAATACTATATCTCCAGATGTACTAAAATCACAGTCACACTCTTGTGCCGCTATTCTAGGATCACCTAATAATTCATCTTGTTTTTTTCTCCATTCTTCATTTCTTTCAGGATGGACAAACCAAGGTAATTTAATAGGTAAAAAGTCATTTTCTTGAGCTTCTGCTCTAACCCATGTTTGGTGGAACCAGTTACCAGTACCATAAGGAGTAGATAATACAATTGCTCCACCACCGGTTGCTAAGGTTTGTTGAGCAGATGCCCATATCTCACCAATTCCTTCAATAAACGCTGCCTCATCGACTAGTAGCAAAGATACTGCTTCTGATCGACCTGCATCACTACTTGCAGATGTGGCTTTAATTTGTGATCCGTTGTTTAGACGTAGTGATAGTTTATTATTTTCGTCTGCTGGTATTTTTAGCCATGATGGGAGGTTGTCAAACATGAATTTAACTTTCGTAACCATGTTACGAGCAGTTTCTTGTTTAGTAGCTATACATAATACGTTTTTGTCCTTATGAAACATCATAAGCCATAAAGAGTAACCAGCAGCTAGTGTTGATATACCTAATTGGCGTGATTTTAATACTATACTATATGGATTATCTCTCCATAAATGTAATACTTTACTTTGGAATGGATAAAGATTAAAATGTATTCTACCTCTTTGTGGGTGTTGAATAAAGCAGTATTTGTTCATAAAGTGCGCCGGATCAGTGGCGCACTTTACAAACTCTTCACGAATTATCTCCCTAATGTTTGGGGATTCACTCATAACTATTTTTTAAGATTATTTTTTAGATTTAGCCATCTTAGAAAGATTCATAATATATGCTTTTTCCTCATCTGTGAAATCTGTAATTCCTTTAGCGAATTTAGCAGCAATTTTCTCTCCTATTGATTTTACACCAGGATCTACAACTCTTGGACGACCTTTAGCACCAGGGTTTTCTGATTTTGGTTTTGCTTTGAATTCATAATCTCCAGTAATATCTCCAGTTTCGTCATCTGCTTGAACATATCCTGATGATGGTTCTAAGATTCCGAATTTTGTTAATGCTTTAAAAGTTTGAGCTAAACCAGCTGTGTCTCCAACTCCTTTAGGGCTAGTTAAGTTAGCTACATTTTGCTTAGTCATCATTCCTTTTGATGAACCGTCTTTTTCAGACATAGCTGTAGTAATATCATTAACGGTTTTCATAAGTTCACCTTTCTTACCGTATATTTTACTTTTTAAAACAGCATCTTCTGGGCTTGTCATTTCAGCTGATTTTAGATCGGCTAATTTTTCTTTCCAGTCGTCTACTAAAGATATACCTTTAGGAGGACGAGCCATTTCATCAATATCCATCTCAGCGATGGTTTCTTTAATAATTTGTCTTAATAAATTAAGTTGTTTCATTGTTTTAGGATTTAGATTTTGATGATAAATATATTAAAATCCCAAATAAGATTTAATTTGTCTAATTCTCTCCTCAGTAGTGCCAGCAATAATACCAAAGTTTTGGATATGATTTAAATTTTCATTGATAACACCCTTAATAGTAATATCAATTAGTTTACGATACCCAGCATCTGTTTCTCTTACTCCATTATCTTCGATACTAACTCCAACAGGTGACACGTAAAATATATAATCATACTCCCAAATTAATGGAGCAGCATACTTAACAAATGCTTCTTTGTATTCATCATGAATTGAATTAGCACATTTAGCAAATGAAATCACATCAATAATTGTTCTATCAGTGATAACATCTTCACGCATTAATTCAGAACAACGTTCAGCTAAGAATATTGTTTGTCCTTTTAATGTACTATCAGTATTTAATGGAATACCTAAATCGCGTAAATACTTACTACGTTCAGTAGCAAAATAATAATCTTTAAATTCAGGTAATTCTTTTAATGCATGTACGAGTGTTGACTTACCTACACTCATTGTCCCACAAAATCCTATTTTCATAACAGTTGTTTTTATAAAGATAATAAAAAATGGCCCGAAGGCCAAATTTTATTTAATATGTTTTTTAGATTATGATTCTAACCAATTTGAAACAGCATCTACTACTTCATTAAAAGTTAAATATTCTCCAAAATCAAGATCAGGATCGTTTGAGTCAATTACCCATGATTTAAAATTCTCATCATTTGGGTCTTGATATACATCATCTGCTCCGATTGCTATTTCTTGTTTTCCTTTTTTATAGGTCAACATATCCATATCTCCATCTTCTGCTGATACTCCTGGTAGCCAAGAGATTGAACGGTATGGTTTTATTTGACCGCGAACTCCGGTACCTTGGCGTATATAATCCATTAAATCATTAATGGCTTCATATGCTGGTGGGGTATAGTCGTCAGCATAATCCATTGGGTCAAAATCTCCATCTGGGTGTGGAGTGTCATCAATGTCGCCTATAATTTCGCTTAATTTATTTTTATATTGACCTTCAGTGATTAAACCAGCAATTTTTTGCATTTTAAGAAATTCTTTATTCATTATCCTGTTTTTTAGTATGTTTACAATAAATATTCAAAAGAAATTAGAATCGTTGTTTTGCGACACCTGATTTATACCACGGCAATCCAACTCCGTCTTTTCTAGCTTTTTTATGACTATCTTTAGTGTGTTGAGTACCATTGATATAATACTCTTCTTTACCTTCAGGTGTGATTAATGCTGGTCCTTCCCAGTTGTGTAATTTACCATCTTTAATATAACGAACTGTGCCGTCAGGTGATGTAAACTTTTTTGTTTGTAATGTTGGATCAATACTCATAACTTTTATTTTTTATTTACTATAAAGATAACGTCTATAGATAAAAAGCCAAACATAAGTTATATATTTTCCAAATATTCTAAAAAGTCTTTAAATACTTGTTTATGTTCTGTTGTTGAGTTATTGATAACTTCCGCTAGTAAGATTTTAGGATCTGTGTTAGATTCTGTTAGTAGTGTTTTAAAATTACCTAAAACATATTCTGCTAGTATTATATCTTCAATTCCATCTTCATAATCATTTAGATCATTAAGATAAAGTTTAATACATTCGTTTATATTATTTTTTAAAGATTTCATTTAAAATATTTTTAATTTTTAATACTACTTCTTTTACGTTTTGGATTTGAGAATTTAACCAACTTAAACGTTGACCAAAACGTTTACCTTCCATCGGTTTAGATACATGATCAGAAGGAATATATTTTAATAATGGTTTAAGATATTCGTTACCTGTTAAAAATATAAAATTATCATTTTTAAGATCAATCCCAGATGATTTCATCTGTTTTGCTACTTCTTCACCCCAAGCTTCTTTTTCATCTGCTGGCATTTCTTTCAATGTTTTGTCATATGGTGCTAATTTTTTATTTAGGGGTACTAAATGATGTTTAGCGGACAATATGTACATTTTGTCTGGTTTGAGAGACTTACCGTATTCTAATGTTTTTTTAAACATTGGGGAGGCTGAATATAGTTCTTGTGCTGGGGCAGCGTGGTCTAATTTGGATTTAGAACAACTTAAAAGTACTATATTGGCCATTGAGTATTATTTACATATAAATATTAATGAAGAATTATTTCTTTAATAAGATTTGATTTTGATATTATATTAATATGATATACTAAACAAGGCATTAAATTAGGTAATAGCTCAGGGCATTTTTCCCCAAAGAATGATAATAAATGATCAAATGTAGGTGTACCATATCGTGTAGACATACGAATATTTAATGAGGATTTATCTAGTATTTTTTGAACTATTTTATAATTCTTATTCATAGTTGATTTTCGTAGTTCAGGAAATATGTTGTATAAAGCCACAATATATGGTTTAGAGGCGTCAAACTCACAATTAGCAATAATTTCCTTAGCCATCTCATAGTTACTAGTATCAGTACTATTAAGCATATTGTATAAGTTTTGAAATACTTCAGAATCAATAATTAATCCTTTATTAATTTCATTATTTACCGATGAGTCTAATACTACTTTAGTTTTATAAGAGGATATATTATTAGCAAAATCTAATAAAAAATCACAAGCGTCAGTTAATGGTTTAGATCCATGTTCTTTTTCTAATGCTTGTCCTCTTATAACCTCTCCTAATATTTTTAACTCAGCAAATGCTGGGTTAGCATTTATCATTTCTTGAAACTCATTTTCTTTTATTATAAAATGAGTACATTTAGGGGATTCAATAGTATATTCTAAATCATCAAGTGGCCTTTGGTTGAATGCGATATGCTGTTTAAATTTACTGTTATCTAATAACGCTTCTGTTGGGATGACTACAAGTTCTTCCATTCCATCTTTTACATATTGGTTTAATCTCCAATCCCATCTTGTTTTTTCAAAAAACTGATTGATGAATATTTCGTCAATGATGACAGTGTCTATTTTCTCCCATTTTCTAGCTGTTTTAATATCTAATTTATTATCAGTTATATAACTTTTTAATTTATATGGGGGTAATGTAGATAATGGTGAACGATATACTATTGAGTTGTCAGTTAGTTTATTATCTTTAGCATTTTGAACTATACTATATATTTCTTTTTTAGTATTCTCAGGTATAATATGAGTATATTGTTTCCAAGATAAAAGAGTTCGTTTTCCACTATGGGTAGTAGCATTAGATATTTGTAAATCTTTATATACTTTATTCATAATATTATTTCATTAAAAATGTAACTAAAGTTTTATTTAACATTAATGATTTAAATGATGACGTATCACCATTATAGATTGATTTAACTACTTTATATTTTAAATCAGTGGCTAATAGTTCCTCGTTTATTAAAAACGCTAAACGATCAATATATGACTTTTCGATTTTATTATTTTTAGAATAAAATAAGCTAAAGTTAATCAAACGTGTTGATATAATTGAGGCTAAATCTGCTCTATATTTATCATCTTTACCAATAATACCTTTTAAAGTATTTAAAATATATTCATTACTTTCATGAGTCATGATTGTTTCTGGTGAGATAATTTTGTCTAGTTTATTGTTAATAAACATTGTGAACATAGTTGTAAATTCAGATCCAACACTACCCTCACCAATCATTTGAATCAATCCTAATTCATTATCAAATGAATTTAACGATGAAATTGAATTAAAAAATGTTGTAATACTTCTTGAATTAGTATTTGTTGATACTAGTTCTGGGTGTTTTAATAAGAAATTAATACATCTACTATCTACTGTAGCATTCTCAGCCCATTCACTCCAACAGTTGATGTCAAATTTTAAATTAACTGATATAAATCGTGTTTTTTGTGCACTATCAATACTATTAACTAAATAATCACCATTGTCTGGGTTACTTGTTAAAATGATATGCCAATCTTTAGGTAATGTCCAACTAATATACTGCTGTCTATCAATTAATTCCATAACAGCTTGAATGAATCTTACATCAGCGCGATTCCAGTCATCTAATAATAAAATACCTCCATTTGTTTTACCACTAATCCATTCAGGCGGACAATAACTCATACGGTTTAGGCCTGTGAATTTATATCCTTGTTTAGTGTACTCTTCTACTGCGTGTTCATCAATCCATAAACAATCATTATCTGTTTTACATACTTCAAATTGGCGAATTGGAAAACCTACTAAATCACCTAACTCTTCAATTTGAGCTAAATTTAACTTAACAAAGTTTAAATCTGTTTCTTTTGCTAGTTGTAAAATTGTTGATGTTTTACCAATACCTGAGTCACCAACTACTTCAACAGCTACTGGTAGTTTACCATTTTCCTGTAGGTAGCGGTTATTGTTGATAATGTGTTTTAGGAATTGTTTTGCCTCTTTAATATTCAGAGACACTTCTGTGTGTTTTTTTGTTTTTTCTTTTGCCATAACCTTTTTTTTTATAAAGATAACATCGTTTTTTTAAGAAGCCAAACCTATTTTAATTGTGTGGCCCCATCCATTTTCTTTTACTGATTTTACGTCGTCGCCACTTGAGCATATAACCATCATCATTGGTTTAAACGTCTTAACTGTATTTTCACCTATATGACCATCAGTTAATATGATAAGACTGTTAAACTCTTTATGCTCGTTAAAATATGCAATAAATGGATTCATATCAGTACCACCTCTACCTGTTATTTGGTTAGGTATGTCACCTTTATATTCATATATATTAGTGATACTGGCGTCACCTTCAGCTATAGTAATTGATACGCCAGTTTTATGCATATGATTAATCTCACTAAAAAACTCAATCAAATCATCATTGCCAACTGAACCTGATGTGTCGACTCCTACTAATATTTTCTTTTTAGTTTTAATTTTTAATGCTGGGTTTTCTTGGAAGCGTTTGTTTAGTTTACGTCTTGTTTTTTTAGTGTATGTTTTTGATGATGTACCACAAAATCGTCTAAAATATGTTTTCCAATCATATGATGGTTCTGAGTCTTCGAACATACCATCAATCCAGCTTTGTAATTCTGCTGGTATGAATCCTCTATTTTTTTGTGAGTTAACAATGTCTTTAATTTGATGTTCAATTTGTGCTTTAGCTAATTTGGCATCAGCTTCGCTCATTCCATCAAATTCTTTCCATGTTGGGTGTAAACCATCAAATTCCCCAGGTCCTGTTAAACCATCCATTAAATCTTGTAATGATGGACTTGTCCCTTCATTTAATGCTTTTTGCAGTAGATTGTAATATACTTTAGTACCTGCTTTTTCAGGTAAAGTTAGTTCAGGAAATGAGGATAATAATATAATACCTTCTGTTGGGTAATATTCTGGTGTTAGGTATTGGTTAATTTCTAAATCTGCTGCTATGTTATGTAATTCTTGATTTGGGAACCATTCTCTGTCTTCTAAATGATTAAAACATATATGAAGTAATTCATGTTTTAGTAGTCCAATTTTCTTTTTATCATTATCTAATGAATTCCAAAATTCTTCATTAACTGCTAATTGATAGTTAATGTTTTGTTTACACACACCAGCTGTTGGTATGTCTTTTCTTGTAACTTTATTAAGTGTTGATAAAAATAAACCATAGAACGGTTCATTAAACATTAATTGTTTACCTATTCGTGATAGGTCTTCTTGTAAATTTGCCATAACCTTTTTTTTTGTAAAAATAACAAAAAATGGCCCGAAGGCCAAATTTTATTTTTGAATTTTTTCTTTTATAGCTTTTAATACATCTTCTTTTGAGACAGGATGTAATACTTCTTCATATTTGATACTTTCTCTAGGGTGATTTTTATTATATATCCTAGTAATATTTTCTGTTGGTTCATGATATGGAGGAGTAAAATCACTAATTAAAAACGCATGAGCACCACATCCCCATGCTAACCATGATAAACCTGAGGAATTACCAACAAAAAACTCAGATTCAGCTAAATCTTTGATGCGATCTTCTAGTGGATAATCACCTGATTTGTTAGTAATATTTTTTAAATATGAGTATTCTTTACTAATTACTACAACTTCGTATCCGTATTCATTAAATAAATCAACAATGGCTTGCCATCCTCCTATAATATTCCATTCTTTAGTTTTTAAACTAGCATACTCACTTAAGCATACTTTTTTCTTACGTGGAACATTAGGATAATTAATTTTTGGTTTAGATTCTTTATATTCTAATCCTAAAATATCAGAAGCTATTTTTTGTAATGGATTATTTAGATATAAACTAGGTTGGTATACTTTATTAGGACTATTATTAGTACCTATATAATATTGAGCAGCGACATTAGTAATTTTAGTGTTGGGAGCCACGAACATTATGTCTGGGTATGTTTGTTCAAATAATTCATTAAAGAATGTAGAGCATATTACATGGCATTTATGTTTAACTCTAAATTGATCTACATAATCAATCCACGCTAAATTATCACCTAATGCTCTAGCATCCATTTTAATGAATACTACTTTATTTTCTAGATCTAAAGTATAAGTTCCTAGTATATTACTTTCTAAATCTTTAAAAATTAATTTCCATTTAGTGTAATATTGTCTAAACCCAGGGACTGGTTTATTATCAAGTTTAACTAATCTAAAATCTATTAGTTTATTAGTTTCATCATCTATGAATTCTACTATTATAGATGAATTTACTTCACTTTCAACTTCAGGGGAAGCTGTAATGATTGGAGTTCCTATCTCTAGTGGAAAGTTGGTCGAAAAATCAATTTTTATATTCATAATAAATTTTCTGCTACGTAAATTCCATGTGCACCACTAACTGTTATACCTCTAGCACTTAACGCGTCTCCTACAAAATGCACATTAGGATAGTTAGTTAAAGCTAAATTAGCATAATCAACTAGTGGTTCAGGACTTAAATATTTTACTTCAGGTATATACATTCCCCAATCGTCACCAAATTCAAATACTTTATTCATTTGATCAATAAAATTAGTAATATAATCAGCATATTCACCCATTACTTCTTTAAATTGATTTAGATTAAAAATTTGAACTGCATTAACATTTTCACCTTCAGATGTTCTTGATGGTGTACGAGATGGACTATAATATAATCCAATATTTCTAAATTGCAATTTACTTACTATTTCACGTGACCATTCAAATGGATTTTCAATACCTTTAATTTCCATTAAGATACCAAAATTAGTCATATCATTTCTAAATTCTTCACCTTTCTTAGCATGACCGTTATAACTAATATCACCATATGTTTTTTCTACTGCTACATATGCTGCATTATTGTTAGTGCAGAATGAACGTAATGATACATTGTCAAACTTTTGATATAGTTTAAAATCATAACTTACATCAATTAGTTTTTGGAAGTATTTTTGTGGTGCTTCAAAACGTACTCCAATTTGTACTGATTTTGGTTCTGTTGGTAAATCATATTGGTTAGATACTTTTTGAGCAAAATCAATACCTGATTTGCCTACAGCAAATATAAGAGTATCATATGTTATTGCCTCATTTTCTCCGTACCCATCAACATAATTAACCCAACTATTAGCTAGATTTAAATTAGTAATTTCGGTTCCCCACATAAAATTAACACCATTATCAACTAAATATTGATACCATGTTTTAGCAATTTCATGTAGATAATTTGAACCAATATGCCATACTGGGAATAAACGTAATCCAAAATATGGTTTAATAAAATCAGGTTCTGCTTGTGGGTCAGAGCAAAATATTTCTTCTGGTTTAGGGTGGAAACGTCTAAAGTTATTAATAACTTGATCCATTAACTCCATTGCTTTTTCCTCACCGCAATATTTTGATAATACACCTCCAATTGCAGTATGATATGTTAATTTACCATCTGACCACCCACCTGCTCCTAGCATACCTGTCATTACCTCTTCAGGTAGACGATTATGTGGGTCATTTCCTTTGTCTATGATTGTAATTAATTCACCTGGGTAACCATTATCGATTAGTTTTGTAGCAGCATTTATACCTGCTACACCAGCTCCTACTATAACTATTTTCTTATTCATATACTGTAAAAATAATAAAGAATGGCCCTAAGGCCAAACTTTATTTTAAAATTTTAAATATGTTACTTAATTACACCTGCTAATTTTTGCATTCTTGTAAATGATTCTTTCACTGGTTGGGTTTGAGTAGTATCTTTAGAAGTAGCATTAGTAAGTTCATTAGCTGCGGCTACGATAGCTCCTCTAATTTCTGATGTTCTTTTTAAGAAATCTGGGTTTAGGTATGGTATTATTTCGCGTAGAATGACTTGTATGGCTTCTTCAACAGTGTTAATATTTTTAAAACGAGTTACTAAAGTAGGATTTCTAAGAATATTTTGAATAGCTGTTGAAGCATCTTTTTCTTCCTCTGTAATTCTATTTCTCATACCAAACATTATGCTTCGTAATTTTCCTTTGTCTTTAATTAAATTTGGATCAATTATACCTATAATGCCTGTAGTTAGATCTTTAAGCTCATCTTTTTTATTAATTAATTTAAGGTATCGCTGTATATCTTTTCTTTTTCCTATTTCAGCGCCTATTTTATTTGCATCAGGTTGGTCTTTAGTATTCTTTTGAGATCTATCATAAGCTTGCGACTTTGTTTCTCCTGGTTGTAGGTAAACATAGTTGCCCCCATCTTGAGGTGCAAACCCCATACCTTGAAGTTCTTTTTGTTCTTGTTTAGAAAGTTTTGAAGGATCTACAATACTAACATCTGTATTTCCTTCCGCAGCATACATACTTCCTAATAATGCTATGATAGCTACTCTGTTAGCTTTAATTTCTTCAGGTGTTATTCCCAATTCACTAAATAAATCATCAATAGCTGCCTCTTGTAAATAAATTTGAGCTTCAGTTACTTGTGTAATTGGGGCTTGTGTGTTGGCTCCAGGTTTAGTAGCAACTGCTTTAGCTCTTGGAGCCAACTCAACACCAGTAAGAGCAGATATTTTTTTCAGAAATGAATCTGGTGATTTTCTAAGGTTTGGGATAAGTTTAGCTAATTTTTTAGCAGTTTCTGGGGCATTACTATCCTGTACTTTTTTAAAGTCATTATCTGAAAGGCTAGTAATGGTATCTTTGCCTAATTGTGTAAAAATATTAAGTTTAGGACTCATACGAGATAAAACCATTGCTATTTGTCCATTTCTGTTTAGTTTAGATAAACTAGTGACATCTTGTTTAACTTGAGTAGGTTTGATAGGAGTAGCCTTTTCACTAGATACGTCAGACATATCTAATGGGGGAAGTTTTACTCCAGTTTTATCAGATGTGTTTGGTGATGTTTTTGGTGTTTCTTCGTCTGGTAACTCTTCGTCTGATGGTTCTTCTTGGTCTGTTGGTTTTTCATTTGTTTTCTTTCTTGAGAAATCCCAACCCCATCTTTTAAATGCTGGGTTAAAGTCTTTATCGAACTCATCTGGGGTTGTGGTAGTTTCTGTAGATTCTACATCACCAGTTACAGTAACTAATGCTCCTGCTCCTTTATTCCCGTCTTTTTTAGATGTTTTCTTTAAAGTTTTATAATGATCATCTGGAGTGTCATCTGCGGTTACATTGACTTTTATATTTTTTAAACCTAATTGGTCAACTTTTTGTTGGATTTTAGCTTTAACTGTCTCAGCCCTATTATCTGCTAATGAACCTTCACCATCATCTGGGGTGTCTGAGCCGTTTCCTGTGTTTGAGGCTTCTCCGTCTATATCTATAGTGACTTCACCACCTCCAGCATTGTCTAATGTTTGCAACTGGGTTGCTATATCATCTATAACTTTATCACCTTCAGGTGCTATTCCACTTTCACTTCCTTTACCGTATTCAAACTTAACAAATTCAGTAGAAGAATTTTTTTCATCTTCTAAGTCTTGTAATGAGTTACCCTCACCGTCGTTAGCTCCAACAGCTTTAGCGTCATCCCAAGATACTGTTTTATCATCTCCACCACCAATTTGATCTATATCAACATTATGAGATATAGTAGTAACTTGGTCAGGTGTGAGTGCTTTTATAGTATTACCAATTTTAGGAGCTAAAATAGCGGCACCTATTGTTAAAGCTAAAATTACTTTACTTATCTTCCCAGAGGTTGAATCTAAGAATTTATTTAAAGGAGCCATGAATTTATAGCCTGATTTATTAGGATTTTCTTCGTCTGCCTCTGATAAATTTTGGTTTAAAGCTTGTTTTACTTCATCTGGAGATAGATTTTGGTCTTGTATTCCTTCAATAGCTTTTTTGAATGCTTTTTCAAATTCTTCTTTCTCTTGAGAATCTAAAGCATTATAGACAGCATCTAAACCTTGAAACCAAACTTGAGCTTTACTATCTACAGATTTAGTTTTGGCACCATCTGCTTCTGTAATTAGGATATTATACCCCATTATTTGGGAATATATGTTAATGCCTTCTAAGACTTTATTATATTTTATATTAGTAGATTTAACACCTGCTAATTTTTGCATACGAACAAACTGCTCGTTAAGAGGTTGTATCATGATTTATAAATTTTCAATTTTAAAGTGCCGGTCCCTTTAATAACACGATGCCACTCATGTTTAGGAATAAATATTGGAGAATCCATAGAAGTTGGTAACTGGTTTTCAAGTTGTAATTTCCAGTCTGTTTTTCCTACAATTTCTACAGTGCGATGTTCATTATCTCTATGCCACATCAATTCAATAGGATCTATATTTTCGCTAAATTCACGAATAATATATTTATCTGTAACTTCTATATCTGTGTAAGGTCTCATTCAGCTTTAGGCAAAAACCAATTAGAACACCACATTGATGGGTCTTTTATTTGTTCATTAGTTATAGGGTCTATTAGTTCATTAGTACCCATATATTTTTGATATTCTTTATTACCACAATAATGCTTATCTTCTTGCATGCTGTAAAATTTACAAACATGGCACCCAAAACCAGCATGTGAATACATGTATGGTGGGTATTTTGTCTCTGTTTGAGTTTCGCTTAATAAATCAATTAGTTTAATCATATTATTATAGACCTTTTAGTTCAACATCACCAATTTGTTTAAAATAATTTACACCATCTATCTTACGAATATCACCTATAACACCCTTAATATCTTCTTTCCCAAATCCACCTTTACCTATGTAAGGATGAGGATCAACTTTAATACTCAATATAGATTCATCAGTTTGAGGAGTTACATTTTCCCCTTCGGCTGGTTTAGTAGACACAATTGTAATACCAGTTAAAGAACGAATATCTGATAATACTTCTTCTTTATTACGTTTACCTGTATTTACTGATAAAAGACCTTTAAATTTATATACAGTAGATTTTGTTACTGCTTCAGCCATATTGCCATTTTTAGGACGGATATATGCTATCTCATCTAATATTTCTTTTATTGTTTGTTTAATTCTATTCTTATCCATATTGATTATTTTGTTTTCCCCCATTTTTTACCCTTGCCTTTAGTTTTACATTGGGCTGGTGTAGGACGACATGATGGGTATTTGGCGCGGTTTTCGCCTTTTTTACGACCACAAGACTTACACTTACCATCACGGCATGTGTTACAATCTACCCAACCACCCTCTTTACCAGGTGTTCCTTTACGTTTAAACCACTTATGAAGTGATTCATCTTCATTTAATGGATATTCTTCCCAATTATCAGCCAATCCTTCTACAAAACTTACAAACCAATCATTTAAATCATCTATATCTGCTTTTTGCCAACGTTGGTTAAATTTAAGTTTATCAGTGTCTGTCATCCAATCAGAACCAAATATATCAGCTTCATTATCAGTGAAAATTTCTATTAATTGATCTATTTGATCATCAGTTAATGATTCATCATTTAAATAATTAGGCAATAATGATTTATAATATGGTTTTATTTTAATTAAATCATTTTGAATCTGTTGAAAATCTAACCTTCCCTCAGCATCTATATAATTATTTTTAGTAGATAGATCTTCATATTCTTTTAGATCTTTCCAGATTTTACCTTGACGACATCTAACAATAGCCCCAGATTTGTAAGCAGATGGTTTATCATACTTACGATCAGCAATACGTTTACAACGATCAGCTTTTTTCTTTTTCTCCTCAAGGAGTTGTCTTAGTATCTCTGTAAGTTTCATATTACCAGTATCCTGAGAATGTTGTTTTTAGTCCTAGCAGTTTGGCGTAGCGAGGTAAGCGACATGACCAATATGATGCTTTTGTCTTATCTTTCTTTTGAGGACAATTGTGGCGTTTAGAAAACGCTTGGCGTGCTTTAGGATTATTTAATTTAGAGCGTAACCCACCTCCAGCCATACCAAATGACACTTTCTTAATACGTTTAGTTTTAGGATCTCTAACATAAACATAGAATTTTTTAGAACCACCACGACGAGGTTTATTAAGGGGTGGGTTTTTCTTTTTACCTTCCTCAGATATAGGTTCATCAGCTATAGTATTAATATCTGCTGCTAATGAGTCTTCTGCTTCCATAATTGGGAAGTCAAGAGGAACTATCTTGTTTTCAAATACACCTACAATACCTAAATCTGTTTTTTCAAATAATTCTTTATCAGTACCTTGTAGTTCTATAATACCTTGTTTCCATAAATTTCTAGCTTCAATAACTAGATTAATATGAGATGTTGATGCAGCGCGGAAAACACTTTCGTTAATCGCGATTTTATTGGTTATATGATACCTTAAATTCTCAGAAATAGGAGCATCGTATTGTTTAGATTCATTTAATATAGGTGCTTTATTGCAGTTGCGAGAACACCCACAATCACATTTCTTTTTAGATTTTAATCTAATTAATGCTTCTTTAAGTATTTTGTCTTCTAAACTTTTCATAATAATTCTATTTGGGTTATAAATCTAATTCTAACTTTATCTCCTATTTTAAAAGACTTAGTTGATTTTAAATTATGCCCTGTTTTCATTAAATTGTCTAACAATGGGTAAAAATCCATTAAACTTAAACCTTCTTTTAGTTGGTTTTCTAATGTTGGGGAGTCACCTGTTGCAGACAACTCACGAGTAATGGTATCACCTAACGATAAATAGTATAAAACTTCACTAGATACCATCCTTAATGTTAAATCAGGAGATGAAGTGTTAGTTACAAAACAATAAAATTTATTAGAAACATTAGACGCAAAAGATGTTTGGAGATGAGACTGGATAGTGTTGTCTCTAGATGATTTGATTTCTATTTGTTTGTCACCTATTAATATATCATCATGTCCCCTTTCTGCAAATACACCTTTAGATAAGGAATAATTAACTAGAACTTGCTCAATTTCTTTGCCTATATTACTATGAGTCCCAGTTGAGTGTTGTTTCCAATTAGGTATAACATATATAGGAGTAGAGAATACTATGTTAATAGGATCTAAGTCTTTATTATTATCATAAGTAAATTGAGCTAGTTCATTGAAGTACTCTACTCGAGTTTGGTTTAAACTCTGGGTAGGTATTGAATCAAATGTAACCATAGGAATTTATTTGGTTAGTATTTTTATAAGCTCTTCTTTAATGATTTGTTTTAGTTGATCTTTAGGTAATGTTTGTTCTGTTATGCTTTTAAATTCTCTATATTTAAGTTGTGGAAGATCTTTTAATATGTCATTTTTCAATACTTCAACTGTGCTTTTATACTTTTGGGATGCAGCTACAGGTGCGGTAGTTGATGAATAACTCTGAGATGCAGCTGTAGGTTTGTATAGGCTAGAGTTTATAAGAAGTCCTACTATATTAGCTGCTCCTTTAGTACCAAATGAAGCTACCTTTTTTTCAAATTCTACATTATTGTCTCTAAGGATAGCTTGTGTTTTTTCAAAATTTTCTTTCCCACCAAAATTATAAACAAATACTCTTATTCTTTTATCAAGATAAGGTCTTGTGTTAGTGTCATTTTCTTCATTAATCATTTTAGTATCGATTTTAATAAGATTTTTTAAACTTTTTCTATATGTTTGTAGCCCATTTAATGTTACAAATACATTAACTCCGTCTGGGGAGATATTTTTAACATAATATATTTTAGGATCATTTTTAAACTCAACTTGTGAGTTTGTCTTTAACATTTGTTTAATCCTACCTAAATCAACTTCACTTAATGGAACTTCACCTTGTATATTACTATTACGTTCTATATATAAGATATCCATATATGTTTCGATATCATCTTCAGATAATCCTTTTTCGCTTAATATATCACGTATAATGTCTTCTAATTCAAGACTTTCATCGCTATTAGCAGGAGAGTTAACAAATTCATTCCTTAATGTAGGATTCAATTTTATATTAGCTATAACTGATGGTGATATTTCTTTAATGTTCTTTTTCATTATACTTCAGCTGGTATTTCTTCTTCAGGTTTTGGGGCTTCTTCTTCAGGTTCAGGTGTTTCTTCTGCTGGTGGGGATGTTTCCTCTCCACCTTCAGGTTCTTTTTCTGGTTCTGATGCCCAAGCGTATGATAATATACGTGCTATGGCCTCAGCCGCCCGTTCTTCTTCAGGGAGGTTTAGTAAATAATATTTTTTGCCTTCTACTTTAGCAATCCAAGATCTATCAGTATGGGTAAGGTAAAAACTCTGCCCATTATTTAATATAATTTTAAGAGTAGTAGGTCTAGGAGCAGTCCACTGGATTTCTTCAATAAAAGACTCATATTGATCTGTCAATAAATCTATTAAAATGTCTTTTAAAGGTGGGAATCTACTTAAAATAGGAAATCTCCCAGCATCAAATGATATAGGAGGAGTAACAGTATCTAAATTTATTTCTTGAGACGAAGCTGATGATTCGCTTGAGTCGGAAACTTGTTTGATAACAGTTTTAATTTTTTCTATTAGTTCTTTCTTGGTCATTTGGTTTCATTCATTAAAAAATCAAACACTTGATCTACATTTTCTTTAGCAGCAGTTATATGATCATCTGCCCAGTCATGTCCATTTTGGAGTATAGAATCTACCATCGTAGGATCCATTTCCATTAATATCTCAATTTGACGCTTCATTTGTTTTAAATTACTAAAAAACATATAATTTTCAGTTCTTCCATCTCCTCCTTCTCCTAAAGATTCTTTATTATATTTTTTGTTTTTAGTGGCTTTTACAGCATCTTCTTTACTTTTACCAGATGCCATCATACGAGATACCATCACATCTGCAAAATCGTTATCTCCATCACCGTCTTGATCCTTTTTAGATTTGTTGCTATTTAAAACATCTTTTATTATTTCTTTAAGTTCTTTTTTATTCATCTTATTAAGTTTATTTTTAGCTCTATCTACTGCGCTGTAATATGCAACTTGATCAGCTTCAGGACCGTAGTTCTTAAATAACTCTTTATGATTTTTACCAACTATGCTTTGATAATAGTAGTTGATTAGATCTGTTTCTTTATCTGATAAGTTAGATGAGGCGTCTTTATTGTCTAAATATTCTTTAATTTCAGAAGAATACAACGCCTTCATATATCTTTTAGCTTTTTCGATAGATGAAGAACATCCTTTTTTTTCTCCAGTTTCTTTATTATAAACACATTTTCCCTTTCTAATATACGGCATGACGTTTATTTTTATAAAGATGGGGGGTATTTTACACCCCCCGTATCTTTTAGTTTAGGTATACTTATTTAGTTTTACCTTCAGCAACTGATGCTTTATTATAAGCTGCAATTACTTTTTTGAGGTTACTAGCTGCTTTTCTAGCGCGACCTGCTGCTGCTTTTGTAGTCTCGTTATGGTTTTCCACTAACTCATTCCACAAAGTTTGCATTTGTTCAAATAACTCTTGTTTCATATATTTTATTTTTAGGGGTTATACTTCTTCAGTAGAGATTTGTTGTCTTGTAAAATAAGTAAGAGCATTACCAATTTGTCTTACAAGTTTTTTATCTCCTAATTGTTTAGCTGAGTTTAACGCGGCTGTTAAGTCTTGTTGTACTTCATCAGTTGATCCGTTACCATCACCCATAGAATCATCGGTTGTATCTTCTGCTGTGTCGTCTGTTTCAGTTTCTTCAGCATCTAATGTTACTTCCTCTTCTTCTTCGTCTTTTTTAGCTTCTTCTAAGTCTATTCCATCTTCAGTCAAAGCAGCCATAATTTCTTTACGAATAGCTTCTTTTAACTCAGTTTTAGACATTTTCTTATTTTTAGGTTTTTCAGACTCATAAAATGTGTCATCATCAAATCCCATATCATCCATTTCACCACCATAATTGTAGATATCATCTGTGTATGCATTAGGATTACCTGCTGAGAAAGGCTCATTTAAAAAATCTTTTACAGCCTTGCTCATATCAGATGGCATTTCACCTATTGATAGATTAAGAAAAGGTTTTACATCCCCGTCGTCTGTGTAAGGTACGAGAATGTCTATTTTTTCTTCTTCTGGTGTAGCTTTCCATGCTTTTTCCATTTGAAGATCATCATCTACGCTCATCTCATTTATTTTATTAGCATATTGAGACTCAGTAATTACTCCTGCAAGTTTTTGCATTTTGAGGAATTGCTCGTTGATTTGTTTTTCCATGTTATATTTTATAATAAATATTGTTTTATTTGTTAGAGGCGTTATCATGGCCGCATTTATGGCATATGAATAAATCGTCTCCTCCGTCTTTTATTTTCCATGACCATCCACATTTATCGCAAATGATTTTAGAATTAGCAATCATTTCCTTTAATATGTCTGTTAGGGTAATCATTTTTTGTTTTTAATAGGAACACAATTTGGAACTTGTTTACCATTTTTTTCCTTCATTCCTACTTGTTTATATCCTTTCCAACATGCTTTTTTTTCAGATAATATATCATCAGCTATTTCACTAAGGCTTGGCACACCTCTTTGATGATGCAAATCATTTTGCATATCAATATATAATCTATGTAAAGCTTCTTCAGCTTTTTTACCTTTAGCGTTAACATATACAGATGGTTTATATCCATCTGAGTTAAGTAAAGTATTAATAGTTTCTATATAGAATTTATAATCGGGCATTATTTCAAGAATTGAAGTTTGTAAGTTGTTGATTCTACTAACTCTACTATAGTATCAATTTGATTTTGAATATATGAGTCTTGAGGTGCACTTTGACGCAATTTCTCAATAGTATTATTTAGTCCTTGGAAATATGCTATTACTTCTCCAAGATTTGTATATTCTAATAAATTAAAATTAGAATACCCAGTTAAGATACCATATTTTCCTTGATATGATTCTATAATACCATCAATTAAATCATCAATACTCTCATAATACTTTTGGAGTGCTTTATGCTCAGCATATGACTGTGTTTGCAGATGGAATATGTGGGATTGGGTTTGAGAGTGGAATAAATATGATATTAGTTTTGCAAATTCATTCATGATATTTAGTCTAATTTAGGATTTTTATCTGTTTTATTCATATATCCCATATAATCTGTTTGAGATAAATCTTCAATTTTTACTTTGTCAAACCATATTGCTGAAGGGTCGATAGTGACTTGGGTGTCTTTATCCCAATTTTCTTTCCAGTCTATTAAGTCACGGTTTTTAAGGATTTTTCGATATATTCCTTGTGTTTTTGTAGGTAAAGCTAAACCTTCAACATCATCAAAGGTTAATGATTCTATTGTTTTAGTAACTACTTCTTCAGTAAGAAAATTTTTAATTTCTTCTTTGACTAAGTTTTTAATTTGAGAAATTTCTTCAGTTCGTTCAATTTCTTTGTTATACTGATCATTTCTCCATTTGGTTACGTCAAATTTTCTATCCATGTTGATTTTGTGTATAAATATTTGTTATCTCTTGAAACTCTCAAGATATTTAATTGTTTCTTCTTTATTTTGTATTAATTTTTGTTTTGAAGAACCTACCCATCTTTCAACTTCTCCATCTTCTGTAATGTATGAGGTGTTGGTTTCAGTCATTTCTTCGTCTATCCAGATTGTGAACTCGTTTATTAGTCCATCTATATCTGAATTTATGATGTGTTTTTCATATTCTTCCCAGAGTCCTTTTATTCTTAACTCTGTTTCAAAATCAACTTGACAGCCAAAGCATCTTCTATATTGCATATAGAATGGCTTATCATATTTATTTTTCATCAATTTATTACAACATGGACAAAAAAGAGGCATATTTACAGCTTCTTTTGCTTTATCTAATTTAGTAATATTTTGTTTAACACCATTTCTAATAGTCCATTGACGACCATCTTCTTCCCATATATCACCTTCATCATGGAATTCATGTTGTTTAGTGTAACCTATACCAACTGTAGTCTTATCACCGTATTTACCAGTCATAAGATTACGGAGACGTTGAACGTCTTTTTGTTGGAACTGCTTTTTTAGAACATTATCAGACATAATTTATTTTTTATCTTCTTTTTTCTTTTTGCCTTTCATTTGGGCTAATTTTTCAGCTGCTTCTTTTCTTCTAAGTTCTAACTCTTTCTTTTGAGCTCTTACTTCTTCCATAGTACTTTCTAATTCTTGCAACTGAGAGCTGTATTCTTGAGTAAGTTTTTTAGCTTCACGAGTGGCTTCAGCTTGAGATTCATACACACCATGTGTATCTTCCATTAATACTTCATCGAATACATTAGCTTTACGAACTGAGCTTTCACGGTTTTCTGGGGTTGGTTTTGATACTACGTAAAAGTCTTTGATCATATTGACGCCTTTGAATTTCATTGGCTCATCAATATTTTCTTGAGGCATAGATGCTAAATTATCTTCTTGTATAGCTTCTAGAATTAAATTTTTTAACTGAGAAAGTTTCATATGTGTTTATTTTTAATAAATATTAGTTATTTGTTCTTTAGCGAGTTTTCCCATTCTCTTAAAGTCATATTACCAAGTTCATATGCTTCTCTTTCTATTTCTCGTAAATAGTCATCTTCATTTACATTTTGAGTATGAATTTTACCCTGTAGTCTACCTTCAAGATTTTGCATGTGATGGATCATCTCGTGGGAAAATGAACGTAGTATGTCTTTAGGATGTCTGTTACATGTATATAATGTAATGGATTTACCAATAGGATCATAATATGCGGTTAAGCCTAATACATTATTAGCGTTTTCAGAGTCATGGTCTATAAAAGATACTTTAGGTAAAGGAGATATATTCATCCCCTTACCTAACATATGTTTAACTAATGAAAGTATATGCGGTTGGAGTTTTGCTTGAATATCACTATCATAGTGTAATTCTTTTTTTAACTCCTCTACTAATTCATAAGTATATTTATCTAAACTAAGCTTATTCGCAAGTTCGGTGTATTTTAAATCCATGGGTAATATTTAACAATAATTTGTTATAAATATTATTTTTTCTTAGATGGTTTAATTTGAACTTCAGTTGGTATTTCTTCGCTAGAAGGTGAATTTGTGTTTTCTAACTTGTATAACTCGTATATATATCCAAATAATTTAAAGTTTTCTTCTATACTTCTTTCAGATTCAAATAGTTCCCATCCTTTACCTTGGATTTTTTTACCTTTTTTATCTTCACCACGTTTAGATGATTTTAACCATAAAATACCAGTACGATCAATTTTTTCTTTAAATGTCTCATTCCATGCTACAGCGTATGATGCTGTTTGTAAATCATATGATGTGTGGATTGAGTTTGATGTTTTAATATCAATTAACCATTTTTCACCATTAATTTCTAATACTAAATCGCATGTTCCCGCAAATTTATGAATATCTGAGTATAAGTGGATTTCACTTTCTACTAATGTTGGGGTGTATGTTTCCCAAAAATCTACAAATTTTAGAATCATTTTCCATGTATCCATAGAGTATTGTGAGTTACCGTCTTTGTCAAACCAGGTAATTTTTTCACCTTCTAAATAACGCTCAATAGCATCGTGAACTTGTGTTCCTTCATCTGCTGCTTTTCTAGCGATAAAATCAGCGTTATGTCCTACATCTTTAAGCCAATTTTCAAAAAACTTATTTTTAGGCATAAACTGTAATATACTTGTTACAGATGGGTAGTATTCGCCATTTTTGTTGTAGAAACGTCTATCTAAGACATTAACACGTTTTCCTTTAGTATCTATTTCTACTAAACGAGTTACTGCTTTTTTGTTAACATTTACATTTTTTTCAATCATATTAGTTGTAATTTTTTCTCAAATAATTTTGAGAATGTTAGTTTTTGAGTTTGTTGGATTAAATTAGTGAAATTTTCAAAACCCATTTCTCCTGGGTCTTTATCTTGTAATTCTACTAAATATACCTTTTTGCCTTCATTTATTAATTCTTCACAGAATGTTAAAGCTGCTTTGATAGCGTCTTTATCTAAAGCTATATATATTTTTTGTGTAGATGATTTAACTATTTTTTTCATTAATGATTTAGAAATATTTTTGCCTAACAAAGGTATAGCATTTCTTTTAATAGCTAACGCATCAAATGGACCTTCACATAATACTAAAGGAGAATCCCAATTTATATAAAATTCAAAAGGAACTATATCTCTAGATATTTGTGGGTTTTTATATTTAAGTGTTGAATTTTTATTAAAATTTCGGGTTGAGAAATAATTTAACACCCCATTCCCATCATAAGAAGGTATTACTATCATGTTGGCGTACTCCCCGTATTCGCAATAACCTATATTATACTTAATAATATCTTCTTCAGTTATATTTCTAGATTTTAAATATGCTAGAGCATGACGTGCTATAATACTTGTAGGAGCTGGGTATAGAGGTGTAAATTCTTTAGGTAAATGAATCGACTCTATTACTATTTCTTTTGCGTTTGTATTAGATGATCCGACAAGCGCTTTTAACTCATGTAATTTGATAGGATCTACTTTTAGTAGTTTAAATAAATTAATAAGTTTTTTGCCTTTTTTATTACATACCCAACAATTCCATGGATTTTCACCTTTAGAATTAGTAACCATATTAACCTCTAATTTAGGTTTATGGTGGTTACAAAATGGACAGTGATACGCTCTATTACCTCTAGCCGTATTCTTGCCTAAGCCTAATACTGAGTCTGTTAATGTTATCAATAGTTGATCAACCATGGATATAATATAACATAAAATCTTATCTCTCCAAATCTTTTCGAAAAAACTTTCCTAAAATGTTATCATTATATGTCTCTTGCAGTAGGACGTCTTCTTTACATTGTATAGCTATTTCCCAGTATGTTAAGGATTTTTTACTATAGCATATTTTTATTATTTCTCTTGTGAAGTTTTCCTTACCAATTTTGTCTAAATCGTCTTTAAGTTCTTTTGCTGAACCGTAATATGTTTTCCAATCTGATTCTTTTTGGACTACTTTTTTAGTAGCTTTACGGCCAGGACCTGATTGTTCGGCTAATTCTTTTTTAGTGAGAGCTTTTTTAATATTATGGATTAGACTTTTTTTACCAATATAAAATTTCCCGCTAGGGCTTACTATACGGTATATAAACCCATACGCTCCTTCAGGTAGGTCACTTATCGACTCTACACCTTTATTATTATATAACCAATTCATAACGTTTTAGATTAATTTTTTTACATGTCTAAGTTAACTACTATAGTCATATCTGTTGTTCTTGTTGTAGGGAGTGGTTGAGATAATTTAGCCACAGCTAATAATTCTTGGGCTTCATTATATAAACCAACAGCTGCTACATATGGACTGAAAACTGAGCCTGTGACGAATCCATATACTAGTCCCCTCTGGTCAATGGAGCAAGTGGTATTTAAAGGATTTGTGAATCCACTTCCTGAGATGACACTTGGGTTTTGGGAATAATTAAATTCATTTTCTCTTAGAGTACATCTATATTGTGTTTCAAATATAGTCCATGCACTCTGGAAACTGCATGTAGTGTTAACTGATGATGTAAAGTTAGTTAATAATGAAGCAGAAGTAATAGTTATTAAACCATGTTGGTAAGTTATTATTCCTACATTATTGTTTGAACCGCTTTCTAATATATTTCCTTCTCCGTTATCATAAAGTGTAGTCATTTCAGAGCCACTGTAGTTGAATGTGTATTCAAATGTTCTAGGATTAATATACTCACCAAATAATTTTGATGGAATAGATATAACACCTATTTGAGCCCCAGATTCAGTTGGGAAGTATCTAGATTGTGATAAAGTAGTTTGCTCATAGTTATAGAACCTACTATATACATTAGTATTAGTGTGGTTTTCTGAGACTACATTAAACCCACCGCTTGTAGGATCTACCTCATAAGATATAAGGGATCCACTTATTGGGTTAGGTATGTAGTTTGTGTAGTAAAGTTGTTTTATAGAAGAATATATATCTCTTTGATAGTAAGTCCCCACAAACCCAGTTGTGGGGTCTAAATCTTCTCTAAAAGGAATAGAATTAGGAATATAAGTCCCAATTAATCTATCAATACCAACTTCAGGTTCTACAAAGGAACTAGTCCCTATAAAAGCGAAACTTTTATTTACAACAAACGGTACAACCGTAACATCTGAGGTTGTAAGTGATTTCCATGCACCCATTCATTTAGAAATCTAGTTTAACTCTAACTAAAGCTTCTTTTGTAAAGTCTTTTTTAAGCGGTTTTGATAGTTTAGCTGTTGCTAACAAATTATTAGTGTCATTATATAATCCAATTCCTGTAATATATGTTACTGGGTTTTGGATAAATTGATCATATAATATATTACCAGAACTACCAGATATAAAGCTTGGGTTAACAGAGTAATTAAATTCAGCGTTTCGAGCTCTAATGAATATAAAGTCAGATGTTACTGTTTCTTGTCCTAGAATTTGGAAACTTGATCCTGCTCCTGATCCAGATGTCATACCATATCCACTTCCACTTTTATATAGAAGAGCAGGAGTATTATCATCAAAATTTGAGTTTCGAGGAGTTTGTAAATTTATACCTCCTGAGATATATGGTAAAGCTAGGGCAGCTGGGTTTAATACTATAGTTCCTATATCTGGAAGGAATAAACCATATGAACCTGATAGTGTTTGGCCTAGTGTAGCTCCATTATTAGCTTGGGCAGACGCTACAGCATATCCATTACTTCCCGTAACTATTTGGTAGATTCTACCTGCGTCACAATATGTTGTAGTAGTTACATCATTACTATTGTCTGTTAAGATTATAGAGTTAACACCTGAGAATAAGGTTAAGTTTAAACTTCCTGGGAATAAACTCTCCTTATATCTAGATCTATTAACAGAAATAACATAAAAATTAGGTTGAGTTACTGATCCAAAAATAAATTCTGCATTTTCATCACCATATATTAAGTTTCGGAATTGCCCATAAACTGTGCGAGTTGGTGAAAGAGTAGGTACTCCTGGGTCGTATAGGTATGAACCTGATCCTTGTGCGTCTCCGTAAGCTATACTAAACTGGACTTCTGCGCTATTTTGGAGAGACTCAGTTTGATATATACTTAAATAATAATTACCTGATGATCCGATTTCTTGTACTGATGATGTGTACATTTCAGTTAAAGTAGGAATGTTAGTAGACCATGCTGGTGCTACTACTGAGTCTGCACTTACTACAAAATCTTCAGGGTCTAGTCTTTTATAAGCCATTTTTATATTTTTATTTTATAAATTTAATTATTAGCAAGCGTTAGCTTGAGTTACAACTAAAGGAACAGTTATTCTTGCTCCACTATCTCTACCTACAATAGTTAATGTAGTGCTTAAAGATGTTAATGAACCGAATAAAATATTAACAGTAGTTGCTGTTAAACTAATAGTAGTACCAATAACTGTTTTAGAAACGTTAGTTCCTAGTGTTGTTGTTGAGTTAGCAGCTTGGGCAGCGGCTGTATTAATACCAGTTCCAGTAAATGTATTCATTAGTCGAACATCTGCTATAGTTGCAGTATATCCTGATGTCTCATATGTTTGGGTGGCTCCTAAATAGTTAAGAGTTTGAGGTGTTATACTTAATGAAGCTCCTTGATTTAAAGTAATAGCTGTGTATCCGACATCAATTATAGGTAATTTAGCTGTTCCTCTTGGTAGAGTAGTAAGTAAATATTTCATATCTTGAGTTTCATTAGAAAATGCTTCTAAAAGAGGCATGTTTTCTATAGCTTGTCCATAATAAGCAGAACCTGATGGGTTTGTTGGGTTATAAAGAGTATAATCTATCTCGTCGTCAGATAAAGCAAACTGTGTAATTCTGAAAGAGCCGTCGTTTTTAGCTAATAATTCTCTACCTTTTGTAGTTAATATAGCGTCAACTGTTACTATTTGGTTATTAAGAAATCCCATTTTTTATATGTTTTTTATTATAAATATTATGATATTATTCCTTTCGTTGATAGATCTTGAACTATCGCTGAAGATGATGCTTGTAATGTTTCACTTAAGAATTGAGGGTATAATAATCCGCTAAAACTATAACCACTTGTAGGTTTAGGCACATCTAATATAACTGATGAGCCATCATTCACTACCCGATATATATTAAAATGGTTTAGGTTAGCAGTAGAGGGGATAGGAGGGAAAACAGAAAGTGTTAAATTTCCAAAATATGAAGATGAAGGATTAGTCACTACTCCTATTTGTTTGATATTATATACTTGATTAGGATTATATTCAAATCTTATATAATCTCCAGGGCGTGGGCCTCCCATATCACCATTATTAAAAGCTATTTGAGGAACACTAAACCCAAAATCTAAAACTGTAGATGTAGGTGTAGGAGGAGATGTTGTTGTATCTATTCCAGTATAAATATTTTGATAATATGGTACCTGAGAGTTATATATTTGGTTTAATTGATTTGAAGCGGTTAGGACTGTAAGTTCACGAGAATATGCTGGGTGGTAGGTACCTACTCTCCAGTAACTAGAAGTGGCTTCTAGTTGGGGATTATATGTCATGTTTGCTGTGAACCAAGTGTTGGCATCTTCGTCTAATCCGTATAATTTATAACCATCAGTGCTATTTATATATAATCTAACTCTGTCACCAGTATTTAGATCTATATATGGCGTAGCTATTTTAATTTCATTTAACATATTAGGAGCACCTAAAGCTAAACTTATACCTATAAATCCCCATTGGTTATTTCCATTGTAATAAGTAGGATTTTGCCACCACCCAGTATTATTTCCTTGTCTAAATTGCCCTGTGATAGGAATAGCCTGCCATGTCGCTCCTCCATCTGTTGATTTTTCAATTGCTAGAGATATTGTTGGGTTAGTATTATCGTCATCAAGTGTATTTCTTACTATAATTCTAGAAGAAAATTGTACTTGAATATTATCTACTGTAGTATCTCCTGGCGATTCGTAATAAGTAGTATGAGGAGTGAATGCGTTAGATGGATCTGATGTTACGCTACTCCAGTTGACAATAACTGGGCTGTTAGGACTTATTTGTATGGTGCTAGATCTAAGAGCGAAAAAATTATAGTTTACAGATGGTGATACTCCCTCTACAACCTCAGAAAAAGAAGCGGTTCTAAGATAATCTATTGAGTTAGACCCAGTTTCAGTAATAAGTATACTGTTTATTCTTCCAAGGTGTGTTATAGGATGTATTCCTGTTAATGCGTCATCATTTGGATTAGATGTTAATAATGGGTCATTAGATATTAAAGATACATTGGCATTCTTACCAGGCTCAAATGTATCTGTTAGATTTATAACACCTACATTTTGTTGCAAACCAGTGAATGGATCTATATTAACTTCAGGGTCAGTTACGTTTCCTTTTTCGTCTATAATCCATTTAACAAGATAAGCAGTCTGGCCTATAATTTCAGGTCCTGTTCCTTCTACTCCTTCAAAATAAGCAAAAAGGGCCTCATTCTTTTCAGCAGGTGAAAGAGCACCATAACCACTATCTAAAGCATTAGGTACAGGAGGGGTTGCAGGAGCATTAAATCCATCATTTAGCTGGGAGAATATAGCTGTGGATGCACACCCATTATACCTTATATTAGACCAAGCTTGAGAAGCATAATTAGAATCTTGAACTTCAGCTCTTGTTGCGGATCCGGATATCAGTTGGTCAAAATTAATAGGTACTAAAGGATTATCAGAATAATCAACATCCATTCTAAATTGAGATATCCTATTTATCTCAGCATTTCCATATAACGGATTATAATCTGAATAGAAGAAGTTTACTTGGTCTGGTGAGAATACAACAGTACTATCAGGTGGGGTTTGTGGATTTGTAGATTGAAATATATTAAATTGGAAGTCTTTAATTTTCACTGGGCCACCAATTCCTCCTCCTGGGTCTTCATTTGTAACCCATACTCGAAGCGATGAGTTTTCTATAATTCCTGGGTTGTATGGGTATGGTGTTGAAAGAGTATTAAAAGATAATACTGTTGAGCCAGATATGGTAGGATTAAAGGCGAGATTGTATCCGCTTAGATCATACATATCTTTTGTTAAAACTACCCCATCAGGTCTGGCTATTCTTACAAATACTCTACTACCTGTGCCTAAAAATGTTGTTGGATCTAGAAGTAATGAGCATGTAAATGAAGACGATAGACTTATATTAGGTGTGTCGTAAAAATAATAATCACCACTTGAAGCAGTGAAATAAGAATTTGGGTTACTGTCTACACTAGTATAATTACTAATAACTGTGCTGCCTATGTTACCAGTAATTATGCCATCTCTAGCCGCACTTAACGTATAATCTAAAATTTGGTAATAAGAGGATGTAGTATATACCGGTTCAACTTGATATAAGTAATATGTAGGATGCTCTTGAGAGGATAAAATATTATAGTTTAACTCCCCAACATCATCAGATTGTATTGTGAATGTGTTAAGTTGAGAAAGATAGCCGGTTATGTCAAATCCTTCTTTATTTATTTTGCTAATTTTAGCATAGTGTACTGCTGGGCTGCTCATTATGTTGTATAATATAAAAACTTATTAGTTAAATCCAAACCATAAATATATTTCTCCTTGATTTGGTGAAGTATTGTCATTTACAAAATCAGCAGATGGTGTAATTATTTCAGGATTACTAGTGTTAATATTATATTTGTATAGTATTGGGGTGAATGTAAATTCAGTTGGGTTAATATATTTAAAAGGATTATATGGGTTTAGTTCCCCATCTGTCACTTCTATAATACTTCCTGAAAATTCTCCGTCGTAAAACTCTTCTTGAGAGCTATTAAGTAACAATGTTGATCCAGATGGTCCTATAGTAGTCTCATACCAAGCTTGGTTTGAAAATGGAACTACATTATTAATTATGAATCTTGAATTATATATAGGTAAAAATGAAGTAGTTGAACTTATTAGTACTGAGAATTTTTCTCCATACACACATGGGAAGAAATTGGATGTGTTGCTGATTTCTGTGTTAGTTTCAAGTAGACCATTAATAGATGATATATATTCTACAATAGCTGTCCCTGAGCTTCCTACGACCCCAGTTGTTTGGAGTTTTATAAACCCATAAAAATATGTTACCAATTCTCCAGATTCAGGTGACCATGAAACATAATCAAAACTAGATGTTGGTGTAGAATTGATAAATGGATTAATAGGTGAGGGTGTTAAATTATAATTTTCATTATCAGTTTGAAAAGGAACACTATCAATTAAAATATTATAAGGATTTAGAACACCCCCTGTACTACCTGATATAAATGCAGTGTCTATAGATCCTGAGTATTCAACTGACTCCCAACTCATTTGAGGTTGAGGGTATCTGTTTCGCTCTAATAAATGAGATTTAACTGCTATTCCTGATACTAGGTTAGTTCTAGCAGGTATAAAATCTTTAATTAACTTAAATAATGAGTTGTCAAAGAATTTAATTAATCTTATGTAATCATATAAAGTATAGTTAAGGAAATATTTCTTGAAATAATCCTCACTTAATCTATATAGATCTGTATAATTAGTATTTGAAGACGAGACATATCTTGGGTCGCCTATAAATTCACCGATATTAAAATAACCTAATGAAGCTATAATATCATCATCAATCTCATTTTGAGGTGAGAATGCTACTTCTAATAAATTAACATTTGGTATTTCACTACTTAAAGATGGGTAATTTTGATCACTTAATTGTGTGTATTGTGATACTGTGTCCCATGACTCAGTCACAAACATATTAACATATGGCAAAGAAGTAGGTACAATATTTATCTTTTCATTTACACGATTTCTAATCCCGGCTATAGGTTGGTCAAAGTAATATGTCTCAACTTGATTTTCAGTATGACTAGCAGATGTAGATGAAGAATAGTATAATATTTGGTAATTACTTAAAGTAGTAACTCCTTTAACAGATAAGTTTTCAATACTTAAGCCATAAATAGATGCTGGTGTTATGTCTATATTATTTATAGAACCACTAGCTAGTATGGTTATAAGTTCCCCATTGTATATAGATACTGGGGCAAATTGTACTAAGTAACTACTTGGGGAAGTGATGTTTATTGTTGATGATGCTATTTCTCCTCGCACAGATGATGACACTACAAATAACACATCATATGTGCTTGATAGTGGGTCATCTATTGTTCCTTCTATTACAAATTCACCTGCTCCTCCTAAACATGTGTCATTGACTAGTAGTGCTCCTGTAATTGGGTCCCAACTTAAGTATGCTCCACTTGACACATCTTGGCTAGATAAGTTACTAAATATATTAGTATAAGTTAAATTATTTAATATGTTTAGGTTAGAGTTTGGGTTATCTACACTAAAATTAACAAAAGTAGAAGAAGGTAAGATAAATGACTGAGTTATTAATGATTCAGCTGAGGCAGTAGAAGCTGGGTGAACTGAATTATATAAATCATAGTTTGTGGATCCTGTTACAAAATATAAGAAATCATCTATTAATTCATTACCTAATGGGGCTCTAAAATTTTGTATATCAAATGAACTTAATGGGCCTGTTAAAGATAAACCTTCAATAGACTCTGGGTTCATAGTGAAGTTTTCGAATATTTCTTGGGTTAAGTCTTGAGAGTAGTATCTAAATTCTTGTAATGAGCCTGTAAATAGTATCCCTGGGTTTTGGGTGTAGTTATCATTAACCATTGCTCCAGACACAAACCCACCTACAAACATTCCTGTGTTTAGTGCTAGGTAAGCATCATTTGTATGTCTATTCCAGGCAGCATTAAGAGAGCTAGATGTAGCTCCATCAACATATAAACTTGATGAACCTACATACCCAATAATATCTCCATCATACCCATTATATATTTTATTAGCAGCATATAATGTATATGTTGTATTTTGATCATTTTGAGATGATGAAGGATGAGTATTTCTTTGTAGCATCACATTCCACCAACCGCCGTCAAAGAATGGAAGGTATATATCTTCAGACTGGGCAAATCCTCCCTCAAGTGAAGAGCCAGAAAGATAAAATCTTAAATTACCATATTGGTAATTAGGGTAATAATCCGGCCCTATATATTCTGTTCCTGATCCTGTGTAAAATAAGAATAGTCCTAGATCCCAGTTTTTAGTAGCATCCTCAAAAACTATATCACTTATAAAGTAATTGTCTATATAATTATTAACTACATATTCATTTTGGCTTGGGTCTACTACTAAACTACCTGTTGTTACTTTTAATAATAAAGATTGAGAATAATGGGTTGTCGGGGGTACCCCAGTTGTCTTAAATCTAAATTGTATACAGTCAGGAACTGTGTAAAATGTATTTTCGTCTTCTAGTATGTAGTCTTGATTATTAAAGTTAACAGGAGCTACATAACCCACAGGCCACACATAGAATCTATTAAGGGTATTTAAATAATTTCTATATAATGGTAACCAAGGTATTAAAGCTACAGCATTATTTTTAGGTTGAAATGCCTTACTAAATCTTTGGTAATAATAATCATATGTAGAAATATCTCTATCTTTTCCTCCAAATTCACTAATTCTTAAAATAGAATCCGGGATACCATAACAATTAATAAGTGTTCTTAAACCAGGAATAGTACCTTTGGTTTTAAGTAAATATGGTAAGTTATGATATAAACGTTTATATACTTCTTTATTTACATCATCTGTTGGTTCAACTGCTGCTTCAGGTGATGCTGTCACATAATCATTTATATACTCTCCTGATGATGAGATATAATATGAGCCTGATGCTTGGTTGTATCCTAAAAATGCGGCGTATAAATCGTCTGTGGAGTAGTTATTTTGATAAATTTTTATACCAAATGATCTTAGAGCGTCTGCTACTAAGTCTTTTGAAATTCCATGGTCTAATCTATTATCAGCGTGATGTAAATTAGAAATATCTTTATAGTAAACCCAAATGTTATCATACATTTGACCCATCATATCTATAAATAACTTATATGGGTCATTGCTAGAATCGTCTCTTATGTATTCTGGGACTGTATAATATAGATAATCTTGGTTGTTTTGATCATATACAGATGCGCTTAAAGATACTCCTCCAAAGTATGGGGAAGATAAATCCTCGCTACCATACCATGTAGTAACAGTAGGTGAGGTTGATGAATATAATTGATAAGGTTGAGATGAATTTTGTTTAGGCCATGTGTACTGTGAGCCAGATTCAAAATAAAGAAAATACTCATACCCATCAAAATTGGTTATAATATTGTTTATTTTACCCTCAAGAATCACTACATCACCTATTGCATTAGGTGAGTTAACAGTTAATAATACGTCTATATCGTTGTTATATTGCTCTATTAATTGGACTTTATACTTAAAGTTTTTTAATCTTTGTAGGGCTGAGGAGAAATGGATAAAATTAGCATAGTCATCATAGTCTATATTAATTTCTAATCCTTTTTCTTCTAATAAATTATTAATTTGGAAATAAGAAGAACTATTGTTTGTAACTAATAGTTGAGTGTAATCTAAGTAATTTGTTGAGTTATTGATTTGATTTTTAAAAGGCAAATCAAAATTAGGACCCTTTATTGGGGCAGTTGTTATTGGGAGGTCAATAGCCTCAGGGATAAACTCTACATTAAATGATAAAGGGTTAGCGGACATTTCCACCATCCAAAATGTATCATTTAACTTTACAGTATTAGGTAAGGGATCATATAAATTTACTAATAAAGTAAAAGGAGTTGAGGTTGTATCTAATACTAAATTATTAGCTATTGATAATGAATTGCCCCCAAAATCTAAATAAAAATCTTCAAAATATAGTGATGTGCTTCTTTGATTTATAAAAGCATTAATCTCAGCTAACAACTCAACATTGCCTATTTGTTGGCTTGAGATTTTAACTTCAGTTCTATCAGATGATATCTCTTTTATGTAAAAGATAGCATTATCATATGATGAACTTAATATAGGTCTTAAAAAATTATATAATACATTAAAGTTACCAGTAGTATATCCTAAAGCTGCTAAATCGTTCTCAACATCTATGCTTATTTCAGGAGCAGCATTAGGCATTGTAGTGAAACTATATCCTATGTAAGGTATATCTGTGACCTGGAACTGTCCATCAGGTGATGATACTATAGTATACTCAACATAATCAGTTTCAGGATTAAAAGCTGCACTACCTTCTTGAGTTTGGATTAAATTTTGTTCAGAAACAGAAAGAAACTGAGTGGGAACTAACGTTATTGGTGATATTTCTGTTATATTTGCACTCATATTGTATTTGAATTCGTTTGAAGATTTATTAGCTGTTGGTTAGCTGCTAAAAGATCTTGTCTTAAAGCTGTTATTTCATCTAACAATGCTTGAACATCTTCTGTTATGTTGTTTGTTCCTATATATTGACCACTTTGCTCTACTAAAAATGTATGAGAGTTTATAGTTCCCTCTTTAGGTATTTGGAAGAATAAAGTTTGATAATAATTAAAGAATTCCTCTACAGTTACTGTGTTCTGTTTTGGGGGAGGAGGAGTCTGTAATTGGGTTATAGAAGTATCTATAACATTTTCATACGATATTTTCCCATATTGGGTTTTATTTAAAGGGTAATTAGCCATTTATAACTTTAAAATAATAATCATTACTAAACACTAATACATTACCATTAAGAGAGGTTTTGATTAATATACTATAATATCTTTCAGGTTCCAAACCATTCATGTATAAATCAAAATAACTACCAGTAGCATCAGCGCTTAATTGGGTATATAAATCATCAAATTCAATTACATATTCATTAGTATCTAAATCTTTGATAGCATAATATGATGATGTTGGAAGATAATAATTTTGAACATAATAGGAAGCTGTACTGAATACTCTTGTAGGGTATTCTGGTCGGCTATTAACTCTAAATCTGTTTACGCTGCTAGGGTAGAAGGTCCCTGGGTTTTCATCTAAAGCTATAGTGGCTGGTGTAGTGTTAAGAATTGTTATACCTGATGAACCAGTATTAAATTCATAGTCTCTCCATCTAATTTCTAAGCAAGGTGGGTAAATAGTATGTGTATCTCGAGAAAAATATTTTAGATTAGTATCATAAACTGAGCCAGTGTTGAATTCAACTTGTTGTTTAAGTATAAATCCGTTGTTGTTAAGACTACTACTATACCAAGCTCCTACAGTTGGGGTTACTTTTAGATTTATGTCTTTATCTCCATAGTAACTAAAACTTTGAGAGGCACCATAATTAGTATACCAAGTTCCACCTCCAATAGATGATGAAATAAACCATGATCCTGTAGTGTTAGGATTAAAAGCAGTAGATGATGTGAACCAAGCGTTTCCGTCTTTGTAATCTTTCCAAGTCCAGCTCACTCCTGTTGTTACTTCAGGGTTGTATAAGTATTTTCCTATTCCCATGTCCCAAGATTGCGATACAGGGTAGGCTTCTACAATAGTGTCTAGATTTAGACCATCTACATTAGCTATAAAAGTTCTTAAATATGCGTCCCATTGTTTATCTTGAACTTTACTGTCTAAAGTACTAGATATATCATCTGAGGAGAACTGGATAAGAAATCTGCTAGCTAAAGCATACCCATCTAATGATGTAGGAAATACAGACACATCTAATATTTCATCAAGTCCTGTATTTTTATTAGGAGTATCTGAATATATAGTGGCATCTTTAGAAGGAAATATTTTATATACTGCCATTTTTTATTATAAATATAAAGTTTGGTTATCTTTTATAAAGGAACCACTCTTCCTTTAATATCTAATTCAGGAAATTTAACTTCAAATATCATAGGATCTAATGAAGGGTATATTATTCCATTTCTAGTAGCCCCAGATATATCATATGAATACACAGAGTAATCTGAGGTAGAGTTAGAAGAATTTTTGTTAGATATAGATATATCTTTTACAGTTTGTACTCCTTCTATTTTATCTAAAAGTATATATAAATCTCTAAGAATGATAGGTTGATTGATTTGCCAATTATCAATTGTAAAATAATTTTGTAAAGCGAGTATACACTGTGTTATAACTTCATTATTGTTAAATTGCGGTAGTATAATAAGGTCAAAATTGATACCTATATTAATAACAAATGCATCTTTAATTCTGATGGAGTCATTGATGATTCTATATTGTGATAGATAAGTTTTAAGGTTATGCTTTAGAGCCTCAGAAGCTACAACTAAATCTTTATTAACATCATAAGCTAAAATATATAAATCTAATACAGATGGAGTTTCTCCAGGTAGTAAATTAGATATTTTTTCTGGTTCAATATATGCTTTAGCTACTGAGCCATACTCTGATGGGAGACTTAATGCTCTTATCAAATAGTCATCTTGAGTTACACTTCTTAATTGAGTAGTAAAATTAACTAATGATTTTTGTTTTATCTCATCTATAGTATCTCCAGCGCCTCCTCCAGAAGCAGCTTTAGGGTTAGTTATAGTTAAAGAATTAAATACAAATGTAGATAAATTAGAATTAAGATTAGGATAATTAAACTTTATATTAGTTGTAGTATTAATTCTATTTAAAATTCCACCATTTATATTAGATTGTAAACCTCCTCCTACTAAATATCTTACAGTTAATGTAGTGTTATATGGGGCAATACCATATGTGTCTGTGTATAGGAAGTTAGAAGGAGAAAATGCTGTAGATAATAATGATCTTTTATAAGGTAATCCTAGACCTACATTATCAGGGTTGGGGGTAATTTCCTCATCGTTATTTGCAGGAGTTGTCCCAGCTCCAAATTGGAGTTGAAGAACTTGATCAGATATAAATCTAGTGATAAATCTTCTTTGAATTTTCTTTAATCTTAATAGATATGGAGTATCTCCTTCATCTGTGTAGAAATTAGGGTCATTGACATTAGTATTTTTAATAGTGTCATAAACCATTTCTTGACCTAAATACGGCACCTCATACCATTTATTCCCTTCACTATCTGTAATATCTAATATACCAATTATATTAGAATCAAGAATTTCTACTGTTGGGTATCTTTGAGGAGCACCAAATGAGAATGTTGTAGTTTGAATTTGGGCTGAGATGGCGGTGCGTTGTTTTTTTAATAAGAAATAATCAACAGAGTTACCTGTTGTTTGATATATACTAACTTCAGTTGGGTCTAATGAGCTTGAAAAAGAGAAGTCAACGCCATCTTGAATTAAAAATGTAGGCGATGATGGTACAGTGGTAGAAGCTAAAGATGTATTCTCTAACATTCTAAGAGTGTAATTGTAATCAGGAATAAATGTTGAACCACTTAAAATAGAAGGTACTTGTTGATATATGTCTATATCTACTGTGGCTACTCCTGTGGCTTTAGGGAAGTAACCTAACATATAAGCTAAAGCATATACATTATTTCGTTGTTTAGCATACTGTATGAAGTTTTCTTGGATTTGGTTATCCAAGTAAAATGTCATAACGTCTCCTATATACGCAGACATCTCCATAAACATCATTCCAGGTGACGCAGGAGTAAAGTCATTATATGTTTGAGGGAAATATGTTCTAGCAAACTCAATAAGATTTGTTCTAAAATCTGAGAAGTTTTTGTTTAAGTAGACTATATTTCTATTTTCAGTAGTTGCCATATTACATTGTTATTTGTACTGTTTCCATGTTTGGACTATTTAATATTGTGTAATTTAAAGTTAAATTCACAACATTGCTATCAATATCTGGAGTGATTATTAGTTGTTGTATTGTTATAGAGGGAAAATTTGACTCAATCTCTCCTTGTATTTGAGCTTGCAGATTAGATAATGTAGTATAATTAATGTTATTAAATAATTGAGCTCTTATACCACTACCAAAATTTATATTAAATATTCTCTCTCCCTTATTAGTTAATATATAATTAATTAGATTAGATTTTATCTGATCTGGGGTTGAGAATGTAGATCTAAATACCGCTGGGTAGTTAAAAGGGATAGCTACGCCTATAGCTATATTTTTATCTAAATCTAGTGGATTTTTATTTGGTATTCTTATAGCCATTTTATTTCATTAATCCCATTATTTGGTCTAAACTTACTTCACCTCCAGGTAAACTTGATCCTTCACCTGCTGTGTTAACAGGAGGTGGGGTATAAGCAGGTTGGGCGTGTGATGAGTTAGCAGTAACAACGGTGTCAAATTCGCCTCCAATCATACTTCTTAGATTACGTTTAAGATCATGATTTACAATAGTACCGTTTGGTTGGGTATTAACTGTTGAAGGTGAAACAGGAACATATGTTTCCTGTACTACTGTTTTAGGTGATCTAACTGCTTCAAGTAGAATATCTTTTAATTCTTCTTGGATTGCCTCGCGCACTGCGCTTTTAATTAGGTTTTTTAATAAGTCTGTTTTCATACGATTATAAATATATGGTTATTCAGCTGTTAAATTAGGGTTTGAATCTATGATGAATTTTAATTGGTCTATCAATACTTGTGGATCTGATGCGAATGATGAGTCAGTTTTTAATACAGCAATACCTTGAACATTTAATGCTTGGGCATATCTTTTAGGATATGCTGTGTTATTGGTGGCATCTAAAACTAATTCTAGTTTAAAGCCCTTATATATAGGAGGATTTTCCACTAATTCATTATTTAAAGAGTTATTAATAGTAGCTGTGATTTCAGGATTGAGTTGATTAAAAGGTATTTCTTGTTCTTCAGCGCAAAGTAGTATTAGTTGGTCTAATAAATTTAATATAGTAAGTAAGTAAGCTAATATAGCCGCACAATAAGCTATTATTGCTACTATACCATCTAATATTTTAGTTTGTTTTTTAAGATCTTCTTTTATAGTATCTTTAGCTTCCAATAAAAACGCTACTGCTCCTGCTGATAAAGTAGACGCAGGAATAGGAAGTAAATAATACGCTTGAATAGCTGTAGTAAGCGATTGGGTAAAAGTAGATGTGGCTGATGAAGCTGATGATAGTATTCTTAAGCTGTTATATAGTACATTTATTTGGGTTACTAGTGAGTTTCTAGCCCTAATAATATTATTGATAGTGCTTTGAGAGGGACATACTTTATCTAATACTTTTGAATTAGTCATAACAGCATTAGCAGCAGCGGGACCAAATGCGATTAACATGTTTAATAAAAAAGGTACTAATCTATCTACAGCAGCATTATATGCTTTAACTGTTAATTGGATTAAACGCTGTATAAACCCAGGGTCTGATTTATCTTTAGTTCGTTTAACTTTTTGTTTAATTTGTTCCTCACTAATAGTTTCAGTAGCTTTAGGAGGAAGAACTATTCTTCCTATAGGATATATTTTACCATCATATGGGGTAGATGTTAAATCAGGAACTCCTTTTTTGTTTTTATATATCTTTACTCCTTCGCTTGGGGCATTAGTTAAATTTATAATGACTGATTCGTAATTTGGAGCCGTTACAGTTAATGTAGCATCTTTTAAATTAAAATCAGAATCATCACCAAATTCAAATATTCCTTTACTATCAGTATTTTTAATTTTTTTAATAGGAACAGGAGGGATAGGAGGAATGGGGGGGATAACACTAGATAAATCTACACTTACCTGAGGAACAGGTGAATTAACAGTAGGTAAATTAACATCTATATTAATAGGTATAAAATAACTAAAAGTTACTTTAGCATCTGGGATGAATTTTCCTTTATTATCAACTACAAACCCATTTATAAAAAAAACGTTGGGTTTTCCTACTACTTCTAATGCTGATAGTTGTACAGGTTCAAGAAGAACCTCTCCTAGAATTATTTTATTATTAGGCTCAGTAGATATATCTTTAGAAAGAGGAGTATAACCAACCCCAAAAAATGTTATGTTATTTTTATCAGGGGAGTATATATATTCAAAAACAAACTCTCCATTTTTATTAGTTTCTACACTATCAGAGCCATTAGTTACTATTATTAATTCTATAGGTCGTTTACTAATACTATCTACAACTTTTCCAGTTATTGTAACTTTAGCATTAGGTTTTAAGGGAAGAGGAGGAGGTGTTGGTTGTTGTAAGCCAGCTGGGGGTACTGTTGATGTTGATGTTGGAGGAGGTGAACCTTCAATAGTATATGGTAAAGGATCTCCTGTAGTAGGGTCTACAATATTACTAGCTAATAATATCTCTCTGGCGGCTTTTTCCTCAGTGTTACCCATCCTTGAAGGCCCAGTAATAACCTTACCATCAGGAGTGGTTAATATAGCTGATAATTCGGGGCCACGTTTTTTAAACGTAATTATACTCCCATCACTAACTTTATATACAGACATTATTATACAGTTTTAGTAGTATTAGATAAATAACTATTTAAGTTATTAGATAAAGAAGCACATTTACTAGATAAATTTATAGCTTGTAATGTAAGAACAGGATTTAATGGTGCTCCAGGTGGTACTCCTACTAAGTTAGAAAGAGTATCACTTACATCTTGTAATAATTCTAATAATAATTTAAAATCATCCATGAATTTATTACCCAATATTAATTGTTGAGAGGCGTTATTAGCTCCTAATAATATCTGTGGGGATGCTATAGTAGTTTTATTTCCACCATCTATATTAACTGAGTTTAGAGCGGATAGATGAATTGTTTTAGGTGAGCCTATAATGACAGAGTCAGATGTAGCATTTAAAACTAATCTACCAGAATTAAGTAATATTTGAGGTGAATTATATGTGTTTACACTAGCGGGTGAATTATCTGAGGTAGAGAATGACGCATCTAAAATATTGGCTTCTAAAGGTATTGTTTGGGTTGTTGTTAAATATAAAGAAGATTGATCTGTATTTATATTTTCAGTTATAGGGATCCAAGGTTCTGGTGGTATTCCGGTTGTTGGCTGGCCGTTTCTAATTAGGGTTATAGGATCACCATTTTCTGTTGAGTTTTGAGACCACTCATTGGGAATAACAGCATCAGTAACAGTTGAGCTAAATCTAATAGAATTACCCCATCTTCCTTCATATATTATATCTCCTTCATATGGTAATAAAGGATGCACATCTATTTTTTCTTTGAATGTTTCTCCTAAAGTTATATCAGTGCCACCATCTTCTACAGTTCTATTAACTATACCTAATTCAGATTCTCTATAATCAGCGTTTACATTAGCTTGTCTAATATGTAATAAGTTTGGTATAGCATTATGATGGATGCTATTCCAAATGTTTATAGGAGGAAAATAATATGGCTTAACTGCGTTTGGGTTATCTATAACTTGTTGGTCTGCTAAAAATATTAGGGGAACCAACTCATTTATAGTAGGGTATTGTTTAATATTAGGAGATAGTGGAAAAGCAGGTAGCACATCTTGTTTTACAAGAGCTATAGGAGCATTAGCATATTCATAGAATATAGTGCCTATAGAATTCCATCCTCCATATTCGTCAAATAATTCATGAGTATCATCTAAAATTATATCTAATACTCTAACAGAATATATAGTTGAAAGTTGAGCTCTTCCTACTAAAGATTCGCCTCCCTTATTTCTAGATAAAGAAGAAACTGATGATTTTAAACCAAACTTAGGTGCTATCATTATCTATCGGTTTTAGACTCGATTTTATTTAACTCAGATAAAAGTTGTGCTTTTTCCTCATCTGATATTGTGAATCCCTCTCCTGCAGCGGTAGCATTAGATTGAACTACTCGTTGGATAATAGTAGCCATTTTGATTAATTGCTCATCATTTTTAACACCCACATCTAGGTATTCTTTAATAAGAGGAACAATTAAAGTAGCATCTCCAATCTCGTTTACAAGTGGTTTCAATTCAGCTATAAGAGCTGATATTTGCTTTTCTTTTTTCTTTTGGTTGTTATAAATTTCTTCTAGTATGTCTGAGAATTTTTTGTCACCAAATACTATATTGTCTAATGCACTCATACGGTATATTTTTCATATAAATATGAAATATTAAAATTTTATATACCCATTTTCTAAATACGATATATATCCTCCTTTAAAAATACTATAAAGTTGGTTAGCTATTTTAGTTATTTTTGGGGTTTTAGCATCTACTATTTCTCTAATGTAGATATATAATGCTTTTTTATTAAAGATATCTATATTTTCTCTTTTACGGAATAGTTCTAGAATAGCATCTGCTATTTGGGCGTCATACTCTTTAGGGAATAAACTATATATATTAGAACTACAATGTTCAACAAACTTATCTATATATGTTGATAAAAATTCATTTTTAGTAGGTTCGTCTATTAAATAAGAATATGTTTCATCTTGTTCTAATTCCTCAACTGGGACTGAGTCTACTCGTTTTTTATAATTTTTAGTATTATATAGTATTAAATATCGTTTAGCAATAGTACCAAAATAAGAATAAGCTTTAGGTGGGGTAAGTTTATTTAATTTATCTCTACACTCATCTGAGATTGTTAGTAATGATATAAAGTCATTTATTTGGCTTTGAGTTACTCTATCTACCTCGCCTACATATTCTTCAAAATTTGATTCATACTCCTCTTTGAATTCTTTAGTAATTATATTCCTAAATCGATCTTGAAGATTCTTTTTATGATCATAAAGATGTATTTTGGAGAGTAAAAAAGTAATTACCTCATGTTGTAAATCTTCAATATTATCTACCTCAGTATAATAAAATTTGAATGTATGTATTATATTCTCAGTTAACTTAAAAAAAGCATAATGAATTTCATTATCATATATTTTATTTTTAACCTCAAAATCTTGGGATTTATTATATTTAATAATAGCATCCTCAGTTTGTTGGGTGAAATAAACACCACTTTTTTTAGGTTTAGTAATTGTACTTATCATAAATTAGGATTAAACTTATTTAAATCATCTTGAATTTCTTTAATATGATTAAAGAACCATCCTATTTCATCATCGCTGTCGAATAATCCTTTGCTATCAATATCTTTTATTTTTTTATCAGCTGTTGATAAAGTAATAGCTAAAGTCTTAATATAATTCTCATAGTTGAGTATTAAGTCTTCTGCTTTTTCATTTTTCTTAAGAAGATTAAAGGTCGTGTACCCAAGTACTACGACCATTAATCCTAATATTATTAATAATACTATCATATGTCATTTAATAAATCCATTAAACCAGATGATTTTACATTTCCTAATGCTTTAGTTTTAACTGAAGTTTTGGTAGTTGGTTTGGTTTGGGTTTTAGTTGTTTGATTATTTAGTTTAGGTAACCACTCATGTTCGAACTCAATACGAGCAGCCATTAAATCAGCTTGGTGAACAATAAATGGTAATGCTGTTCTTGGTTTTTGCTCAGGTGACCATGACATTAAGTATTTTTTATTACCTTCATCATATAGACCATCATGAGTTTGAATAGTAATCATTTCGTTAAATGTATACTTAATACCATGTTGTTGAAGTAAAAATAATCCACGATCTGGTACTGAGGCGAAAGCTAGTTTACTATTAAAAGTATAATCTTCACCTAATTTATCTTTACGCCATTGGTCAGTTTGAGGGATATATGATTCATTTTCAGCATCACCTAATTTACCTAAATCATGATTTAAAGCAGCAAATACTAACTCTTCTTTAGTATAAGTAGAATTATCTACCCCCATTTCAATCCATACATCATTTAATTTAAGAGCACAATCTATTACTCGTAATACATGATCTACATAGCCACCTGGGAAGGCATTGTGGTATTCTTTTTTATGAGAGGCAGGCATCATCATAATGCGCTCTGAGTATGTTGAGTAGAAATCAAGTAATTGTGAACGGCGTGGTTCATCAATGTATACTTTAATTACTTCTTCTAAGTCAATCCAGTTTTGTTGAATTTTTTCTGCTGTTAAAATCATAACTTTTATTTTTATTATTAAATACGGTTTAATTCAGTTCCTGCTATAAGCTCATTTTCGATATATCCTTTAACATGGTCTACTAATTCTCTAGTAGATTCAATTTTATTGATAAAATTTTCTATAGGTTCTTGTCTATTAACCATAAATTTTAATACATTCAAACCAGCTTCAATAGAATCTAATTTTTTTAAGACAGTTTCTCTGTTTTTCATAATTTTGTTTTGTTATAATATAATATAAGATTTAAGTACTCCCAAGTCTATTTGATGAAATCTTTTAACTCATTTTTAATATCAGATAAATGAGCGCATTTTTCATATTCTTCAAGGCGCTCAAAATGAGCTATAGTAACATCTAAAGCCATTATGGTATCAGGAGTAGCAGTTGATGTTAAATATTCATAATGGAAATCATTTTTTAGATTTATTTTTTCTATATAAAACCAAGCCCGATTAAATGTGACCCAATCTCCTAACTCCTCCATTTTATCTATCTCTATTTCTAACTCAGGAGTAAGTTTATTGAAGATTTTTTTAATATATAAGTCAAATCCCTTATGATTTTTAATAATTTTAGTAAACATCCCTACCCAATATACTGGATGTTCTGTAAAATCTAAAGTTGGGGTGTCATTTTTAGGTGATTCTTTATCTTCTTCTGAGAATAATTTAAATAGATCATTAATGTCCATGGTATATAAATATATGCATATTCATGATTAGTCCCACCAACCACGGATACCTGAGCCATCAAACTGGTCTAAGAACTCTATTTCTTTTTTAAATTTGGAATAGTTTTGTCCACTAAGTAAATGCATAAGTTCCTTCCAACCTTTCTTTTGCATATCGTGAGCTCTTCTTAGTACTCGCTCATTGATTTTCTTTTCCTCTTCAGTAAGGTCTTCTACTAATACATATAACTCTGGTCTATCTTCTAAAGGTTCAAAGTGATTACGAAAGATCATTTCTAATCCTAACTCTTTCTCCGCTGCATCTACAAAACCATCATCAGCAAATAAATCAAGTAGGTAAACACATCGTTTCATTGCTTCTACTTTTTTACCTTTAGATATCAATTCCTCAATACCACGTTCTTCTATATTAACATGCATATCTTTTATAGCAGCAGACATAAGTGGGAATACTGAGTGGTGTCCTCCATACCAACGATAATTCCATAATGCTTTACGGAATACCCATAATGCTCTAAAAAATCCAGGTATGCTATATCTAAATGTTTCCCAGATGTGTTGTAATTTATATCTCATAACTTTAATAATAATATTTTTAGCAGGCGTTCTTTGGATTAATATTATCCTTTAATTACTTGTTTAGCACCTAATATGCCTGTTACTTTATCGATGCGTGAATCGATATATGAGTGAGTATGCTTTATTTCATCATACATATCTTTAAATCTATGATCTAAATCTTCGCGTGTATTGTTATGGTTTTCCCATATAATACGATTTAAATTATTAAATTCTTCATCATTATTTTTAACTTCTTTTAACAAACTGTTAATCTTAACTACACCCCAAACAATTGTTGCTAATATAATAGCACCAACAATCGAGAGCATACCTAAAACAAAATACATTGTTTCCATAATTTATTTCTCCTTATTATTTTTTATGTCAAAGAACGCCTGCTTAATGCCTTAAAATATATCGTCGAGGTGAGGTGGGCATACATCTATAATATGTTTTCTCCACCACTCCTTAATCTTCATTTTTAATTTTTTCATACGATGTAAAGATAATAAAAAATGGCCCGAAGGCCAAATTTTAATATAATATGTTTTTAAAAATATTGGTTAATTTAAACCTTTTGAAGCCATAAATTTTAAGAATTTTTCTTCAGATGGTTCACTATAACTTGTTGTTCTACCTATATGCATTCCTTCATGAAACGCATCTCTCATATCGTCATAACTATACTTAATACTATCTGCAGTATCATTAATACCTTCAGTTAATTTATCCGCGATAGATGATATTGCTTTATTAACCATATCTAGTGGTGCCTTCTTATCACCAGTATTAATTGAATTTCTTAATGTGTGTAAGAATTTATGCAAATCATCTGGGGTGAGTAGATCACCTAAATTACTATCGGTTTCGTTTAATTTTTCTTTATATTGACTTTCAGTAATAATACCAGCCAATTTTTGCATTTTTAATAATTCCTTGCTCATCAGTTTATTATTTTATAACAATAATTATTTATTTTCAGATTTTTCATCTTTTATTTCTTCACTATTAATCTTCTTACCGAAAATCTTATCTACAGATGCTAATCCTAAACAACCGAATGCTAATAAGGCTACTGCGTCAACTAAGTATTGTGCTGGGGCGATGTCTACAGTAGTGAAGCTATTGTGATACATTGTGATACAAAGTGTAACACCAGCGATGATGCCTACAACTCGTTTAGATGATGGACTACCAGTTTCGTCTTTAAAGATACCACCTACCCAGGTGAATAAAGTATTAAATATGTTTTTCATAATTTATAAAATTTGTGTGTTAATTATAAATATATGAAATTAGATTATCTCTTCATGATGAGTTGGGATTTCTTCATATTGATAAGCTGGGGTGGGCTCTTCAAAAATAATATTATCCTCAGTTTGAAGTTCAGGGAAAGGAGGAAAATTTTCTTTGATAGTGACTGTATCAGCACAACAATGTTCTGGTGTGCATTTACATTTATTTGGTTCTGATTTCATTGGAGGGGTACAAGCTACCAATGTTAGGAGAGAGATTAATAAGATTAATTTTTTCATAATTGTGTATTTTAATAATACATATTATGCAAACAGCGTCTTTGCTTTAGAAGCTAAATCGGGTAATGATCTAATAGAAATAACATCTTGCCATGAACCAGGCATATAAGCTTTTATGGCATCTACTAATGTAGGGGATTTAGATATATCAGCATTAGTTAATATACCAGCTATTAATAATACTAATGCTTTTATAATATTAGCTGCTTTATTTCGTTTACCATCATCTTTAACAAATGGTTTAAGCATTAACCTAATAGGTGAATCTAATTTATTATCTAATTCACCAGATATTCTAATTACTTTATCTATAGGCTGCTCACCTTTTTTAATATTAATTTTAGATAATAATGCTTTTACAATTTTAGCTACATTGTTAACTATACCTGGGGCTGCTAAAGCTAATAGTGATAAACTAGTGATATCTACTTCATTTTGTTTGTGTGAGGCAGCTTCAATAGCATTTTTTACAACATCATCAATTTTATCTAACTCAGAAAAGTCAATTTTATCTTGTTCTATTTCTTTAAGCAGTTCAGTTAGTTTAATCATATAATAGCTTCTATAAGTTCTAATTTTAGCGCTTCATCAGCTGTAAAATACCAATCGCGTCTTGATTTTTTAACTTCGTCAAGTTGTTTTTGAGTCATTGATGAACGTGATAATAAATATTCATCATATTGTTTCATTAAACGATTACATTCATCCATGTCATCTTTGATTAAAGAAAATTTCATATCAAGATGTGAAGTTAAAGCTTCATGATACATAAGTGTAGAAAACTTACTCATAAAACGAACATGCCCAGAAGCGAATATAGGTAAAGCCATAGACATAGCTATACCATAACAGTAAGTATGAATTGGGGTCATAGAGTTTTCAATAACACCTACTAAAGCAAAACCATCATATATTGAACCACCAAAACTATTAATAATAACTTTAATAGGTTTACGCTCATAGTCTTTGATTTGGTTCTCAAAATCCTCATCATATGCGTTTACATCTATAATAAATTGCATTACTTCTTCTACAGTCTCATTATCAATGTCATTACTTAAGATAATACTCCTAAATTGATCATCTTTATCAAAATATCTGTTTCTTCTATTTGTCATATACTAATTATTTGATTTTACAAATGATTCTTCTATTACAGGGTGAATATTATTTTTAGTTAATAACCCTTGACCATATTTATCTATTCTCTCATAATATCTATCTTTTACATATGGTAAAATAGGAATAGGTTTTCCATCTTCATCAATACGAACAAATTTAATATTAGTGTGAGTAACAATTTCTTGCCCACCAGTATAAACATTATGTTTTCTTACCTCTACATATAAACCAATAGATGTAGTCCCAAACTCACTAACTTTAGCATATATTTTTAATATTGAACCTACTTTAACAGGTCTTTTAAATAGTAATTCACTAATTTTAATAGTGATCATACGTGGGGTATCACAGATTTGAGCAGCGTATGAAGCTGAGGCATCGTCTATTAATGACAAAAGAGTACCTCCGAACATATTGTCGTGTACTCCTATATCACTTTTTTTACAAATGTAAGTTGAAACTAATTCCATATATTAATAAATATTAGAAAGGCATATCTCTAGTATACCATTCATATCTAGATCCATCAGGATACATAGTAAAGTAATGATACTTTTTAGTCTTAGAATTAAATTGATAATAACACCCACGATCAGCATCCCATACTGGTTTTGAATAATCTATAACCTCTGGTTCACCATGCCATAATTTCTTTAGCTGGTATGATATCCAAGCGATGCCTCCAAAGAATCCAACACCAGCTATAATCATGTTAGCTAATATAACGTTAGGTGTTAATCCTAAGTAACATAGATAAAAGAATAAACCATATGGTACTGTAGCTAAAGTATAACTGATAAAGTTGTTTTTAAAGATTTTAGATAAAACATAACCCCAACCTAACCATAACCATCCAATAGCAACAAGTGGCCAAACAATAGGTGAGGCAATTGAAATTAATGGTTTAACAATATGTTTACCAACATGATTAGCAACCACGGCACCAGCTGCTGCTGTTACTACATAACCCGTAGGATCGGATTTATATGCATCCATTGAATCACCTACAAAATTTGCTACATTGTGTTTTAATCCTTTTTTACTCATAACTTTTATTTTATTGTAAAGATAACATCTAAATTTACAGTTTACAAACTTAGGGCAAAAAAAGGCTCTCTACTAGGCCATGCACACACCCTCACACTTCGCACCTTCATCCAGATATCCGTATATACTTTTGATACTATAGGGTGTATAAAACGCTTTAAATCAATTAGCGTATCACTTCATGAATAATTGAATACACAGTATTACTACGCTTAATACCAAGCATATAAACGTTTTAGTGGTAACCGGCTCGCGGAAAAGAGCATACGACATAATGATAAACACTATTGTACCAATGGAAAAACCTATGAGGCGCGATGGCCACATCTGGCCGTTAAAAAAGGTTATCATGTTTTTAACTGAGTACATAAATAACATTGATATAGGTATTCCCATTAGGACTACTAACCAGTAGTTGTTTTTAAACCACGTGTATCTCATTTGGCCCTGTAACTGTAGGAACGTTAGCGCCTGGGCTAACATACCAAAGAGTATTCCTATTAGTAAATGCATATTACTGCTGAATATATAAAGGGGTTATGTGGAGCCAAATTTAAAAACTTTTTTTGTTTTAAGCTTGGCCTGTTCTCATATACATGTTATATTTGGAATACGGGAAAAGAGAGAGAGGATAAACAGAACGTAGTATGTAGCATGTTAACACAACGGGTGGTAGATACGTATATATTTTTGCTACTGGGTAAAATTTTTATTACTAGTTACTTTTAGTTCTTTGAAATCATGTGTAAAAGGCGTATACCAAAATTTACACCCCAGCAGTTAATATAGGGTGATGTAATGGTTAAGAGATGTGATGATGTGGTATGGTATGTGGTGTGGGCTCAAAGTATATAAGTATATACAAACCCTACCCACTATAATTATACTTTATATCTTAATACGTCCATCCCGGTAGCGGTATCACCGCACCCGCGTATGGATAGCAGCGCGCGTGGTATATATATGGGTTGTGGTATACGCGTACGTACGCGGTACGGGACAGAGATAGGCGCCATTGCGGCGCCCACCCCCCCTTAATAAAATAATTAAATTACTCCGCAATAACCACTTTTGGTCGTCCCGGTGTTCTTACAATACCCAGAGCGGCCAATTCCGCTCTGGCGTTTAATAGTTGTTGGCGCTTACTCTCACCATTAACTGGTCGGCCGCGTCTAACCACCCCACCATTACTAATCATTCGCTCCATTTTGGCTTCCAATTCTAATTGGCGTTTGCTACCTTCAACTACTGGGCGTCCTCGTTTAACTAACCCTAATGCTCTGCGCTCCGCTTTAGCGGCTAATTCTTGTTGGCGGCGGCTGTTTGGATTAACTGGTCGGCCTAGTTGTGGTGTGTTTGTTTGTTCCATAATTTTTAATTATTTATTTATTATTTTAATTTATTAATATAAAGATATAATATAAAACTTAATTTTCTAGGTGTGAAATATATGGTTATTATTTCCTTACCACTTATTATGTTGCTTATAACACTTACTTGGTCCAGTGTTACGGTGTTTTGAATGCGACTTATAATTGTAACCGTGTTGTGGTGTGCTACACCCAACTAGAAATAGTGTGGTTATGATAGCTACGAACACGGCAAATGCTTTAAACGGATTAGTTGATTTTGGATTGTACATTTTTTATTATTTTAATTTATACTATAAAGATATTATATACTACTTAATAACCTAGGTGTGAAAGTTATGGTTATTATTTTATTTTTAATGTAACATATAATGGTCCGTCTTGTTCGTACTGGTCAATGTCGTCCACTTCAAACTTTAACTTTACTGCTTCGTTATATAATGCTGTGAACGCATCAATTTGATCTTGGTTGATACCGTTTTGAATTAAACTGCTAATAAGTTTTTGTAGTTCGCTTTGCATGGTGTGCTAATTATTTAGTTATTAATTTATTTTATTAATATAAAGATATTATATATCGCTTAATTATCTAGGACGAATAATTCAGGTGTTAACCCTGAATCATTTCTCCGTCCTTAAAAATAACCCAACTGAACTCGGAATAATGATATTCCGGACCAATCATTTCCTCCTTAATTAACATATTATTTAATTCGTCGGGGAGACATTTAAACGTAACATAATTAAAAATGTTATTTGATTCTGGAAAGATAATAAAGGTGTTTAGTTCTTGGTACATACTATTTATATTATTTTAATTTATACTATAAAGATATAATAACTCATTTTCTAGTCTAGGATAAAAAGTGGGGGCATTTGCCCCCTTAATTTAACATTCCTCATAAACACTCTCATCACCACCACTAATAATAAACTCCCAATTTAATCTAATATAATATCTCTCACTTACATCATCTATATACTTATTACAAAACTCAAAAAACTTATTTTTACTCACATCAACACCCTTCTCAAAACTACTATAAAAATCATTCATCACCTTCTCATTATACTCACCTAAACCACCACCATAACAATCTACCATTACACTTTCTACTAATTCATAACTACCTTTTTTGTTGGCCATAACTTTAATTATTAATTTATTTTATTAATATAAAGATATAATAATTTACTCAAAAGTCTAAGATGGATAGTTATGGTTTTCTAATCTCACCTAATAAAAACATAATCAAAATAGCAATGAATAAATCAATAACGGCGAAAAATATTTGTGACATTATTGTAGGCGATACTACTATCCCTAATGTTGATATCACAAATGCTGCTACGCACATAACTAAAATCTTGATGTCTGTGTTGTCTTTCATATAATTTATTTTATTATGGTATAAAGTGTATAGGCGTATTTCAACTTATTACTTCACTGTAATCCTGTTTCATGCTCACGTAACATGATTACCTATACACTTTATTTTTTTTTCTTATACTATAAAGATATATTAATCTCCCTATTTACCTAGGTATGAAATTAATGGTTATTTTCTTTTAATTTCTCTATACACTCCGGGCACCCTACATGCGTTAGCCCTTCTATCCTAGCCCAGTTATTCGATAGTGCTGGTGTGCCGCATACATTACCTACTCCGCTTTTGTAGGCGTGTGCTGTGTTGCTCCATACATTTCCTTTGTTTCCGAATATACTGTATCCGGGTCCTAAATCACTAATTTTAATCATGTGTGTTAATTTAATTTATTACTATAAAGATAATACTATTTCCCTATTTATCTAGGGCTGAAAGTCTTGGTAAAACTCCTCTATTCTTTCTAATTCAGCCCAGGTCAATACTTTTTTCATATTATTATTTATTAAATTTATACTATAAAGATATATTAACTCACCCCTTTATCTAGGTTAAAAATTTTTGGTTTTTTTTTCTTTTGTTTTTTAATTTTCTTTTATTTTTATTTTTTTGTTTTGGTTTTTTATTTTTGTATATATTTTTTGTTATGGTTAAGATCTGTTCTGAACAGGCGATGTCAAGTCACTACCGCACCACTCCATACCACCCATTCATCACCCGTTCATCACATACCCACCACACCACATAGTCTCCCTATAACACACTCACATATGTTTGTCACATTTGTATTATTTATATTAAAAATGGTTCAACATTTTATTATGACAATACAACTAAAATCGATATTAACACCCCTATAATGGTTATAATCACACCTAAAATAACTAACTCGATATTCGATAGAATATATGTACCTCGTTTGTTATAGTTGATTATTGTTTTTTGTTCCATCAATTTAGCTTTATTAATGTCACAACGATCTAATGTGCCACGTTCAATCCATCTATCTACTAACCACTCAACCGGGGTCATGTTTTGTTCTTTCATATTATTATTTATTACTCTTAATAACAATCAATATCAATATCCCCGCTACTAATAATGGTATCCACAACGGACTAAATATCCACCACCAACTCCAATCAATATAATTTGTTAGTTTTAGAGTTAGGAATATTAGAAATAATATCGTTCCAAACCCGATCCCACTTGATCTATTATTATTCGCCATAATTGTTCTATTTTGGTTATTTACCTATATTATATACTAATTTCACATACACAATAGTCGATTTCGTTCCCGTCTTCATCTTCACTCTCAAATTCTTCGTCATACACCGGTCCGATATCAAATCCTGGGTGTTCAAAATTGTATGTGTAGTCGGTATGGTCATTTACTGATAATACTACTTCCACGTCGCCATGTTCTGCTTTTAATTCTGTTAAGTTTTGGATTAGTTCTGAAATTGTCATGTTACTGTTATTTAATTATTTATTATTTTTTCTTATATTATAAAGATAATATATAACACTTGAGAATCTAGGATTAAAAGTTTAGGAAATCAATTGCTTTTTCCCCTATTCCCTCACCATTAAATGTTACTTCATAGTTCGGGTCCATACCGGACATTGCTATATCATTTATTAACTCATTCAATGTTGTAAATGACTTTGTATAATAACTACAATCTAAACTATACATGTTTTATTCTGGTATTATTTTTGGTTATCTATTTCAAAGCTTTCACGCGCCACAAACTCAGCATCGTCTTGGTGTTCCTTAATAGTTTCTTTATACCACCCCTTACCTCCCTCACTTACCAATTCAACTGCTTCCGATTCTGTTTCTGCCTCCACAACATATTTTCTAACAATTGTGGCTGGGATGATTTCTGTTACGTAATACTTCATATTATTATATGTTTTTAATTTATACTATAAAGATAATACAATATATTCTTTAATCTAGGTATAAAAGTTATGGTTTTATTTCATTCCATTTCTTAATACCCCATCCACTTTTACTCTGATATCCTCTACTAAATGTTGTTAATGATTTAGTAATACTCACTTCACTATCACCTGCTACATACACATACAATGTTTGGTCTTGTTCATCAAAACTACCTCCACTCTCATTAAAGTATATGTGACCATATATTTTTGTTAATGGTTCATCATTTATTTTTAAGTGTGTTGCGATTTTGTCTAATACATCCCACATCGGGTGTGATTTAGTTAAACGTTTTGTTGTAAACGCTTTTAAGTTAGTTACTTTGAACAATTCATTGTTCGGTTGTGGTGAATAAACTTTCATTATTATTATTTTTTAATTATACTATAAAGATAATATAGTTTGCTCCTTAATCTAGGTATAAAGATTAAAGTGTTTACCAACATTCAATACCTAACTCACCCATTACTACTCGGAACTCCCATATCGTTTTATTATCGTCCTCTGTCAATACGGAGTCGTCGTATGCGTTCTTACCTGTTATGGTTTCTACTATGTCCATCCACTGCTCACTACCCATTTCCATTCCTTGGTCATAGTGTTCAGATGTGAATCCGTTTTCTGCTAATGTGTCAATAACGTACTGTTGTGTCATGTTTTATATTATTTAGTGTAAGTTTTAACTATGTCTTTGATAATTTGATCTATGTTAGCGTCTGGGCTAATTTGTGATAAGATTAGTTTGTTTCTAATTTCTAATCTATTTATGTTTTGTCTTGGTTGGAATTTTTCTTTTACGTTACAATAATACGCGTCTAATTCATTACTTAACTCGTTTGATAAATTCCGTCTCTTTTCGGTCAATTTAGATGCAATCGCGTATGCTTCCTTTTCCTGTTTAATTAGTTTTGATAATTTAGTTTCGGCAGGTGCGAACTCGTCACGTCTGTTATTTTTATTTGTGTCTAAGATTTGATCATGAATGGCACTAATGATTGCTTCAATTTCGTACTGTTTTAATTTACCCATGTTGTGTTGTTTTTTATGTGTTTTATTATTTTAATTTATACTATAAAGATATAATAATCCTCCTATTTATCTAGGATTGAGAGTCTTGGATATAATATTCAAATCCTTTCTCAGCCGCTAACTGTTCTAACTTAGCAATACGGGACTTACTATACTCACTCACACCATCTTCTATTTCACGTAACACTCTCAATAATGAACGCTTCGCTGTTTCATCAACAGCGTCGTATTGTAATACTGCTTGCACTGTACCGATTAGTGAGCCTAAGTCGTAGGCCATTTTGTGTTCTGTGATGCGTCTTGTTTGGTGTGGTTCGATTTTGATTTTTTTACTCATATGTTTTTAATTTATACTATAAAGATAATATATAATACTTAAAAGTCTAGGTATAAAAGTTAGGGCGCTATGTTAGCGCCCTAAACATTTATTTTTCCTCATCCACATCCATATTTTCTACACATACTACACCGTCATAGTAATATACGGCTATACCATTATGTAGAAATGGTTTATTCATATTATGTTTAGTCTTTAACTCCTTAACTATATTATTATCTAAATAATCAGGGTTGAGTTCTTGTATTTCACTTTCATCTAATTGTGAAAATACATTCATGTTCTCATCTACCCACATTTTTAATTGTTCCATATTATATGTTTTTAATTTATACTATAAAGATAATACAATTTATATAGAAGTCTAGGTATAAAAATATGGGTATTATCTACCCATTTCACGTTCCCATTCATCACCATCTATATACATTCCAGGTTTGGGTTCTATGTCATATAATTCTTCAACATAAACTCTAAAATCTCTTATGTCCATTTTGTTTTTCCAAACTTGACTTAACTCGCCATTTCTTATCCCAACATAAAATTCATTACCTTGGTCGTCTGTGAAGTGAATATCTGCGTTCATATATTATTTAATTTAGTGATTTGTTCTGTTGTTAACCAGTCTTGGATACGTAATCGTTTATGAAATGACAATACCATTTTATTATATGATGGTAATTGATCATCACACCATTCTAACGCGTTATCATCATAGACACCATCACGTATCTGTTTTAATGTGTACTCACCACACATATCTGTGATTTGGTTTCGTAGATGAAATGTTTTGTTGTTCCGGTGCAGCACGATCAAAGCTGCACCGGTCATTAAGGTTAGGTATATCATAATTATTTAATTGTTTCTAAATTATCTACAAACTCCTGAATTTCTTCTATCAATACTGCTTCATCAATCTCATAACCATCCTTACTTCGTAAAACAAAATCCAGACATTCCCCACCATTACTATCAATCCATTCTTTATAGATCAATACTCCTTCTGTTGGGTGGTTGATTGTGTAAGTGTTTTCAATTGTCTGTGAATAAACTTCATGTTTCAGTAGTTCCATTTTATTATGTATTTTTTAATTATAGTGTTTCTTCATATTCATCCGCCATAAAATTGATAATTCTATCATCGTGAACTACTGTCCCATATTCATCTGTCACTTCCCAATCTACTGTATTATTGTCAAATGTCCATTCGGTGTATGTATATTCCTCACCATTATATTTAGTGGTTATTGAATCTACTTTACATTGTTCTCGTTTAATTACCATAAATGTTATATGTTTTTAATTTATACTATAAAGATAATACAATACACCTAATAATCTAGGATAGAAGATTAAGGTTATCCATAGACAACCTCACCATATATAACTGTTTGTAATATAACATCTGCTGTTACAGCATCGTCTTGTTCATTTATCATATCAAGTAAATGGCGTGGTATTGTTGTTTGTACTTTTGCATGAACATCATTCATTGTGATTGATACAGTGTCTTCTGCTTCCTCATCAATAAAATCTAATCTATAACCATCACGTAACATTTGCATCAATATGTCTTCAAAACATGGTGCGTTTGGTCCTAATGTTGCTCGTGATGAATCAAAATCATCTTTGTCAAAATCAAGTTCAACACCGTTACCTGCTAATTCATGTAAGCCGTTACATAATGCGTTGTAAAAATACTCTTCTGATTCTGATGGGGTTAGTGAAATTGTCATTGTTTTATGTTTTTAATTTATACTATAAAGATAATGTATTATATTTAAGAGTCTAGGGTTAAGAGTTTAGAGCCAGCTTTCAGGTGATCCAAAATATGCCAGGACATATCCTTGTGGATGTCGTTCTGCCATGTATCCTTTACCCTTAATAAATCCGATCACTTCATCTCTACTTACATCTGGATGGGTTCTAAACTTAATACGACGACCATATACACGTTGGTCATTATATGTTGTACGTATAGCCTTATCCCCATACATCTCTCTAATATCGTCTTTTATATTACTCCATTCTGCTTGGGCAATTCTTGCCCAGTTTATCTTTTTAGGGTTAAAAAATGTTCTTTTCATGTTATGTTATTTTTATTATTTATCTTAAAATCACTACGTGTGGGGCGGTTAAGGCATTTATGCTGTCATCATCATTATCTTTATCAGGGTCAACAACCTTGTCTGATTTATGATATGCTGAGTATTGGACTTGTCCTATGTCTGCTTCAGTTATATCTGCTGCGACTTCGCTGTTCCAATAATCGCCATAGTTGTATGCGAATCGTACCTCCATGTCTGCGTCAAAATCCGCTAACATTTCTCTTAATTGTCTAACTGTCATATTATATGTTTTTAATTTATACTATAAAGATAATGTAACTCACTTAAAAGTCTAGGGTTGAAAATCTAGAGTCTTTAAATTCATATACCAACATTAACTCACTATATATTCCCTGATCTAAATCTCGTATCTCACCATTAACAATTGCTTTAGCATGGCTACGATTAATTGTCATGAATCGACCTTTTGGGTTTTGTTGTATAAATGTTTTAACATTAAGGCGTTTTACTGTTGGTTTGCGTGTAATTGGATCACGTTCACGTTCGTGATCATGATATGGTATTCTATGTCTAACCACTTTCCAACCAAACAATTCATTATTATTCTTAATTAAATAATCATCTAACCAACTCATATATGAACCATGACGTGGTGTGCGACCTAACTTTGTCCAAAATGAATGTGCTTGGGCATAACTTGCACCAGTTACTTCTGCTAATGCTCGCACTGTGCAGTCGTTGTGTTCATGAGTGTATCCACTGCTGATACGTCCTGAATCTGTTTCGATAAATTTAATCATATGTTTTTAATTTATACTATAAAGATAATATCGTTTACTTGGGAGTCTAGGATTAAAAGTGGGGGTGTTAACCCCCACAATTGTTATAAATTAAAACACACACACATTAACTTACTTTCTCCATTTCTCTCAAAATATCATATAACTCATCTTCAACTGAGTCATTATCTAACTCAATAGTATTATCAATTTCATCATTGATAGACCTGGTAATCTGATCTGTATCTAATTCAATCTCGATTTGATAACCATAACCCATTGATAAATCAACTAAATTATCAGCGTCTAAATTAGTATCATCAACTGCTTCTTTAACTGCTGATATGGCTCGTTCCATTAATTTAGCGGCAAGTGTGATTAGTTCTTCTTTAGTAAATGTGATTGTTTGTTCTGGTTCGCGATCTGCTTCACTAAACCCTGCACTGTCATATTCAGGCCCATTATCATCTGCTATAACTGTGAATTTAGTACGTTCCACTTTTTCAGATTCTTCACACGTACATTCATCAGTACAACACGGCTCAAACTCTGTTGGTTGTTTCAATGTAAATTGTGATCGTAAATCTTCTAATTGCGCTTGTAATGCGTCTAATTGTCCTTTTAAGTTACTCATAATTATATATTTTTGATTTATTTTATCTTAAATGGTATATGTGATTCCAACTGTTCTGAAATGTGTAGTGAATTCTCTTGGTGTGAAGTTTAATTCAAATCCATTACACCACCCAGCTATTCCTGTAACTAAAACTTCGCCTTCATCAGTTGAAATTAACATAACCACATCACCTTCCATTGCAACTACAGATATGTTATCTGATGTTGCGAAACCTTTAATACATTGAAATTTCATATTATATGTTTTTAATTTATACTATAAAGATAATATAATATACTTGAGGATCTAGGATTAAGAGTTAAGGTACTCTTTAATCTCTTCATTCATGTCTTCTAATGCTCGTTCACATTCTACTGACTCGTTACCACCATCTTGTATTTCAGTTATAGCTAGTTCGTGTAGGCTCATAAATGTTTCTTTCAGTTCGGGGTGTTTCACCATTAACAGTCTTGTCTGTTGTGTTAGTTCTTTTGTTGTCATATGTTTTTAATTTATACTATAAAGATAATACAATTCACTTAAAAGTCTAGGTTAAGAGTTTTCGGCATCTTGTTCTAACTCCTTAAAATAACGTTCCATACTATTCCAATTGTAAAACCATGGGTTACCATTATCATCCCAATCACCTGTTGGTGATATACTTAGTTCAAGTTCGTTTGGAAACTTATAATCAATGAATCGAATCAATTTATGAACCATTTTAGGTGATGCTTTAGCATAAAACATACCTGACTCACTATCACAATACACACCATTACCTTTACCAAACTCTGCTTCAATCTCTCTATCAACATCACCATTCCACACTGTCTTAGCACACCCAGTTAAACCTATGCTCAGTTGTAGTTCTCGTGGAACGATTTGTTTGATTTTGCTGTTAGTGAGTTTATGATGTTGTTCATATTCGTCTCGTTCTGCTTGTGTGGGTGGTTCAATACCATTAAATGTTTTTTCCCATTTTGTCTTTGATTCGAGTATTAGCTCTGCTACTTTGTGTTTGATTTCTGCTACGTTCATGTTGTGTTTATTTATAATTTTCGTGATAGTATTTAGCTGATGAAGCATTGTTTTTTGAATAACCGTCATTGTATCCATCGTGGTGGGATTCAACAATCTGCTCCTTTTCCATTTGCTTGGCTTGGTCAAAATCATGTCTTGTTAATTTACCTTCTGATTCATAGTATTGCTCTTCCAACCATTCAACCGCTGTTTGTTTACTCATTTTCATACTTGTTAATTGTGTCTTCCATTTGATTAAACATTTGTTTAATCCTCATTCCAAGTTCATATGGGTCAGCATCTTTAACACCTTCTAATGTTATTGTTTGGTTTGCTTTAAACCATTGTGGTATCTTTGATTGTTTTTCTTGACCCCATACACCTTTATATTTTTTGTAAGCAACATCATGCATTGTGACTAGACAATTAAATTTGATTTCACATACTCTTGTAGTGTTTGCTTCTAATTCAGAGACCTTTGTTATTTCTAGATTACTCATTGTTACCTCCTTTGATTTTATCTCTCATCCATTTAGCACCTTCCGTGAAACTCAGATAATCAACCGCTAATATTTTTTCAGCAAGTTCATATATTTCCTCATCAGTTGGAAGTTCTTTAGATGGTTTATTAAAATCGTATTTTTTCTTTTCTTTTTCCATAGTTATTTAGTTTTTAGTTTCTCCGTAAGTTTCGTTGTAGTATTGTTCACCTTTAGAAATTGTTTCGCAGATTCCAAGACCATCAATATCCTCAAATTCTTGTTGGTTACAAGCCATTTCAATCTGCTCCTTCTCCATTTTTTTGGCTAATAAAATAACTCGTTGAGCTGTTTCTGTTTCATTATCAAACCCACATTCTTGAACTAATATTTCAATAAGGGTATCAACCGCAGTTTGTTTCTTTTCCATAGTTATTTAGTTACTGAATATTTGAATAAAATTCTCACATGCTTGGTATGAACCAACAAACCTAGATGCTCCGTTTTGATCTAACACCTCCCATGCTGGTGCTGTTGCTGGGTATGGGTTAAATCTATGTTCAGGAAATTGATCCATCGTTTTGCCTGAGTACTCAATTGTAAATTTTCTCATATATGTTAGTGTTTGATTTCGTAATAAAATAAATAACCACAATCCTCATCATACATCTCGGACTCGCCTTTGACATAATTGTTTAACCTAGCTAATATATCTTCACTTAAACGGTTCCAATACCCCACTCTTAAATAACGTTTATCACCTCGGAATTGGATCTCACTTTGTTCAATACCACTATCAGTTAAGATATTCTCGATTGTTATTTCAATCGTTGTTTGTGGTGCTTCATTTTCTAATCTAAATCTCATATTATATGTTTTTAATTTATACTATAAAGATAATACATCTTATTTAAAAGTCTAGGATAAAAAGTTTGAGTGTACTTAATATAATAGTTGTTTCTCTTCTAGTAACAACCATACACGATCCTTCCATAAATCTGTTTTAACATTATCAATTGTTTCTAACCCGTGTTCTGTCTCCATAGCTAACACTAGCAAACATGTATCTAATGTATCCCTAGCATCTTCTAATTGGTTCTTTTCTAATTGACGTTTAGCTTTGTTGTACAAATTCGTTACTCTCCCTACTTTTTTACTCATACTTTGATTTATTTATTATTATTTCCTCACCACTTATATACTCTCAAACCCATATTCAATAAAATCTGGTCTGATTGTAAACGTTACAACTTGATCTGTATTACCATCTCGGTTCTTATCGAATTGTAATCTTCTTTCAGCTGTATCTGAATCACGTTTAATAATACCCATTGCATCAGTCATATGTTTCAATCTATTACTACCTGCAAATTGACCTGCTTTAGTTACTTGTTGAATATTGATAAAACAAGTATGTGTATTAGCTGAGTTATTACCCATTTTATGTTTATCTTGTAACTCTAATAACCAACGTTCACCAGCTACTTCAGTCGTTTTATATATGTCTCTAAACATACCTAATACTTCCGCTACACTATCAATTACTACTACATCATATCCTTCATCTAATACTTGAATAAGTGTTGGCGCTAACTTATCAGCATAATTTTTCAAAAACAAAACTGGTACTTTAGCGATACGAGGCAATCGTTTACAGTATTTAAAATAACCAATCTCATCCATTTCACCTGAGATGAATAGTGTTTTATGTCCTTCTTCAGTTAAACGCGCTAACATATCTAATGTTAATGTTGTTTTACCTGAACCAGGTCCACCTGCTATTACCATATTTGTGGCGGGCATTAAACCGCCATTTTCTGATAATATCACATCTAACTCAGAGTTAGTTTTCATCGGTCTCATAATTGAGTCGTTGAATTTGAGGTCAATACCTCTAGTAATTGAAATTTTTTCCATATGTTTTTAATTTATACTATAAAGATAATACAGTTTGCTTGAAAATCTAGGATGAAATTACTCGGTTAATTTTAAAATGGCGTCGCATAACTCTTCTATAAGTAAAGAACGTTCTTGGCGTTTGATTATATCCCATGGGTTCTTATCTAAGTACTTATTTAGTTCTTTGATCTCGGCTGCTAATTCTTTTTTAGTCATATATTTGTGTTGTTTTAATTCATAAAAAACATTCCCTTCATTTCTGCTCGTGCCCATTCAAGTGACGCCTCACAGTTCCAGATATGTTCTAATACCATATTTATATTTTCTACCAATTCATTTATCTCAGATGCCAGTATAGCTGACTCACGGATTTCATTTAGGCGTTTTAATGTTGCATTAGCTTTATCAATACTTTCATTAGCGTAATCAATAATTTCTTGTAACCTTTGCGCTTGAATAATTTCTACTAACTCGGGACAATCACTCATCCATGCTTTAGATAACGTTAATTTCATATTATTGTTTTTAATTTATACTATAAAGATAACATAAAAGACTTAAGAGTCTAGGATGAAAGGTTAAGGATAAAGTAGCCCCGACTGGTTAGGTCGGGGCTAAGTATAACATTATAAGAAACTAATTCTTATTGTTGTAACATCACTGGTGTTTTACCGTCTGTAATAATAATCTTATTACTTGTGTTACGGATTGCTTCAATCCACTGTTGTGATAAAATTTCCTTAGTCAAACCTTGAGAAATAATCTTATTAGTTTCTTGTTCAATTTGAGCTTTTTCCTTTTGCATACGTGCTACTTCAAGTTCATTCCGAACCTGCTCAGCCATTTGCTTTTGGTTATTTCGAGATTCAATTGCTTGAGCCATACTAGTTGGTGGGGTTAGACCCGATGTTAAACTATTTAGTTTAAAGAATTTACTCTCAAACTCAGCACGTAAACGCTCCTGTACTCTAGACTCGAACATATTTAGATTATTCATCAATGAGTCAGTAGTAAAACTACGTGCTTCCTCCCTAAACGCATTGATAACAATTGGATTCAAAATCATATTTTCCAAGTTATCCATATTATCATCAAACCCAGTATGCTTGTAATTAAATACAATATCAATACCTTTACCACGAATTGCTTCATATGTGAATGATGGATCTACTGTAAATACACCTGCGTCCTTAGCAGTAATAGTTACCTGAGTAGGGTCAGCTGTTTGTTCATACATTGGTACCTGATATAACTCAGTACCTGGGCCTAACATACCTTGAGTACCAGTTACAATACTGAAGTCTTGAACTCCATTTCGGCCATAATTTTGCATTAATACCCCTTCAAAATTAGGTTGAACAGGGTTACATGCTGTGAATAACATCGCCGCAGCAGCGGCTGAGAATAGAACTACTTTTTTCATTTTTATTTATTTATTTATATTAAACATTTTTTCATATGGGAGACCAAACAATACAAAGATGTGAGTAACAATCCCGATCCATGTTATCCAGGGTAACGGTGATCTAAATAGTATCAACCATAACCATAACATACCCGCGTTTGCTAGGATAAACAGCAACGCAGTGAACATAACTTTTTTCATTTTATTTTATTTTATATTTGTAAAAAAAAGGGGCCGTAGCCCCATTTTATTATGCGGCTACATATTCAAGCGCCAGTTCAAATAACTTCTCATTCACTTTTAAGTCCTGATTGAAGTTCTTAATTTTGCGAGCTTTTCTCGCTTTGGTTCCTGTTTTGTACTCAAACATGCCATGAATTAACTTTTCTTGAATAACATTAAACACGCTCCAAATATCATCACCACTATCTTCTTTACGTGTTGGTTCTAATAACTCATCAATATTAATAGTTACGTTAGCTACCTCCTCTTTACTAAATCTTGTCTCAAGTGCTCGTTTAGCAAAATCAATTTTTTGTTCTTGATTTAGTTTAGTTGCTTTTAGCTTGTTCATACTGTCAACAGTTAGTGGTAATTTTTCTACCATTGATGTAATTGTCGCTTGTAACTCAGTAAAACTATAACCCATGTGGCGAATCTTTAGATTCTCAAACTCTTGAGTTGATATTACTAAACCATTCTCACATACCATTCTAAACAACCCAGCTGTGAAAGTAAATGCGTTTTTACCATCATGTGAATTTGTTAATAGAATTTGTGGAAACACATCATCACCATCCTCACCATTAATAGCTACATTCGGATTGCGAAACACAACTAAATGTTTTTGATAACCTACACCCTTACGAGCGCGTACTTGTTTAGCGTCTACTACTCCCCATCCTAACTTTTCCATGTCATCTATGACTTGGTCAGTTGGAATATGAGTGTATTTTTCACTTGTTGCTTCACCTTTTACAGTAGTAAATACTGATGAGGCACGTTCTTTAATCTCAGCTTTGCTGAGAAATGATGAATTGTCGATTTCTAACATAACTTTTATTTGTTTTTAATTTATACTATAAAGATAATATAAAATATCTAAAAGCCTAGGATAAGAAGTTAAGGTTTAAAGATTATTTAATACTTTTACCAATGCTTCTAAAGCCTGTACAAAACATAACCCTATGTTAAACATACAGAAGTTAGCCCAACCACGTGATCCATCTGCGTTATGTAATTTATATGAATAATAATTCATAATAATTAATGCTGAAAATAAAATAAGTGAAAACATATATTTAAATTTTAGTTGTTTATATTGTATGTGGTATTACCCATCGAGCACAGTCTTGTTCTAAATGATGGATATGTTTATAGTTGTTAATATAACCCATCATGTTAGCACTACCAACAGCGTTAGCTGAGTGAATCATTACTTGGCATACTGGGGCTCCATTTAACCATTGTTCCACTAACCATCTAGCACAATCCATTCCAGTCTTCTCTGTAATGTTATTATAGTCTAAGGTGTAGTTGTGATATACATTGGTGTGCCATTCCCTCATAGCTGAATCGCCTAGGTCATGATCTAATGATATTAGTTCAATATCATCTAAACCAATTTCAGTTATTTTAGATACAAACTCATCATAATTTCTAACAACAACCCAATCTGTCTCAATTGGTGTTCGTATATCATCTAAATATATAATCATATTTATTCTATTGTTAAATTATCATTTAATAACATTTCTCTAATAATGTCTCTTAATTTATAACATACCTCCATTTCAGCTTCAGTTGCTTCACCACCACCTTCAAGAGCGGCTCCGTACTTATGTACACTACGTAGTTTTTGGTCTAGTTCCCAGATAAGATGTTTATACTTATTCCCATCTAGTGTGGTGCGGAGCTCATTTGCTTCTTCATCACGGTCAAATTCAATTGTTACTTTTGCCATATATTTTTATTTTTAGTAGTCAGGACAGGAATCGAACCTGCTTCAGCTTTATCATTCTGAGTGCCATTAGCTGTTAGTCTCAACCCTGGAAGGTGCTGCGTTTTCCAAAAATCACCTGACTATATTTAAACACATTCTCAAGCATTCTACTCCCTGCATGACGGAATTGTATCTTACTTAGCCCATCGTCCTCAGTATGGGTACTTGAGTTAATGTGTTTTTGTAGTCAGGACAGGATTCGAACCTGTATTCTTCTCAGTATGAGAACATTTTACCAATTAAACTACCTGTCTATGTTCCTCGTCTTTCCGAGGTGTCAGCCTTTGTCCCTTGTTGGTTGGCGGCCAACTTCCTACCCAATTGTAGGTGCGTAGTCAGGACAGGATTCGAACCTGTATTGTAGAACATACTCAAGGTTTTTTGGATTTCAAGTCCAAAGACTTTTAGGTGTTAACTCACCATGTGACGACGTTTCATCTACATTGCTTTGCCTTACTTGAGTACGATAGCGTCTACCAATTCCGCCACCTGACTATATTGCCCCACCTGAGATCTCAGTGAGTAGATTTTAACGGGTTTCTCTAACTATTTCGAGAACCATATCCCCTTCTGCCTTTCGCTCAGTCGGTCTTTTTCATTAGTGTCTTACCACATAAAAACCTGTCAATCCTATACGTCGGAGCTGCGGATATGCTTCACTTTAACCCGAATCGATTCCCCATTAAGGTCGGGGGCTTTTTACTACCACTACTTTTTTTACAGAATGTAGCCAATCTGCCTGAGGATCTCTCACTCATCGTAGTCAGGGCGGGATTCGAACCCGCAATCTTCCTTGTTAGGAGCTTTGCCAATTAAGTTACCTGACTTGCTGCCTTTTTAAACGACGTCGAGTAGGCTAACTCTATCTCCTATACGATGAGAACAGTTACTTGAGCTTGTGTCAGAGGCTTACTGTGTTTTACGATCCCCTCGCGAGCGGGGCTAATTATTTTAATCTTCTAAATCTAATAACCAAAGCATTCTATCCCACCAAAAACTAATAGCTGGCCATGCAATTGTAAGTACTGCTAAAAACCATCCCCATACTTGCCATCCTGGTTCTGTATCACTTTCGTTAGTAATTACTCCCCAAACACCAATACCCATGATTACATTTATTACAATAAATGCTAAAATTATTTTTAATGCTTTTTTCATAACCTTTATTTTTTAATCTTTACAACATTTACATTTGTCTCTACCGGCGTGACCCTTCATTTTATCTTTAGGCATCCACACTCCAATATATACTATAAACGCTATTGCTAGTCCTTGTAAGGCAAACAATATACCATATGCTATTTGATCCATCATTGTGCTTCTATATGATTATATATTAATTTTAATATCCAAGCGTTTTCGTGCTCATATACACCACATACAATACCTGCTTCTTCTTCAGTATCATAGTACTTTATAATACCATTTCCATCCTTCATGAAATCCATAGTCCTTAGATCTATGATTACATATTTACCTTCCATTGTTGTTTTGTTTAGATTTAAAATTTCATTTGGTTCAATACCAAATTTAGCATTTGGGTTATCGTAATTGAAATAATGGATATTTTTTTGATCTTCCACAATTACTTAGTTTTTAGTTACGTAATCCATCATCTCTCTCATTTTGGAAATCAATAGTTCCATTTCGTCTTCAGTAAGATACAATCTTGGGCTATATGTCTTATCATCCAATTCTTTTGTTTGTATGATAATACCATCAAACCCTTCTGTCGGGAAGATTTCAACATTTTGTTCTTCTGTCCCAATAACTACTTTGTGCCAAACTTTGTTTTTCATAACTTTTATTTTAATTTATACTATAAAGATAATAAAATTTATTTAAGAATCTAGGGCTAAGAGTTTAGATTTTAAAATCGCGCTAATGGATCTGATACTGTGATGCCACCATCTTTCTCACCACGTGATGTTAGCATTTGTTCTTGTGGTATTACTTCCACTACAACTCCATTAGTAGTAAATTTACCACCTTGTTTTAACAACTTTGTAAATAGTGCTTCATGTCTTGCTTCCCATGTTTTACTTGCTTCTAAAACAACTTGTTTGTCTACAATATGACCATCAAATTTAATGGTGATACCTTTTCTAATCGAACGTGATGATAATGCCATAACTTTTATTTTAATTTATACTATAAAGATAATATAATATGCTTGAGAATCCAAGTTTACTTTAATAAAGGTGTTAATTTACTCTTCATCAAACAAATCCTTCCCATCATAATCAGGGTGATTTTTTTCCATATAATTTATTCCTCGAACCATTAACACTGCTATTATAAGTGCTAATGTAAATGAAATAATTGCTGCTGGTATCATATAAATAGTTTTTTAATAATTTCTAATTTTGATTTAAATTCAATTCGTTCAAATTTATTATTTGAATTAACAACCCAAGCAAACATATCTTTACTCCAACGTTTGTAAGTACAATGTCTACACACTAAATTCTTACCCTGATGCTCAGGTCGCTGATATGGTCTAGGGTTTCTGGTGAACATAAATAGTGGGTATGTTCGTTTACAATCAAAGCATTTCTTCATTCGTAACTCTCTCTATCAATTTTAATTACATATGGAAATCTTGGAACACCATCTGGTGTTAAGTTAAAGTACTTAACTGTAGCTGATTTGCCAATTAATTCATTTTTATTGTTCCACATCGCCTTACATTCCTCCCAGTTAAATTTAGGTGACGAATTAAATATATGTCCTGTCTTACTCTTAAATACAAATGAACCTACCATTCCTGTTTTATTACCTTCACCTTCAACTACATCTAAGATAGTATATTCTTCATCAATAAACGACTTATGTTTAAGTAATGATTTAGAACGTTTTGATTCATATTCTTTATCTAAACGAATCATTTGTCCTTCATAACCTTGATTAACATAATCACTATACCATTCATCAATTTCACTTTCGTTTTTAACAAAATTTGTAGCTACTACCTCACAACATGAAGGTAAATTAGACTCTAAATTAGTTAATTCAGATAATCGTTTAATGAATGTACCATTACAACTAGGCAAATCATAAATGTGGTATTGAATTGATTCTTTACTTTTCTTTAAATCATCATTTGTTGGTTTAGTTTTCTTAACTAATGAACAAATAGCATTAAAGTCATTCGCAAATTTATCAGCATATAACTCACCATCAAATATTAAATCAGGATTAGATTCAAACAATGGTTTCATAGCTTCATAAATGTGAGGTGCTGAGATAATTTTCTTACCATTTCTACTCCACATACCATCTGCTCTAACAATACATCTAATACCATCTAATTTAGGTTGACTATAAACTGGGTATTCAATTTTATCTTTATGGTCTTCAAACTTATGAGCTAACATTGGATTAAAAAACTTAGGTGTATCAATATCATCTATTGATTCATAACTACCTAACTCTAATTTTTTAGTCCACATCGCTTTAGCTTCAGCTAATGCTTGTTGTTCAGGTGTTGTCTCATTTTTCTTACCAATGTTCTTACCAGCACAGCATGTCCATTCAGAAGTGGTTTTAACTCCATCTGTATAACCTGATATTGTTCTAAAACAATTATCTAATGTTTCAACGGTCCATTCATTTATTTTACCGTTTACTGCTCTTTTGTATAATGTATTTAATTTCATACTATAAAGATAATATATTTTATTTAAAAATCTAGGTTAAAAGATTAAGGTTAAACTCCATCTTCAAATGTATAATCTTCACTCATGCGTGGTGTTATATTACCTCCGTAAGTTTCGTTGTAATATATTTCTGCTTCATCTTTTGATAATGTAAATCGATTAAAATGTCTTTCATTTATAAAATCAATAAAGTTATCAATCTGCTCCTTCTCCATTTGCTTGGCTTGTTCATAAACACTTTTGAACTTTTTAGTCATTTCAGATGCTTCAGCAACATAAAAAATATCTTTTATTTGCTCTTCCAACCATTCAACTGCGGTTTGTGTCTTCATTTTATTTTTATTGGATGTCCATCTACTAATGCTTCAACATGAAACTCACGTGTATCGTCTGTTATCTTATCTCTTAACACATCCATCTCACTTGCAGCGTCCCACAACGATTGTTCCCATTCTTTATGCTCTATGTTCTCACTGTTTTCATGAACATATTTCATCATATCTATTTCACTCATACCTTGTAGTTCAGGGTAGTCGTCAGTATCAATTACAAATGAGTCTCTAATAACATACGTTGTATATGACTCGGTCATTCTAATGTTTATTCTCATAACTTTCTATTGTTTTATCATTGTATGTTATTGTTACCTCCGTAAGTTTCGTTGTAGTATTGTTCTGCTGTTACATCATTACCGTAACCCCAATTAGTTTGGCCACTAAATCTGCCTTTTTGGTAAGCCCCTTTAATCTGCCACTTCTCCATATGCTTGGCTCTTTTCATTGCATCCATCATTAATAAATCTTGCATTGGTTTAGTGTCTAACGGACCAAGAATATCATTAAATTCTTTTATTAAAAATTCAACCGCAGTTTGCTTATTCATCTTGATTCTTTATCTAATTTAATTACCATAATTACAGCATTATAGATAAACAGAGTAATACCCATAAACACCCATATGTAATGACGGAATCCCCAATGCAATGTAGGGCCGTGAATAGCAGCTGGGCCATATAAGCATCCTTCTTGTTTATAATAGTTACCTCCATTACAGTACCAGTCTCCAAAGAACTCGGGAAAAGAATCAGGGATAAAAGACATGAACATTATTATACTAAACAGTAGGACTATCCTACCCATAATTTTAAAGTGTTTCATCTTGACCTCCGTAAGTTTCGTTGTAGTATTGTTCAGCATCTTTAGCACTTCCCCAATCTGAGCAGCCATATTTTACGGCATCCAATATCTGCTCCTTCTCCATTTCAAGTGCTTGCTTAATAATTTTTTCTTTAGCAATGGTGTATCCATTTTTTTCTAATGGGTTATATTTAATGTTTTCACATTGTTTAATATACCATTGTAGTGCGGTTTGTTTAGTATGATTCATATGTTTGTTTAAATATATCTGGTTTGCAAGGATAAAACTCTCCAGCTACACCTTTAATGATCCAATCCCCTTCTGTAGCTATATGTTGCCCTTCTAAGGTTGGAATGATACAAGTACATTTGCCATCTATTCTCTTCTCGATTGTAAGAGTGTGTGCCTTGCCTTGTGTGAATGATTGTACTGCTTCCCAGTTCGCTCTTGTGAACTGTACTGCTTCTATCACTATTGGTTTCTTTCTGTACTTTGCCATTGTTTTATTTATCGTCCTTTCTTTATGTTATCGTATACTACAACGTAGATCATTGTTACCATTAGTAATAGTATCCCTACTGCTGGCCATAGGAACATTGATACTGCGAACCCTAATAGTCCTAATAGGATTGCTGTTGTTATTAAGTGTGCCTTTGTGTTACTCATAACTTTCTATTGTTTGTTCTAATTGGTGAAACATTTGTTTGATGTGTTCCCCTATAAGTTGAGGTTCAGCGTCTTTAATAAACTCTAATGTGAGTGCAGTGTTGGACTTAAACCATTGAGGTGTTTTAGATTGTTGCTGGTGTCCTAATACTCCCTTATACTTTTTAAACGCAACATCATGCATTGTTACCATACAATCAAATCGTATTTCACAAAGTCGTCTTGTGTCAGCTTCCATTTCGGATACTGGTTTTATTTCAATTTCGTTATTCATAACTTATATTCTATTATCATCTTTCCATTCCCACCCTAAACACGCCTTCATCATTGTTCTATGAAACCAGTTAGGTTTGTATTCAAAGTAAACACACATTCCTGTCTTACCTCCTAAACAATAACAACCCACATATTTAGGAGATGGCTTAAATACAAATGATGCGTTGTTTTGAACTACATTATCAGCATATTCACTAACTTGTTGTTTGATATGCTCTGGTGTCTCATTCATTAGGCGTTCTACTGTTTTAGTTTTCATCTTCTAAGTTTATATTTGTTAATTCAATGAGTGCTTCTTTTTGAGTATCCACTTCATATCTTGTTGTTGGATAAAATTCTATACAATATACCCTAACATCCTCTGGCTCCAAACCTCCATTCATGTCATCTACCTCATATCGATATGTTCCTTCAAACTCATCCGGATACTTGCTATCATATGGAGTCCAATCAAGGTATTTCGCTTTTGGGTCTGTTCCTATTCCATAATACTCATCTAAACCTGCTTTAAGGTCCTCTTGTGTATAAGCAGTCATTATTGGCTTACCCCATTCTGATACTGCTACATATGTTACTCTTATATATGTTCTTACAGCCATCCTTGTTGTTTTAAAAATGCTAAAAATGATCTAAACTTTAATATATCCTCAGCCTCCATTTCATTTTCATTTATTAATGAGTTAATTGAGTCTGGGTTGTTTTCTGACACTCCCTTAAACCAAGCCATACTATCCCAGTGGTCTTCTACCCATGGTTTAATACGTTTGTCAGTGAATTTAATATCAATATGAACATGATATTCTGGGATAATTGCTTCATAACAGAATTTATCTGTTTCATACACAAATCCTTTAAAAAAAGTTACATCTTCTCTCTTTAATGGTTTTACTTCTTTTCTGAATGGGTGTAATATCGCTTCTAGTTCAGCATCTGGTTGTTCACGAACATACCATGTTCCATTTATTTGTATTCTATCTTCCATATTATTTGTTTTTAATGTGATGATTTTTTGATTTCATTAAGTAAAACATCAACTTGCTCGTCTATTAAACTAACACCGTGTAGTTCTTTCATCATTTGATAATCCTCAATATTGATTGATGTCTTAGCCTCTTTTTCACCATCGGTGATTACAATTTTAATTTGTAAATTTTCCATATTATATTCTTTTAACGTGATGATCTTTTGGTAATGTTAATTTATCGATTGGTCTAGATACCATTTTAATTAATATATCATCCATTTCAATTGGCTCCAAATCATTTCCATCTACTCCTACATCCATTGCCTTGCCAGCTGCCATTCTTAAATGTTTAGGTAAATGAACGTGTCCATGTAAGTGAACTGCCCCATCATTCATTCCATTCCAACTCGCTATAGGATAATGCATACAGATGAAACGAGCGTGTTCTTTTATCTTACCAGCAACCCACCATCTAACATCTAAATCTAAGTATTGATTTACTGAACTGAATATAGATTGGATATCGTCTCTGTTGTTTGAAATATGATGATCATGGTTTCCGAGTACTAAATGTATGTTTTGGCATACAATCCTATCTCTAAACTCTTTAATACTCTCAAAACCACCAAATGACCAATCACCTAAATGAATCAGGATATCATCTTGTTGAACATATTTGTTAATGTTAGATACTAATGTCTCATTCATTTTCTCTAATGAACTAAAGTCACGAGTCACAGCATCTGCATCAGTCCATCTTGTAGTCGCTCGACATATGTTAGCATGGTTGTAGTGAGTATCACTTGTAAACCATAATCCTTGGTGGGGTTTTAATTCTATTTTCATACTATAAAGATAATAAATCTTATTTAAAAGCCTAGGATAAAAAGTCTTAGTGTGAATCTCCTACATCATGTTTCTCTCCATAGATGAGATAGTCTGGGTTAATTACTTTAGCTACTTTTTCTCTTTGTCCACTTGTGTGTTTGATTACAATACCTTCATGTGGTACTTTAGTTCCTTCAATAAAGTTGTTGAATGTGAACTTATCTTGAATCTCTTGAGACCAAAGTCCAACATATAAAATAGGTACGTGAGGCAAATCAACACCGTCGATAAAGTCATTATGCTTACCAATCATTGTAAGATGAGTTAATTCACCACAAAAATATTTACCATTCCATACAACATCAAAACCAGCAAACTCTAACTCCTTCAATCCGTAGTCATAGTTCTTTTGAATACCAGGTCCGTATATCTCACCATATACTATTACTCCAGTTCCAACTTCAGTTGGTGTGTGATTCTTAACAAACGCCCACAACTTATCTTTGATTTGATACTTATCAGCTACCTCTCTCCAAACATCAGTTGAGTAGAAACCTTGTGTATCAGAACCTTTCTCAACGTTATGTGAACCATAAACATATTCATACTCAATCCACTCATCAGCTAATCGTAAGAATTTTTTACACTTATCCCAAAATGATAACTTATGTTTCTTAACAATACCATAACGAGCATTTGTACCATGTATCTTACGAGTAATTTGTACATAATCTTCTTCATTAAACATTCCATTCACATTTTTTATGTTGGGGAATTTATAATAAACCTGGAAATTAGGGTTGTCTTTATATTTAATCTTACGACCCCCTGCCACTTGTACTTGGCGTACTGGTGGTTCATACTTGAAGATACCTAACAATTCCATTACATCCTTACCTTCATTCCACTCCAATTTAGTGTATTTAGCAGATTGACGAGCGTATCTTAAAGGTATAATCAAACACTCACTGTAAACACCTCTTAACTTAACAGTACGCACACGTTGACCCTTACGTAAGTAATTGGTTACGTTCATTGCATCTGATAGCTCTACAGGAATAACTGCGTCTGTGGTTGCTACTACAACTAAGTCATCTACTTTGTATTCTCCTTTCTTGATAATACAATTCCATCCTCCGATAACACCTTGTTCGATATTATCTGCTCCTGGGATTGGGTTGATTTCGTTTATACGTGCTACATAGCACACTGAATTATTGTTTTCCATTTATTCGTCGTCTTCTGTTATTTCTTCGATTTCTAATGTTTCGCCATTCTTACCTGCATTATATGCTCTAACTAATAATTCTTTAATGCTCCAGGCATCACTCAAATCTCTAGCAATACTCATGTCTTCAGGTTCACCTCCAGCAAAGTTGACTGATTCTGTGCCTTCATTAGTAGTTAAAATTGTTTCAACTCCTGCATATTGTCCCCAATTTTCTTCATCTGGGTTGTGGATTACTGTAATTTTCATTTTGTTTGTTATTTTTATAATTTTATTTCAAAACGATTTTTCATTTGTTCTAATTTGTCTGCGGGTACACCATGTTCATTTACTCCACCGTGTCTATTTTCTACTATAAGGCAAGATGTTTGGTAATCATACTTCTCAGCTAATTCAAAATAAGCATCCATCTCCCACTCTTGTGTGAATGTGTTTGACACTACCACTGGCGAATGCTCATATCTCATTAGGAAATCAACCTCCTCTTGACACCAAGCATGAGCATCTTTGATTTTTGATGGTTCAAACTTGTAATTACCCTCACCGTCGACGAAAAACATATCAGCCTCTTTGTGTCGGTAATCTTTATCCCCGACTAACATTTTAGCTAATGTTGATTTACCCGATCCAGGTAATCCTCTTAATAATATTAATGTTTTCATATTGCGTATAATATTGTTGGGTTATCAGTATGAATATCAGGTGTATCACCTTGCAACTGCATATACTTAGTAAATTCAGCTCTATTGAATGGTTTAGTGATCATATGAAACCCATTCTTGGTAGGAAGAACATACATTAATTTAGTTACAGTTCTATCTATAGGTTCTACACTATTAATGATACGTTCAATTTTATTTACAACCTCTAAATCATTCATATCAATATCAATGATCCATGTCTTAGTTTCACTTGATTCACCATTGTTACGTCCAATTACAGTCTCAAAACTTGACTTAATACCACTGTGTTGGTTATTAGCAATTAATTCGGCATTATGTCTTAAGCATTCAAGTGCAACCTTACTCCACTTTCTTCTATTCAAATGAATATAAGCTCGAGCATTAAATGTATCACACAGTATTGTTATTTCATCCTTATTTTTATCAAACTTTTCTAATGAATCAATATTATAAGAACGAATAATTCTATTGTTTGAACCTAATTCAGGATTTTCTTTACTCCGCTGTATAATCTGGATGAAATAAAAATAATCATCCTCAAATTTCAACCTGTAGCGTATTTTCTCAAAATTATCAACCATATTAACCAAATGTTAATTTAATAATCATCCCAACAGCAGAGAATAATATTGTCATTACTCCAAATACAGCAGCTATTCCTACTATTAGATCAACCGCGTTACCATTTATTTTATTTTTCATAATTTTTTCTTATACTATAAAGATAATAAATTTAATTTAAAAGCCTAGGATAAAAAGTTAAGGATATTCTCCTAATCTGAACTCCTTATTTTCATAAACTAAAAATTGACCTGAGGTGTCAAATGTATCGATGAAATAATATCTACCGCCTGTCGATTTACCCTCAATATCAATCTTAGCGACATGAGTATGACCTACTACTTGGATATAATCTGTTTTCAAGAATGTACCTCGATTACCCGCTATTAATGATTGTGGGCGTATCCAAATCGGTGTTTGTGTTTTACTATCACCGTATGGATCAATTCCATAAAACATAAAACGATTAGGTTGATATTTCCAAATTGCGTTTACAAAATCAGCTATGTTGGTTACAGTATCTTGATCTGTAAATGGTTCATATTGGTTTTGATACACTAACCAGTCATGACCAATACCAGCATGTGTGAATAAGATATTATCAAGTTGATAACACATTTGCATATGGTGATCATTTTCTTGTAACATCTGTCTAATAGCTGGGGCTGCGCCTGCTTTATATCCTGAGTATGTCTCGCCGCCTGGGTAGTAATGAAAGTCATGGTTACCAATTAATAAAATAACTTCACACTCACCCTTCTCTTTAAAGTCAATAATCTCTTGAAAATTATGCATTTGCTCAGCAGGGCCTATATCAAAGCTATCAAAGTAGTCTCCGATAAAAATAACTCTATCTGCTTTTTCTTGAAACACGATCTCTTTCCAAATGTTACGACCGTGTGTGTCTCCTAATATAATTGTCTTGCTCATAATTTTTCTATTTCTTGTTTAACTTCTTGCCAATAAGTTACTTCGGCTTGTGAATCATTGTAAAATGACGCTACTTTTAATATCTCATCTACTGCTATCAAGGCACATTCTTTAGCTGTTTCATATTCTATTACGCTTCCGCCTTGAATCCAGTTAAACATTTTGTTTACTAATTGTTCTGCTTTTTCTTTTGGTGTCATATTACCCAGTTTGGTTTCTTATTTGGTATTTTTTTCCAATCTAATCCTTTAATTTTAATCTTATCATTAACATAAAAATTACGATATGATTCAATTGTACCACCTACTTTAAATTCATCTGGCATGCATAATGGTGGTTCTTTAAATGTATTGTTTGATATGTTAGGTATATTTTTTTCACACCATTCAAGCACATTTTGTGTAGCATGACGTTTACCATAACGTAATTCAAACTCTTTGCATATCTCTAGGCCATGTTTCACTAACCATTTATAGTGTTGTACTGATTGTCTAACCCATATTGTTGATGGATGATTCTTATGAGCACGTTTATATGGTGCTTCATTTCCTGTCTCCCAATGCGCTGTACAACACATTTGAGCTGATTCAATTTGCATTTTGCGAATGTGATCATCAGCTAACATTTGAGCGGCGATAACTGGATCTTCATGGATGTAAAATATATTCATAATTTTTATTTATACTATAAAGATAATAAAATTTATTTAAGAATCTAGGATTAAAAATTAGGGGGCAAAGCCCCCTAATCCAACACACAACATGGCTTGCCTCTTAGGCAACTTTACTGAGTTGTCTCTCAGTGTTTTTTAGGCGACGACGTGAAACCATATACATTGCATTTGCAACTTCTTGATTAACACTGCGACGACCTGACATAATATTAGACACGTGACTAATAGATTGATTACTCATCTTAGCAACTTTAGTTACATCTCCGTTGCGGCGACGTGCTGTAAAGAATGCTTGTTTAGCTGTTTTGTTCAACTGGCGATACTGGCGAGTTGTTTGTGTCGTAGACATTTTGTTCATAACTTTTTATTTATTTATTTGTTTTTAATTTACACTATAAAGATAATATAATTTTTTTGAAAAGCCAAACTATATTTAAAAAACTTTTTAGTGCGCCCTCCTGGGATCGAACCAGGCACCTACTGATTATGAGTCAGTTGCTCTAACCGAATGAGCTAAGGGCGCTAATGGAGCGTAGTGGAGCTGCAGACTCCTGAGGCTACTACGCATTTTATCCTCTTTAGCAAAAGCCATACTCTGGGACGCTGTTCTTATGGGTAGCGTAGCATGTACTTTAGTAGCCGGGGTGGGAATCGAACCCACACTGCTCTTTTGGGCAACAGGATTTTAAGTCCTGCGTGTCTACCTGTTTCACCACCCGGCCTACTTTAAATTATAATATATTCAATATTATTAATGTTTAAAGTTCTAATATTCTCTAACTTAACATTTCTATGTTCAATTTGCTTATCAACATTTTGTGATTGATAAACTTTTTTCTCAACTCTAAATTGTTTCAAATAGTTTTCAGTATCAATATCAACTTCCTTACCATTAATTTTATAAGTTGGTTTTTGTGAACTTTGTTCCTTAAATACTAAATAAACTTGACCTGTTGTATTATGTGTTGCTAAACAACCATTATACATATCATTAATTTTATTAGCATAAGTGGACTTAGCTTTAAAATCAGCTACTTTATCTTCTCTTAGTCGTTGATTATTTACACTATTAGCGTAATTATAATTAATTAAACCTGAGTATTTGTTTAATTTAGTGACTGTGTCTTTAGCATATTTGTTATCTGTCTTTTTTAAACGAGCATCTACTTCAGCTGTTAGTGAAACAAACATAGCTTGTTTACCATCTAGATCAGATAGTATTTGTAATAATTGATTTTTTGTGATTTGTTGTTGTGTTTTCATAACCTTTAAATTTTCTTATACTATAAAGATAATATATAAAAATCTAAAAGCCAAACTTTCTTTTACTTTTTTTCAGAAGCATATTTAACTCCCATTATAGTACCTACTATGCTGAATGAGTTAGTTAATAATATACCAAACATATTAGACCATGCTGAACTAAGAATTGTTGTGTCGTAGCCCATTACCATTGCAAATACAAACATCCCTGTGGTTACAATACCTACACCTAAAATAATATATAATGCTACTTTTACAATGCTATTTATTAATTCAAATTGAGTTTTTTTCTGCATTAGATCTAAATCACCCTCAGCTGCTAATTTAGCATTCTCAGCAATTCTTAATGCTTCACGTAGATCTTCATCCATTTTTTCATTCTCCTCTTTCCACTGTAGCAATTCTTTATTTTGGCATTCGATCTGTGCTTTAGAAGTTTCCATTTCTTCTAAAGAAGACTGTAGCTCCAACATCAATTTTTCATTTTGTTGTTGGGCTTCAGTAAGTTCATTGTTCTGAGTTTGGATACGTTTAGTTATTTCCAAACGCTTACGTCTACTATCTTTATCTCTATCAGCACATATCTTCAAATACTCTGTGAATTCAGTGTCATCCTCAGGGTCAATTAATTTCAGAATGTTACCCTCAAGACATATGTTCTTTGTCTTGTATACATTTAATAACTGCTCTTTTGTAACCTTTCCTACTATCATTATCTATATATTTTAAATGGGGCTGTTCTAGCTTCATACGCCTGGTAGTCTTTTCTAAATTCTTCCAATCGTGGTTCAATATCATCTGATTTAATGATCCAAAATTGGGCCCCGGCTTGAAGTGCTTTGGCTTGTTCTTCTGCTTCATTACTTGATGATATAATTCCAACTACTACATGGTTACCATACATAAAGTTAATTCGTCGAATTAATTCAATACCATCAAACGATGATCCTATGATATTTAAATCAACAAATACACATTTTGGTTTATCAGATATATCACCGGTATCAAACCATTTTTTAAATCGTTTTTCGGCTTCATCAGCACTGTTTATAGCTTCCAAAGACAAAGTTATGTCTAATAGGCTACAAGCATCTTCAAATACTAAGTGGAATAAATCCTCATCATCTACTAATAAAATAGATTCAATCATGTTCAAGTCAGTCATTTTTAATTTTAATTTTCATTTTAGTTCCTACATTGTTTCCTTCACAACTTAATTTAAAACCATGCTCCTCTAATATAGCAACGCATATATTCAAACCGAGTCCATTTTCATCACCTGTAACATTTGTTTTCTTTGAGTATTTTGTTAAATGTTTATCAAATTGTTTTTGTGTAAATCCTCGACCATTATCTTCGATTACTAAACTGTCGTTGTCAATATATATTTTGACTTTCTTTTCTTGGCTATCATTATATGATAATCCATTTTTAATTAAATTTTCAACTGCATTGCAAAATAAAATTTCATTTACTTCTAATTCTTCTAAGTCACTAATTTCAACCTGTGAGCTATATGAGTTTGGGGTAATGTAGTTTTGAAGCAAATCTTTTAGATTAACTTTGGTTTTATTCAATACAACATCTGATTTCACTAAGTTAGTAAATTCATAAACACTTTTATATACTCGCTGTGTATGGTTTAAACCTTCTTTAACCATTTTTAAAGCACCTTCTATTTTTAACTTTTGAATGTCTTCAGGTGTTAATCGTTTTTCAAGTGAACTAATACCTCTAGGCATGTATGTGTTTATACCTGAGTGCATGTCGTGGCGGATAATTCTCGCAGCGTGTTCTAAGTAACTATTCTTTTTAGATATGTCATTAAGTTGTTCTTCAATTTCTACGTCCTGTACTTGTATTTTCTTTCTTTGTAATACAACAGCAAGTATTAAACTAAATAATATTACTATACCAACAGCCCAATAGAGATATTTTTTTAATGTTTCTCTTTGCTTTTCTAAATCTGTTTTCTCAACTATTAAATCACCAGTTTCTAAAGTTAAACCAATGATGTTCTTTTCTTTTCCTAAGGCGTTAATTGTATTTTCTTTTGATTTAATTAATTCATCATTTCTAGTTGCTTGTGCTAATAATGAATCTCGCTCAGCCGTTAATTTATTAAGTTTATTATCAATTTGAACTAAAACATTCTTTAAATCCTCTTTAGGTAAATCAGTATATGACTTAGGCAATTCTGATAGGAATTGTACATCCTGAGCAATGTTGACTAAATCAGTTTCTGATAACTGTGTCATGTCAACAGGTTCAGGTTCTGGCTCTGGTTCTGGTTCAATCCAAGTAGTAACAATTTCTTGAATACCCATAGCGGCCAATGTCGCTGTATCGCTATCAATCCAAGTTGTTTCTATGTTATCTACTAGAGTGTCTTTATAATTTATCTCTTGGGAGTATAAATTTATAGATACAAGTAAGACTATAAGTAATGATATTATTTTTTTCATTTTTTCTTTTCTTCTTGTTTTATCATTAACTTCATTATATTTTTAGTCTTCCAAATTGCCTTCTCGTATAATTCAATCTCAGTATTAAAATCTTTAAACCCAATCTCTTTATAATAATCTAAAGTAGGGTAGTATCTATCAAAATATAAATCTTGTAGTCTTTTAAACTCGGCATATTGTTTATCTGACATTAATTCTAATTCAATTTTTTCACCGTATTCTGTACTATACATTCTATAACGACTTAAATCTAAAAAGAATACACTGTTATAAGGAGGTATGGTATAAAGTAAACATGGACCTATAGCTCGTTCTCTGATAACCATATTAAATTCGTCAGCCCACTTATATGTTGTGTCTGCAATATATTGTATACTATCAATAACAGTATTAACTCTATTATTTATCCTATTTAAACTATCAATTGTTTTATTTAGAGCGAGTATTTTTTTATTCTGGTCTCGGATAATTCTTTTTTGGGTTTCAATTGCTTTATTAATACCAAAAGATTGTTTAATAGTTAGAATAACAACTGAGTCACCTCTGAATATAGTTTGGATAGGGTATTTAGTTTGGCTAAATCCTAGTGATGATATTAATAAGAAACTTAATAGTAATAGTGTTCTCATTTTATTTTAATTTTCATTTTGGTTCCAACCTCATTTTTTTCACATGTAATATCAAAACCATGCTCTTTTAAAATTGCAACACATATATTTAAACCTAAACCAGTACCTGCTTCTTTTTGTCCTTCTTTACGAGTGTAAGGTCTAGATAAATAATTAAAATCTTCTTGAGTTATTCCTCTACCATTATCTTGAATAGCAAGAGTAGAATCATCCTCCATAAATATAGTTACTATTTTAGTATCTGAGTCGTTGTATTTTAACCCATTGCGAATTAGGTTATCTACAGCTGTACAAAATAATGCTTCATTGACTTCTACAGTAGATAAATCTTTGATTATTACTTGACTTTTATATGAAGTTGATGCTAGATATGAGTTTAATATTTGTTTTAAATCATATAACTCTTTATCTAACACAACATCTTTTTTAACCAAATTGGTAAACTCATAAACACCTTTATAAACTTTTTGAGCATGAGTTAGCCCCTCTTTAATCATCTTAAGAGGAGCTTCTATTTTTAACTTTTGAATATCTTCTGGTTTGAGTCTTCTTTCTAATGAACTAATACCTCTTGGTATGTAAGTGTTTATACCTGAGTGCATGTCGTGCCTAAGAATTTTAGCAGCGTGTTCTAGATATGTATTCTTTCTATTTAACTCAACAGACTGCTCCATAAGCGCAGTGACGTCCTGTCTAATAGATGAGAATCCTTTTAGTTTTCCACATTTATTAAAACGGGCTCTAATATAAGTGTCTACCCAATAATGTTTACCCTCTTTAGTTACATTACATACAATATCATTCCACACTTCACCCTTCAACACAGTCTCATACATCTTACCCCAATAGCCATCTGGTTGCGTCCCGGAATTGACTATAGAATGATCTTTACCTCTAACCTCATCTAATGTCCACCCAGAAACCTTCTCAAACTTATCATTAACATAGATTATCTTACCACGCTCATCAGTTATAGAGATGATGGCAGCTTTATCAATAAATTTATCAGCTTCATTTATCTCTGAGCTGAATAATATTTTGTAGAAATAAGTGACTATGTTTTTTAAATAACCCATGTTAGTATTTCTATTGTTTATTTTTCTAATTGCACTTCTTTGCCGTTGTATGGGATGCCTTCACCATCCTTAATAGTGATAGACGGATACATTCTCGTTAAGTTGGTAATTAGCTTATTTATGACTTCTAGTTTTTTATACTCACTATCCAACCCTGCAACCTTAGTATAGTCTAAAGATGGATTGATAGTGCCTTCTTGAAATTCTAATAAACGAGTGATAACAGTTTTAAATGACCTTGGTTCGTAGGGATTGACTGTATCAATTTCTAGATCAACATTAGATTTTAACTGGGCTTCGTATTGCTTTTTAGCTAAAATATAATCCTCCTCTACAGTTTTAAAATTTGATTTTATTTGAAGTATATCCTTACTTATTTCTGATTCAGTTAAGATTCTAATATTATTTGCTTCATTTGATTGTTCAAAAGAACCTAATTCTATATCAATAAAATTAAAGTATATTATATCTTTATAAGTATTTTTAGGAAAATTTCCACTATTAAGATTAATTATAACTTTAAATTGCACTTGCCATCTAGAACCTTTATATTTATTTATAAATTTTCTAAAAGTATCTGTAATCCAACCTTGTTTAAAAGAAATTTCAATTATTCCATTCTCACCAATTCTAAAATCTTGTGATAATATATTCTCAGATGAGTCTATTACTGCACTCCCACTAGCGGCGGTTAATGATACCTCAACAGTTCCATCTCCATCTTTATTAACAGGTATTAATTCTAAACTACTTGAGTCCTCAGGAGTAAAATCTGGGTTTAGGTATACTAATCGGGAAGTTAATGTATTTCTGTATTTTTTCTCCTCAGCCATCATTTCAATAAGTTATAGTACTCGTTAAAATGCTTAATACGATCAGGTAAACCAATTGTACCACCGTTTACTCGTTTAGTGACTGCTGTGACAGTTGCTTCATCAGCTCCTTTATCACATATTGACCATAATTTATTTGAATCGAAGAAAAATGCTGCTGATGCTAATGGGTATTTGGTTGCTACTAGATCGGGGTTGGCGACTGTATCTTCTCCTATAAATTTAGCAAAATTGGTGTAGTTAGATTTACCAGTTAATTGGATATAACCACGTCCACGATATTTATATCCTTCACCTGTTGATTCATCTCCATTACCCATTCTTGCTCCATAAACACGAGAAGCAATTTTTTCTGGGTTGCGAGCATATGAAGCAGCTAGATCGCCTGGGAAGTATTTTCCGAATATCTTCTTTAAACCATCAGCTGAGTAGTTTAAATTCTCATTAATGAATTTGAATCCACCTGATTCATGTCCACATTGTGCTAAGAAATGAGCTAGACGTAATGGATTTGTAATGTTGAATTTAGCTGCTGTATCTGGGATTTGGGCTATTACAGCATCAGGGATATGTCCCTTTAAAGCATCTAGTTTGAATGAACTTGGCGGGATAGCTACAGTTGCAACAGGGGTTGGAGCTGCTGCTCCAAACATTTTACCCCATGTACCGTCTCCTACAATACCGTCAGCTGCTAATCCATTTGCTGCTTGCCATTCTTTGACTTTAGTTTCAGTCATAGGACCAAAATTACCGTCTGCGTTTAATCCTAATTTTGCTTGAAGTTGTTTAACTTCTTCTCCTTTTGATCCGTTTTTTAGTAACATATTTTTAGTAATAAAGTGTTACTAATAAATATTAAAAAGGAGTGTCACTTTCATCCTCTATAGAAGAAAGAGGAGAAGATTTAATTGATGGATTAAAATACTCTTTTAAAAACGACTCAGGATATGTCATTACATCACCTGTGTATTTAGGGTTAGATACTTTTTTCTTCTCCCATCTAACACCATCTTGTAGGGCACGAATATATACTTCCTTACCTAAGTGCCCACCTGCTGCTTTACCTAAGTATTCATACAGTGACATCATTTTATCCATTGATCACCTCCTCTATTGGTTTCCAATCTACTTCAGATCCTTCTTCACTAAAGTTACCTGTAGGCATAGCTAAGAAGATTTGATCCTGTTCATTTTTTCCAATCGCAATGAATCCAAATCCTTCACAAATGTAAGGAATCATATGATTAGTGGGTAATTCGGATACTATTTGATCAATATCAAAATCCCATCCCATTTCCGAGTCATTCATTTCGACCCATTGTTTACTAAATTCTGCCATTATTTTACCATTATTAAATTATAAATCCAAGATATATCATTATATTCTATCATTAAAAATGAATCACCAACATCGTTCCTAAGTAGATAAACCCTACATCGCTCCCCATCTTTATCATATGCCATCCAACATGCTGTATCATCATCATTTAATTCATTTACATCTAAGTAGAGATGATACTGTTGGTGTACTTTAGAATGAACATTAATTTCAGCAGCATCTATTTTAACTAGAATATCGCTTGTGACCTGAGGTGCATCCCAGTCAAATGTTCCTACTGTGTTTTTAATTCCGATTGCTACTGTGTTTGATTTGGCAAATACAGGTTGTGAGAATGCTATTAGTGAGCATACACATATTAGTAGTGTAACTAATATTTTTTTCATGGTTTATTTGTTTTTAGTTTATTACATTCACAATCAACAATCTCTTCATCCATTCCAAGACAAAAAGCAATATCGCCAATTTGTGGTTTATGATTAGTATAATACATAACTCCGTTCTCAGTTACTACTTCCCACTTCATATTAATACTTTTATCCACATTTCTTTCTACAGTTACAACTTTAATAGGCCATGCCTTAGTAGTATCTGTTGGTATAATTGGGTCTGGTTTCACTATAATAGTGTCAACATGAGGAATAATTATTGGTTGTGGAGTTGATCCTTCACACGCCATTAATCCTACAAGTGGTAACATTAAAAATAACTTTTTCATCTTGGTTGGACTTTTATTTGTTCTGCTTCTTTTTTACTTATTGGAAATGCTAAGCCTGATCCTATAGCTACTAACAGTGAATCATCATTGACATGACATACTTTGATTTCACCCCCAGTCGCAAACCTAGAGTCTACTGTTTCAATAATATTGTAGACTCTAGGATATACTTTAACTTCACTTAAATTCATTAACAATATTTTTTACAGATATTCTCAATTAATTCTAACTCTTCATTACTTATAGAATGGAATTTAGGAGCTAATTTGATCAATTTAATAACAAATTCTTCTTCTAATCTAGATAATTTATGTCCATCAAATCCTAAAACAACAGATTGTGATTTAAATTTATCTAAATAACCATCATCATCTAACCACATAATCATTTGTTCTATGTCTCGGTCATGCATTGCTTCATAGACATCATCTAAGTCTATATCTACATCAACAGTAATATCTCTCATAGTTTTTATTATTTAAGAATTTTTTTAATTTGAATATTAATCCTACGACGCAAACACTTCATTGAAGTAACAAAATCAGGTGTACCTTCTTCTCTTAATTCACCAAATATTTTCTTTAAAGCGACTCTAATTTTAGGATGAGATTTAACTAATTCAAAGAATTTGTCAATATGTGATTGAGATATAGAACTCCATTTACCACCTTCAAAAGTAGTTAATGTTACTCGAGTGTCATTAATTGTATCAAATAAATACACAGTAATTGTTTTGTCCCATGTATCTGGTACTAATTGCAACTCGTGGTTGTTTTCAAGAGTAATTGATTTATTCATAACCTTTATTTAAATTTTAATTTATACTATAAAGATAATATATAAAAATCTAAAAGCCAAACTTTTTTAAAATCTTTAATAAAATTCTACCTGAAGTTCTTCATATGCCTTTTGGTATGCAAAACTTTTTCTCATTTTATCTTCAGTAATATACTTATTTGCTAGGTTAATCATGTCTTTACCTATACCTTTAGTGTGAGCTTCCCAAAGTAACTCTTCAATCAATTCGTCATTAGTCATAAATGTGTTAATTTTAAGTAAGCATTTACTGGGGGTCTAAATTGAGTAATCTCAAAATCATTAGGGTCCAATTTAAATCCCTCAGTATTATAATCAAAACCTTCATGTTCATGAAATAGCATATTCTTACATCCTCGTTCTAATATACTTTCATAAAAATCTCTTTGTCCTTCTTCAGTTTCATACATCATTGTATTTTGAGTATAGATGAATGATGTTGATAAATCTTGTAATACATCTAAACCACTAAAGTCTTTTATATAGCATGTATAATAAGTTAGGTTTTTAAAATCATCAACCCAATTTATCTGATCATAAGGAGCTATATCAATGCCTATTAAATCATATTTACCATTAAAAGGTATAAAATCTCTACCTGAAGCGCATCCTATATTTACTATCTGAGTAATGTATGAGGGCAATTGTTGTTCAATATCATATAAGAACTTTTCAGGTTTATGTAACCATTCGTAATTAGCTCTAAAATAATGACTCCAATGGAACCAATGACTATACTCCTCCATTATTTATTATGGTCTATTTTTAGATTTTTTAGTCTTAATTTTCCTCATAATGATAAATCCTCTTAGTAAGTAAAACAAATGTTTACTTAATGCAAATTGGACAACAGTCATTCCTAAAGCTATTAATCCCATTAATATCCCAAACAGTATAGATACAGATATAACATCTATAGATACTACCCATAATATAAACACATACATAAACCCCATTAACCATATAGATAAAAATAAAAACGGGAAGTGTTTCATTATGGTGTATTTGCTATAAATACACCTAATTTAAATTCTCGCTATTTTCTTCTATATTTAATTCAATAGATAAAAAACCACAAATCATTTCTAATCCTCCCCAATCTGTTTTAACTAAAGTAATTAAAGAATCATCTGGTAGTTTAAGAATATATTCTAACAAACTAAATGTTGTCTTCATTATATTTTAGAGCAGGGTGGTAATTTAATAGATCGCGTTCTTTTTTCTTGTTGGGTCTAGGACTACGTTTACGTTTATTTTCTAAAACTTGAATATAAGATTTTAGACAATCGTAATTTTGTAATGCACTGTTTTTACTCATAACTTTATTTTTATTTATTTATTTACCTTGTTTGTTGTAAGGTTTAGTATAGTTTTTACTATTCTTATTCTTACTTTGTTTTTTCTTACTATGTACGCCTGGTCTTTTTTTTCTTGGTTTAGCGATAAATGTTCTAGTCGCTGATTGTTTTGCTTTTGCCATTTTTCTTAGGTGTGGTTTTAGGTGTTGGTGTTGGTGTTTCTTTTAACTTATTTATAGCTTGTACTATTTTAGTACAATCTTCATATAATTCATGTTCAATGTAATACTTTAAATTTTCTTCTAATGTATCAACAAAGTGTTTTTTTTCTAAAGTAATGTCATATGTAGCATTTTCTTCCAAACAGCTAACTGATAATACATGAATATGTTTCTTTTTAGTAGTTATGTTGTTTAAAATAGTTGTTACAATTGCTTGGGCTATCCTGAAGTCCTTATCATTTATCATCTTCTGGAACTCCTCACTATTATTAAGGGTAAATTCTGTAGCCATAATTAAAATAGGTTTAAAAAATCAGGATTAATTTCTTTAGATTTCAATTGATTAGCTACTTCATCTTGTTTTAACATTTTAGTAGCCAATTTTTCTAAATGCTGTGATTTAGCTTTATTGTAATCTTTAGTTATTTTATCATGATTTTTATTTTTCATGTTTATAAATATTTTTAAAGTTTTGAAACCAACGAGTATGGGTCATCGTTTTCACTTTCATTAGAATCATATAATCCTAATTCTTTCAGTCTTTGAACTTGATAATCATCTAATTCCATATTCACTGCTTCACTTGTTTCATTTAGCGGTTTATGATCTTCTAACTGTTGAAGATCCTTATCAGTAAATACATCTCCATAATATAAAAAGAAACAATTATAACATAACATTTCTAAATTATCTAATTTATAATGTTGTTTGTTTCCATCTTTAAAATAGAGTAAAATAGGCATTTTGTAATCTATAACTCTACGCTCATGGAACCCACATTTAGAACATTCTTCTTTTATATACCCTTCTTCTAATAAACGGTATTTTATTTTCTGTGGATTAAAATGAGAAGGATCTATTCGCCCTTCAATCACATCTAATAGGGCTGGATCTTTTTTACCGTTATTTAAAAATTTAGGAATGCCTTTTCCTGATTGGTTTTTATGTTTTTCAAATAAAGATATTCCTCCTTCTTCATCTTTATATAACTTCGCCCAACCCTTATAATGTATATAACTTACATTAAGATATCTAGCAGCAGCTCTATTTGACTTGGTTTTACCCATAGCTGCTATTATCTGTTCTTTACTTAATGGTTTTGGTAAAGGCATTATTCTATAATATCAATAAGATCATCTAAATTGAGGTTATGTTTAGTATCAGCCATTTCCTCTTCCTCTTGATCTTCCTCATCAAAATCAACTATATCTATTTTAGAAGAAGGGTCAGTTGTTTTTCTAAAATTATTCTCCATTTCTTCTAATTTGCGATACTCTTCTCTATCGACTGCGAATGTTTCAGTCCACGTATGATCTCCTTCTCCCATCTGTACAGTTACAGCTGCTTTTTTCTCTACTGTAGAGTGTTGAACACATGTTTGAGTATTAGGTAAAATCTCTATTCGTTTTGGATTAATTTCCTCCCCACACACTGAGCATTTTCTCATAATCATTGTTTGTTTAATTGTTTGTCTAATTTTGTCATAAAATTCCATAGACTACTAGTCGTAGAGAATTTCATTGTTTGGGTTTCACCTGTTGGTAATTCAATATCTATACTGTTAGGTACACCATTTTCGTCTTTACCTTCATATACATACCAAAGGATTAATTCAGTTTTCCATAATCCAAAATGTAATAAAAGTAAATTCTCAATTATTTTATAGTAATCTTCTTCATATCGGAAGATTTCTATATTGAATTCAGTAAATAAAGCTGTTGAGCTATGGAACTTATATTCTAAAGTATCTACAATACTCATGAATAGTTCTTTTATTTTTTTCTCTTTGCTTTTATTACTTTCCTCAAATTTTAGTTTTTGTCCAAAGTTTTTCAAATCCATTTATTTTAGATTTTTAATACCAACCCCATATATATCGAAGAATTTTTCTCTTGTAAGATTTTTTCTCCCTAAGAAATAATGAACAGCTGTCTCTAAATCTTTAGCTTGAATCTTATCAATAATTTCCTTATTGGGATCTTGTTTGCTATAAAAGTAATATGTTAGCATTTTTTATTGTAAATATAATAAGTATATAGTAAAATCCAAGCTTATTAAGATATTTTTATAAGTTGGTTTTGGTACTCTTGAAGGTTTATAATATTGATTGTAAATATATCTAACTCAAATAATCCAACCTCACCACTACCTTTAATTATATCTGGTATTTGGTGTAGGAAATAAAATGATTGTTGAGTGAATTTATTAGCATCAAAATGTACAATAATATCATTTTCACCCTCAGGGTCATTATATTGTTTAGTTAATACTCTCTTCTGTAGATCAAATGATGTAGATTCTTGAAATGCTTCTATATAATCTTGTGATCGACCAATTTGGAATACTTCATCTACATATATTCTATCACACATTGGCTCTAGAATTTCAAGTAATTGTAAATTACAGTTGTCAACTACAAACGCAATGTTATACTTTGGCGGCACAATAGGTTCCATTAAGTCAGTATGTCTAACATTTGAACCCCACTTGCGAATAAATTCTTTAGTTGAGTTATTCATTTCTTTCTGCCAAGCTAAATGACGCTCAGTATCACCATCAAAACTGCCTGCTCCTCTACCTGTTAAATGATATACTAATGAGTTCCAAGGTTGAATAAACTCAAATTCAGCTAATTTCATTCTATTGAATATGTCTGAGTCCTCACGGCATGATTTTAAGATTGGGTCATGACCTCCTATTTCAAGGTATTCTTTCTTATACATCATCCATGGGGCAAAAATACCATTTGTAGTTTTAGTTTCGTCTAATTGTGACTCAACATATGAATTAAATTCTTCTTCCTTAAATTCTTCAGGCCACATCCCAAAATCTGATATTATTTTCTCACCATTATTAGGATGTATAGGTGGTTCTACTCTTGTAGAACATACTACTGTCTTAGATTTTAAGTGGTTATAAGCGTTTATATCGGCGTTTTTACCTAACATCATATCAGCATGGAATATTATAAAAATATCCGTTTTAGAGTGCTCTATACAAAAATCATATGCTTTACCTATACCAAACAAACTCTCACCTAAATTAGGATTAACAAAATAGCTTAAGTTATATTTGTCTTTAACTTGTTCTAACCATTTAACTGTTCCATCTTCATCAGAGTCAACAAAAATAATTATATCATGATCATCACGATAAGAATTTTTTCTAATTGATGGGATACATGTTTTAAGGTATCTTAGGTTTGATTTGCTAGGAATGCAAAATGTTATTTTTTCCATATGTTGTTTATTAAATTATAAAATGTTTGTAAAGATTGTTCATTAATAGGTTTTAGATAATCTATATTATAATGAACAAATTTATTATACAAAGCATTACTTAAATATTTTCTATTTTCTTGAACTATTATTCCTTTCATCACATATTGAGTTACATTAACCTTTTTACCTATTTCTAAAGCTAATGTATCTTCTCTACCATATCCTTTTGTATTACCAGGAAATGGAATTTGTTTAACAAACGAGTCACTTAAAATAGTAAACCAACCTCCTGCAAATTTAATGTTTTTATTAGGTATTAACCCTATACTTCTATCATATTGGAGTAGTTTAGTATTAAAACTATCAAATGTGTCTACATCAATATCACTACTAGGAACAGCTGATATTACATCCCATGATGTGTCCCAAAATTTATATATTTGAGGACTTATTATATAATCTGGCTCAGTAATAGTGTCTAAAGTAGATTCTAATCCATATAGTATAAGATCATCTAAAATTAGATCTACATCTTGCCACCAAAATGCATCATATCCTTCTAGCTTAGTATTGGCTATTCTTTTTTCTAGATAACCATGATACTCTTGCTTGTATGTTATTTCTTCTTCTAAATTAGTTACCCAGTCAAGTTTTGTATTTATATGTTTAAATCTTTCTACAAAATACTCTTTAGGCAAAGATGATTTATCCCAATCAATTATTTTATCATTTAAATTTAAAATAACATTAGCATCTATCTGTAAGTTAGTTATAAATTTAGAGGCTACTTTTAATTGATTTATAGTAAATTCATAGTCATCTATTTCCTTAGGGAATATATGAATTGTTAAATGAATTTTTTTCATAATGTAAGCAGTTTTAAAATTAATTCATTTTTCTTATCAGGAGTAGTTTCTAACTCATCATATGACGCTTGTTTAAAATCACAATACTCTCTACAAATTTCTGAGCCGTGGAGTGATTTTAATCTGTCTCCCCATTTTGTATGGTGAGTTGTCATAGCATGTATTTCTTCATTACTCCATTCAAATATTGTATTCATTTCATATCCGTTTGAAGTTCCATTGTCACCATATCCTACTACTATCACTTTATCAAATCCCATAAACCATAGCAATTGAAATAATATTCCTGATACATTTCCTCCTGATATTAACTCATATGGGTTAGTACCATATTTAGTTAAACTTTCAGGTATTGTTGGGCTTAATATAGGCCAAGACTCACCTTGTTCATTTCTATATTCAATGCATAGGTGAGTATGAGGAGTAGTTTTGCAATATTCTTCTCCATGATGTTTTGATAATTGACCTGTTGTGAATGAATAATTGTAAATTGGAAATTCATTGCAAGCTATTATCTTAATTAAATTAGGATTTTGTTGTAGTATTTCTTTTTTACCTTGAATCCATATTGGATTTTTATCATATGTAAATCCTGATTGGTTTTCTAATAATTTACCTCCTGTAAATTTAAATAGACAGAATTCTTTGTCTTCAAAATACTCTCTAGCAATAGAATTATCAGCAGTTATATATAAATCACAGTTAGGATAGTCTTTTATATTATGATTAACAGTAATAGTAAAGTTATTATTAATGATAGTTTGAATATCATCAACCTGTTTGACAGATGGACCTCCTAAAATACAAAATGCTGTATTACCTTTAGCTATGTCTTTCCAGTTATGGTTTATATAACTCATTATCCGTTATTAGCTAATTTTTTAGATAGTTCATTTATAGTATTATCATCATTTGTAATACGTTTAAATACTTCTCTTGTTTCTTTAGGAGCATGAGTAAAAGCTATACGTAATATATCCATCCAGTTTACATTATTATTTCCTCTTACTTTTTGAATTTCATCAATTATTTCTAAATCAGTCATGTTATTGTTTTTTAATATATTTTAATTCATCAACTTGTTCAAATCCATTATTCATAACCATTTTAATAGAGGCTATATTCTCTGATTTAATCTCAGCTACAAACTCACCTTTTTTACCTTGTAAATAAATTTCTAATATTTTAGTGCCATATCCTTTTCCTCTTTGGTTTGGAGCAATACTCCAAGATAGAATATACTTATCTGTATCTAAAACATCTGATCTAATAGATCCTACAGGAATAAAATTAGTTTCTAGAATATAGATTTTTCTTTTTTCATTAGATAAACTATCTGTGAACCATTGTTTATGAGTTGATTCTGATATTTCTTCTGTAGTGAATGAGTTTTCTCTAGTGGAAGGATCATTTCTCCAATCAAGGAGAGTTTTCCAATCATTAAATGTTGCCTCTCTTAATATCATATAAAATCATCGTATTTATATTCTTTAGTAGCGACTATACCTAACAATGATTCAAACTCACTAGCGGGCGTACATCCTTCTAAAAAAGGTCTTTTAGTTGTAATATTATCTATAGTTAAAATCTCTCCAGGTTTAATATCTGTTTTAGCTACTACCGAACGCATTGCTTGTTTGAATGCTTGTTCTGAGTCTGATATTCCATTTGATGTTTGTTTCGAAATAGATTTTTCAGCAAATATAATATTTTGAATCATCTCTTTTAATTCGTTTGGTTCTAAAGCAAATGGATGATCAGGTCCAGGTAAATGTTTACTTAAAGTAAAATGTTTTTCAATTATTGTTGCTCCGGCAGCTACTGCTAAAGCAGGTGTTAAAGTACTTTCAGTATGATCAGATAAACCCCAACTGTATCTTGTATCTTGGGCTAATTGTCTAACAATTCCTACCCCAGCATCTTCAATTGGAGTTGGGTAAGCATTATTAGCATACATAAAACTTAAATGGTTTCCATATTTGTTAGCTATGTCAAATATTTTACCTAAATAATTCATTTCAAATCCAATACCTAAAGATATAACTAAAGGTAATTTAGATGAAGCTACCATGTCAACAAATCTAAAATCTGTAGATTCAAACCCAGCTATTTTTAATCGTTTAACTCCTAAGTTAACTAACTCATCAACTGCATTTTCATCAAATGGGGTGGACATAAACTCAATACCTATCTCATCACAGTATTGCTTTAGATCTTTTTGCCACTCACGAGGCAATTCAATATCTTTAATAAGTTGATTTATATTTTTATACCCAGCAAAATTAGGAGTATTTTTACTATAAAGAGTTTCTGATGAGTATGTTTGAAATTTAACAGCTTGGGCTCCTGATTCTTTAGCTACGTCTATCAGTTTTAGGGCTTGATTAAAATTTTTATTATGATTAGCTCCTGCCTCTGCTATTACAAATGTTTTCATATTAAGTGTTTTAATAACTTACTTGCTTCTTCAAAATTATTCATACATTGAGTTTTATTCACAACATTATCTACAAAATAAAATATTTCATTAATGTACATACTATTATCTAAAACAAATTCTGTTCTTCTTAATCTATTATCTTTCAACACATCATAATATCTTAAATAATCTTCAGATAGATAATTTAAATGAAAATCAGCTACAGTACCATTTTTAAATTTAATAGTACCTGTAGTTAAATCTTCTGTATCATTTGTTATGTTAGTAAGTTTTCTATGAAGATAAGAAATGTCTTCTATTTCTCCAAACTTAAAGTAAAGATAGTCTAACTCATGTATAGCATCTAATAATATTCCTCCTCCTAAATGTTTGTTGGCACTATATGATTTTAAATGGTCAGTCATAGGTCTCCATTTTTTAAGATCATACCCAAAATAAACATTAATATATTTACTTTCAGGATCAATTTGTTGCACTTCAGGAGTAAATCTTAGATTACAACCAACCATTGTGATTAGATTTTTTTCTTTTACTATTTTTAATAGTTCATCTAATCCTTCATTTGATGTGTAAAATGGTTTTTCACAGAATATAGGTATATTATGATTAGCTAATTTTAAGCAATGTTCTATATGATTTATGTTTGGAGTGCAAACTAAACCCATATCAAACCCTTCACTTAATATATTATCTATATTGTCTATCTCATCAATATCAACTATACGAGTTTTAACTCCAAATTTATTTAAGTTTGTTGAGTGTCTTTTACCTATAGAACCACCTCCAATTACAATCGCTTTCATTTATTTAAATATAATTTTTCAGCTACTTCAAATTGCCACGGCCAATCAATATCAAAACATTCTATTTCATCCATTACAAAGAAGTTTGGATTACCAGGTGCTTTAAATGTACCCATGTATATTCCATTACTAACATCTTCAGTTGAACCAGCATATAATGAATGAGCTGCTTCATAACATGTTTCTACAAATTTAGTTTCTAATGTAGCTAAGTATTTATCTTCTCCAAAGAAACGATTTAACATAGCACCTTCCTTATTAAACAAAAATGTTTTCTTTTCAAACACTCCAAATAATCCATTTGAATCTACTTCTAAAAAACGTTTAACAAAATTATCTATTGTTTCTATTTTTAATAAAGGATTACAAGCATTGATAATCACAAAATATTTAAATGGAAGTTTATCATGCCATTCAAATACTTTCTGTAATGTAATTGGCTCTTGAGTTGACTCTTCACTTCTAATAAAATAATTTATATTATACTTTTCAGCAATATCTATTAGCTCTTGATCC